AATTGGCATGGACCGAATTGAAAATCGTTTTGCGCCATCCACACTTTTTGCTGTTATGTCAACATCCTATGGCTCCGTTATGATGACAACGGATGGAATTTTAAACTGGTATTTCTTACAGCATTATTACAGAAATGCTGTAAGTGTAGGTGTACTCCCCGGCTCAATATCCGCAACAGGTGGAACAATAGTTACATCTGGATTTAAATATCATGTTTTCACAGCTTCAAGTAATTTTGTTGTATCGTCCGGAACTGGAACTGTAAATTATTTAGTTGTAGGTGGTGGTGGTGGAGGTGGTGATCGTCACGGTGGCGGTGGGGGTGGCGGAGGTGTTCTAGCAGGAACTTGGAGTGTCTCAGCAGGTACATATACGGTTACAGTTGGTCTGGGTGGAGGCGGAGGTTACTATGAAACAGCAAATAGTTCTCCTCAAGGATCTGGTATTAAAGGAGGTAATTCATCTTTATCGGGAACAGGTGTTTCTGTTACTGCTAATGGAGGAGGTGGTGGTGGTACTTATGATGGAAATCCCACTGGAACAGTTGGTTCGGGTGGAGGTGGTGGAGGTAATGGTTTTGGAGGAGTGGCAGGCACAGTAGGTCAAGGAAACTCGGGTGGTTCTGGACTACAACCAGGTGGAGGTGGTGGTGGTGGAGCAGGAGGAGTTGGAGTAAATGCTAATACAGGTACAGGTGGTATCGGAACAACTTCCTATAGTACTCATTTACTGGCTGTTGGATATGGAACAACATTTGCAGTGCCTACTGCTCCTAACGCAGTTATATCGGGTGGTGTTGCATATATTGCTGCAGGCGGAGGTGGCGCTGCTGGTTCAGGATCTGGACCTGGTGGTTCTGGTGGTTTAGGTGGCGGTGGTCGCGGTGATTGGAATAATTCTTTCATAACAGCTGGAACAAATAATACAGGTGGCGGTGGTGGAGGTGCTCGTTCAGAAGATGGAACATCACGAGGTTTTGATGGTGGTTCAGGTTTAGTGCTTTTATGGTATTAATATCCGCGTCCACCAGCACAGAGAAATTTATATCGCGATAGCAGAAGAATGGGAATTACTGCTGGACCCTACACGACAGAAGAGGGATTTACAATTCCCACCGTATATTTGAGCATTGATTGTTTTCGTCTTTTAAAAGCACTCGGCTCTTCTGATTTCGGAACACTTTTCGTTGTGAATGCTTACCGGAGCCGCGAAGATAAGTTGGCGGGCCGCCAAGCACTTCGCATGCCTGCGTATTTGACGAATGTTGAAATGTTCTTGTCTCCTGACGATTTTTACAAGCAGACTCTATACGGCTATGCCTATGATAGAATCAAGACTGTCTGGACGGCGGCAGGATTTACAGTCACTGACATTATTGAAAATGGACAGGCTACTCCCACAACATATATTTACGATGCTTCTGGATTTAGTTTCCTTGGCTTCAATCACTTAGGCTGGGATGAAGAAGGCTATGGAACGGATGGATTTAATGCTAGTGGATATGACCGTGAAGCATATGACCGCAATGGCTATAACGCAGCGGGTTATAATCGCGCAGGGTTTAATCCTGAAGGCTTTAATGTGGATGGCTATGATATGATGGGTCTAAATGCGGCTGGATGGGATAAAGATGGATATGACCGTAATGGTTATAATGCTGCCGGCTTTAATCGCGGAGGGTATGATAAAGATGGATATAATGCGGCGGGTTTTAATTCAATGGGCTACGATAAAAATGGCTACGATAAAGATGGATATGACTACCAAGGGTACAATTCATCTGGAGTTAACGCTGCAGGTGAATCGCGACCTCCTTACATGAGCACAAGCATGGGTGTCATGACAATGCCTAGTTCTGAGTAGGATAGATTAATGAACTTCCCAACTCAATAAAAATTTCTTGAACAACTAATTTATCGTCTTTATAATGAATCCGATGAATTACTGCTTCTTTATTCGATATGAATAACATAGCGTCTAGCAGTGTCGCCGTTACTTTAACCGGTTTATTGTTAAGTAGCACGACAAAATATTCCATTTAGTATACTATCTTGCTTCTACTTTAAACAAAACAACCAAACAGAAGATAGATGTCGGTGCCCCCTCCGATCATAGCAACTATTGCTTCTTCGGAGTATTTTACAATATCAACTGCGGGTTCGGCGTATTTTTATCCGAAAATTTTAAATTCTAATTTTGCTTCTCTGTCATCTGAAAGTAATGCGGATGGAAATGGAAGTTCATTCGGTCATTTTTATAAGAATTTACTTTCTAGTGCAGCTGGTCTTGCTGTACTTAATGAAATAACTTTTTGTAATATATGTAATTATGCCGCAGATTCTACTGCGACTGTTTCACTTTGGACATCCAATGGAAAATATTTAGAGGTACCTCTTCTCGGACCAACATATACATCCATTCGCAAAAATATGATTGCTAAAGAGGGTATTATTATTAACACAGTTTCAACGAGCAGTTTATACTCAACAAGCGTCTACTATGACCCAACCTTTCCTTCTGAATCTTTTTTTTTCTTTAAAGAGGGAACCTATAGTACAATTATAGCATCAAATGCTCCTGAGTCACCAGGGAGTAATTATTTAAGTTTTGCTGATGCTGTCTATTTAAATTGTCATAAAGTTGGATTAGATATAACATTTACTTCAGATCACACTTCTGCGGGTGATAGTGTTGTAATAACAAGTGATAATTGGGATACTATAAATACAACTCTAGATTATTATACTTCAAATGCAAATATAACACCTGTGGGAGATTTAATATTTACAACATATTGCAGCAACGCTACTGGTTCACTTCTTTTAAATTTAACAATGTGTAATTTGGCACCAACTACGTATTATCGTTTACAAGATAGCAATGAACTTTCTGCCATTGCTGTACCTTCATATTGTAATTTTACTGATGTAACAATTTGTAATATTAAGGCGATTCAATTTCCTGGCGATGGTTCATATTTGGATATTGCCACTGATTTAAAATATTTTAATAGCGGTTCTATTTGTGTTTTATCTCAAATTGCTTCAAATGCGTTTGATGCGAATCATGTTATTTTTAATTCAGGATATGATTATATCTATAAAGTATTTCCAACATGTAATTATGATTCAATTACATTTGGCCCAAATACTTTAGATTATGTTTTACCGACTTATTCTTTTGATAATTGGCATTTTATTACTGTTACATATAGCAATTATATAAAAAATCGCTCAAACTATTATGATTTATATACATATTATGATACTGTTTTACAATATAGCAATCTTTCTAATGCGGGACATACATCTTCTTTTATATCAACTAACATTATAGTTGGTTCAAATTATCCCGGAGCATTAATGAATCTTGGTATCTTTGACCGATGCTTATGTAAACGTGAAATTGAACTTTATTTAGATATTGTTTATTCGGGGGCTGGTGGCGGAACTGGTACTGGTAGTGGTAGTGGTAGTGGTAGTGGTAGTGGTAGTGGTAGTGGTAGTGGTAGTGATACTGGTAGTGGTAGTGGTTCAGAACCACCGGCATAAATACGATTCGTTCTACCAACAACTTAAATAACCAACTGAAAAGATAGGAGATGTCTGCCAAGAAGCCGGTGGGCGAAATGAAACGCCTTGTTTCACTCGTAGAACGAGGACCAATTGATGATTATTTCTATCCAGCAGATTCCAAAGAAAGCGTTGTCCAACCAAGTTATCAAAAATACCATAATTTCTCATCAGAAGTGCTAGAAAGCAACTATACCGGTGACGCTACCTGGGGCTCAAGGATTTCTTTTACTGTTCCCGTAACCGAGCATGCTGACCTCTTGCAGTGGTGTGCTCTTGTTATCAAGCCCGGAACATGGATTCCACGCCCCATAACAGACGGACTCCGACGCGATGATAAACACTGTTTCTTGCCCAGTGATATTAGCGGGTCGTGGATTTATACAGATCGTCTAGGTGCTATCATCATTGAAAAAGCCGAATTAGAAGTGGGCGGAATTACAATTGATACAATTAACGGAGATTGGGCAACAGTTGTTAGTGCTGCTGGTCTAAATGGTGAAAGATTAGCAGCATGGACCGATAGTATTGTAGGCTCAGCTGCTCCTACTGAGCCATTCCGCCGCCAAATGTTAATTTCTCCCACAGAAGATGGAAATATCTATTGCTGGCTTCCCTTCTGGTTTGCTCGGCGCAAAAATACGGCATTTCCTCTTTGTTCAATGCGTGACAAGCCTGTGCGTATTCATATAACACTGCGACCCTTCTTGGATTGTGTCCGCATGTGGGATACACCGCGTGTTTCTTGTACTGATGGCCCGCTCGGAAAAACCAATGCTTATCGCGATTTTATTTACGAATGGCCTGTATTTGATACATGGACAAATCTGGGTTCTGCGCCACTTTTTGAAGATGCGCGCATGATGTTCGGCGTCTCATATTTAGATGATTCAATACGACCAGCATATCAGCAACCTCATGAAGTGCTAATAGAACAGGTTATGACAATGAATTTTGCCGAGCCGCTCAAGTATGCTATAAACACTCCCTCAGCAGATAGTATTCTTGTTGGATTACCTCTAACCGCTTTGAATAATCCTATCCGGCGTCTTTTCTTTTTCCTGCGACGCAAAGCAGTTTTCCGTTATAATGAATGGACCAATTTTGGCTCTCGTTTAGAAGATGAGGTGGATACGACCTGGGCGCCGCAGAAGCCCATGTTGCGCCGAGCAAAACTCCTAGTTGGTACGGTAGTTCTAGCAGATGAATCTGAGCGATGGTGGCGTTCGGTAGATTCCATAAATCTTCCTGGTGCAGCAGAACTCTTCAATAAATATATTTATTCAATCGCATTTGACGGAGACCGTAATACTTTCGCACCTCAAGGTGGAACTCTGAATGCTAGTCGCGTGGATATTCGGCTGGATTTAGAGGTTGAACCGCCCAAATCGGGGGCAGGTATTAATACTGAATGGGAAGTTGTTGTGTTCGGTGTAGGATACAATTGGCTGCGGTTCCAAAACGGAATTGCGAATTTAATGTACACGGATTAAAGAAAGGAGGCTATATTTCATGTATCGGGATGAGTGAAATTAGTTTGCCTGTAAGTCTCGGGGAGGCTCTTGATAAACTAACTATTTTAGATATCAAGTGTTCCAAAATTGCGGATGTAGAACGTTCTGCTTCCGCTAAAAAAGAATATGATATTCTATACGCAATTCTGAAAGAATTTGTTAGGAAATATTCTTGGCATTATAAAATTCTACGAGAAGTCAATCTTGCTATTTGGAACCAGCAAGATAAGTTTCATGGGCAGGAACCTGGACTAAAACCAACCGAAGTAGAATTGGGTCAAATCTGTTCAGTAATCTTGGATGAAAATGATCGGCGATTTCGTGTGAAGGCAAAGATTAATCATATCACTTCATCCACGCTAAGAGAAGTCAAGGGATATGCTAAGAAGAAGGCGTTTTTCTACGGGCATTTGGGTCTCGGTGATATGTTCTGGTTAAATGGCGCAGTTCGCTGGCTAGCAACGTGTTATGATGAGGTGCTTGTTGTTTGTAAGGAGAAATATGGGGTAAATGTTGCTGCCCTCTATGCGGATGACCCGACTATTAAGTTACACTTGATTGAAGATGATGCTAAGATGGAGCCTTTCTTTTTATATAATCGCGGGGTTTGGGAAGCAAAGGGATACACCGTTTATGCGTGTGGAAATCATTTAGTCAATCCTCAGCAGATCCCAACGAAACCATGGGTTTATGATTTTCCCTACTCTTTCTACGATGACCTGAAGATTCCTCGCTCAGTGCGACAAGATTATTTCTATATTCCCACGAATCCTGAGTCAGATGCACTAGTTCGTCTAGTAAAGCGATGGTCTTCCCGTTACATTGTAGTTCACCAGCAGTCACAGAACAAGCGTTTGGAAATCTGGGATAAATTAAGCAGGCAAACACAAGAGCCTATTTTTGATTTAAATGAAAATCATTATCCATTAGGCCATCCCTATTATATTCTAGCAGAGATGGTTATAAATAAGCCACTCTATATGTACAAAGGATTACTGGAACAAGCAGCGGAGATTCATTTGCTAGAAAGCAGCGTGTATTGTATGGCATCCCATTTGGACTTATCTGGAGTTGCGGTTAAGAAGTGTTATGATGCTTTTGATTCATCAAACGAACGAATCGGTATCTTCGAAACAGCAACTTTATAGTTTAAAGTTAGCAAAAATAAAAATAACAGGATACAGGAAATGGTTCGTGTTGCTTTTATTACAGGGGTTTCGGGGCAGGATGGTTCATATCTAGCAGAACTTCTATTGGAAAAGGGCTATGAGATTCACGGATTTGCACGACGTTCTAGCAATCATCGTAATTTGACAAGAATTTCTGAAGTTGTAGATAATTCGCGATTTCATCTTCATGTTGGGGATATGACAGATTCAACATCAATACAGAATGTTTTAACTGAGATTTGGTCTTCTGTTAAGGATAAGGCTGAAGTCTTTGAACTCTATAATCTGGCAGCACAAAGTCATGTAGGACAGTCATTCTCAATGCCTGAATTTACTGCGAAGGTTGATGCACTGGCTCCTTTATCTCTCTTGGAGTGGATGCGGACTCAAGAAGATAGAAATAGAATACGTTTTTATCAGGCTAGCACGAGTGAATTATATGGGAAGGTTATTGAAGTCCCGCAGAATGAATTGACGCCATTTTATCCACGGTCACCCTATGCTGTTGCTAAGTTGTACGCTTATTGGATTGTGCGAAATTACCGTGAATCATATGGGCTTTATGCTGTGAATGGTATTTTATTTAATCATGAATCACCTCGGCGCGGCGATGATTTTGTAACACGTAAGATTACGTTGGCATTACGAGATATTGGTCTCAAGAAGCGCGAAATGCTTGAAATTGGAAATATTGATGCTCGGCGTGATTGGGGTCATGCGCGGGATTACGTGGAGGGTATGTGGCGAATCTTACAGGCACCTGTTGCTGAGGATTTTGTTCTTGGAACAGGGGAACAACATTCTGTGCGGGAGTTTATTGAAATTGCATGGCGCACGGCATTTCAGGAAGAGTTAACGTGGGTTGGTACAGGTATGGATGAAAAGGGTCTAGATCCAGCGGGTAATGTACGTGTACAAATTGACCCCCAATTCTTCCGTCCATCGGAGGTTCAAACACTATTAGCTAACCCTAGGAAAGCATTTGAACAGTTAGGATGGAAAGCAACAACATCCTTTGAGAAGTTAGTAGAGGAAATGGTGGCATCGGATTTGTCTTAACTTTATTGATATAATATAGGATGCTTAATTTTTGCTTAAAATTTATATTTACAGTGGCTTTATTAATTGCTATAGTTATTGCAACTGATGTTATAAAAGAGGGATTTGCTGCTACATCACCGGGAACTATGCTACAACTTCGGACAAGCCATGTTCGCACACAGGAAGATGAGGATGATGAGAAAAAATTACTTAGTTTAATCAATCAAGATCTAATTCATATGACTGGATCTAGTCTTTTTTAACAAAAATTGATTATTTTATTTCGTTTGGTATATAAACAAAGATGCCCCGTTTTGTCCGTATTGGTAATGAAGTAATCCATATTCCTTCACTAGCAAATGTATCTATGGGAACTAATTGCTGGGGCGCCCCCTTCTTGTGCTTCTATTATCATAATCAGAAGAACCAGAATATGTCATATGGTTTTGGTAAATGGGCCGCATGCGAAGCCGATCTTATTCGGGTGAAAACAGCAATGATTGAAATTGAGAAGGTTGTAGGAGTGATTCCGCTAACTGAGGAAAAGGAGTCCCTGGTCTTTCCGACACAGTTGTCCCCGGTCTTAGCACCGGTTGTACCTGTTGTGGCTGACCAGTAGGTCGCGGCGGTGTTGGATTTCTATTCATAAATATTTTTTGATACCAAGGCGTTGCTTCCACCATGGAGACAACTTCTGCGTGTGTTTTATGAGGGAAATCTGTTAGAAAGGTTGCAACATAACTAAAACCTCCATATGTATTCAGTTGATCTCGATGTTTATATTTTATAGTCCATTCCTCAAATCGGTGAAGGTTTTCAACACTTGGTGCCCCTATTACATCAGCAATATGCTTGACGAAGTAGATTCCTCCTAAACATCGCCACCAAAAGAGGAAAGCGCTGCTCATTATTTCATAAAATTCAAGACGTTTTGTTTTGGAAATAAATTCGTGAACTAAATATTTTGCAAAAATGTTTCCATATGAAAAACCGCGGAACTCATGGAAAATTTCAAATTCATTAAGTACGGTCGCATCTTCTTCCTCATAGATTGAGCAGAAACCAACGCATGTACCTTCGTATGACAGTAAATAATATTCACTCGTAAAATTATTAATGAGATCTTTATTGTACCCCGCACCATCATAGATGTCAATAGGGCCACTTAGTAAACGTTGGTAACCGGGATCTTCTGTGTTACACTCTTGAAGAGGGATAACGCAAAGATGGAAGTCCATTTCTACTTTACGGGTCTAAAGAAAAACCGCTGTAAAAGATATAAACATGTTGATGATTGCGGCGACTGCGTTTTGGGCTGCTGTTGCGTCTACACCTCTTTGCGGACTCTATCCTAGTTTTGAGGAGTGGTCTCTTTCTAATGGTCGGGTTTACCAGGCAACTGAACGCGACTACCGGCAGACAGTCTACTATGCCAATGTGGCAAAGATTGATGCGCACAATGAGGGCAACTTCTCATGGACTATGGATGTGAATCAATTTGCTGACCTGACGGCAGATGAGTTCAAGGCAGCGGTTTCTACAGGCTTTCGTCGTTCTGAGCACAAGAATACAACAACTGCACTCCGGGGCTTTTCCCGCGTGGATATCCCTAGCAGTGTCAACTGGACGGCGGCTGGTGCTGTCACGCCGGTCAAGAATCAGGAGCAGTGCGGCTCATGCTGGGCTTTTTCTACCACGGGTTCTGTTGAAGGTGCGTGGTTCTTGGCCAATGGAGTTCTTCCATCTCTGTCCGAGCAGCAGTTGGTAGACTGCTCTACAGCGGAGGGCAATCAGGGTTGCAATGGCGGACTCATGGATTACGGATTTGAGTACATTGTCAAGAACAAGGGCATCACGACTGAGACTGCGTATCCGTATACGGCAACGGGGCCTAATGCTTGTGTGGCTGCCGGCAAGCCGGTTGCTGCAACTCTAGTAGGATACAAGGATGTCCCGGTTAATTCCGAGACGGCTCTTGAGACGGCCATTGCTCAAACACCGGTCAGTGTGGCTGTTGAGGCCGACCAGTCTGTTTTCCAGTTCTATTCGGGCGGTGTTATGGATTCTGCGTGCGGAACTCAGCTTGACCACGGTGTTCTAGCAGTTGGCTATGGTACTCTGGGCGGTAAGGACTATTACTTGGTAAAGAACTCGTGGGGTGCGTCATGGGGCGCGAACGGCTACATCCTGTTGGGACGCGGGGCCAAGTTCAATCCTAGCGGTCAGTGTGGCATCCAAATGGCGGCCTCTTACCCGGTAGTTTAAATTCCAGCAAATAGAGTAGGGAATGGTGTGTGTAGAAATCAAAGACAAAAAGTATCAGACAAGGAAATCACCTGCTTTTCATGCCGGAGACTGTAAGGGAGTCATCAAGCAAGGAAAGGATGGATATTATATTTCGTCGCCTGATAAACGCGGTATCTACAAATGGGTTCCAGCAAATCAAGAGGGAAAAGCCCGGCATCTAGCAAAGACCCAGAAGGTTAAGGGTGCCAAGACTTATATGATTCATGATAACTACTCGGTACCGTTTATTGTGGATGTAACGCCTACTAAAGCAACTGTCTTCAAGACAACATTTGAGGACAATAAAGCGTTTGAAAAAGCGGGTGTACACAAGGAGATAGCATACAAGAAAATCTGGATTGGAGATAATATGTTTGGAGGAAAGTATTATCCGAAGAAGGGCGTTTACAAGGGCAATTCCATTTTGATGGAGATTGCTGGTGGAAAGTATGTGTATGTAGGTCGTAAAATGATGGAGTTTTCTTTACAGCCTGGAGACACGGTTGTTCAGTATAATTCGCCTGTTGGAAATAATGATGTTCCGTATCCATCCATTGTAGGTAAGGACTTTATATACTTCATGTGGGAAGTAGTAAACGATGGACCGGGATATACTCCTGCTGCACCATTTGATAAGAAGAAGAATGCCACTAATCAAATGCTGGTAGATATTAATGTTGTAGTTAAGCCTCTAAAACATAAGCTTCTAAACTAATTATTACTTCAGTTTGCGTGTAATACTATTTCGTTTTTTATACATTTTTCTAGATTTTCCTATGGCAGGCTGAGAATATGAAGATGAAGATGATGAACCTGGACTTTGAAGATAGGCGTTAGGATTAAATAAGGAAGCACCAGCTGCCGCAGCACCACCAAGAACCCTTGCTAGTAGACCGGGTCCTTGTGGGGGAGGAGGTGGGCTCAATAATGATCGTGCTGTACCTTGAAGAACTTGTGGAGGAGGAGCCTCAAGAGCAGGTACAGGAAATTCTGGTTCGGCTTCAATTGCTTCGTCTTCTGATGGTTCTGCTGCTGCTTCTGCGCCTTCTACTTCTGGAAGTTGAAGTTCTCTATGTAATTTTTTTGCCCTTCTTAATGCTTTGGTCGGTCTAACCATTACTGTTCGATGATTATTATTAGAAGCATTTGTACTTATTTTTCTAGTAGCATTATGATATAGCCTTGGATCTCTTTTATTTACCCGACGAGGTTGTGCTCCGATTCCGTTATTTTTCGTGTTTACTTCTTCATTTTCTGCTCCTCCCACTACTTCAGCCTCTTCATCATATTTAAAAGCACGTTCTCTTGCTTTAGGATTGATCTTTATTCTTCTCTGCCGTTCTGGATTCCTATTAGCATTTTCAAGTTCAGCATTAGCATTATTTTGAAAATAACCATTTCCCTGTCTATTTACACGCTGTGCTGGGTTTCTAATTCGTAATTGAGCAGGGCCGCGTTGATTATTAGGTTGTCCATAAAAACCTAGAGCAGCATTTCCAAGAAGACCCGCAGCTAAAATGTGCGGATTTCCTAATCCTGCTCCAGCAACCATTGCTAGATTAGCAGCCCGTCTTCCTACTTGCGGAGCAGGTAGTGGTTGTCCTTCGGGATGTACTAATCCAATATTTCGCAAATGTTGTAAATATGCAGGATCTTGCCCTCCAGCTGCTCTAATTTGTGCTCTATCATCATTATTGAACGGAGCATAAAAAGCCTGCGCACCTAGCGGAGCACCAGGTATTACTGGACCTCCTAAACGAGCCCCACGACCCCAAACATGGCCAAACTGCCCGCCGGCGTTTCCCGGATTAGGAATTCCAACAACGGGACCAGGTCGTCCCGCAAACTCAAGAAGTTGTTGTTGTTGCATACCTACTTTTGAGTTTGAATATTTTACAAAATATGTTATTAATCACATTTTACTTTAACACCAATCATTGTTAGAAAAGCAGTTTGTGTGCCGAAAGCATAGTGGAGGATTTCACCAAGGACAAAAAACCCAATAAATGTCCATAAGATGGGGTATCCTGTCATGTAGGTGATTAACCAGGCACCTAGTAAAGTTAGAACTGTATCAACTATGGCTAAACCCATAAAGCGATATGAGTGCGGCCCTTCTCCTGGTTTGCCGAACAAATACCGATAGGGGCAGGCTGACATTTTTAACCTATGAGTGCGCGTCATTTTTTCTAGCAAATCATATTTGCTGGAAGTAATGGCTTCTTGCCGGATTTGTCAGTTAGATCCGAAAAATCATAATTTTGTACATTTTGGTATAACGGTAGGAGGAATAGCATTGTATTACACAAATCCCGCCAAGTCAAAGGAATTAATTGATACACCAGAGAAGTTCGTTTTCTTCAAGACGCACTTAGATGATGCGAAGGGAAAGGGGAAGTGGATATGGATTTTTGATTGTGCTGGAATGCGGGTGGAACATTTTACATCATATCAATTTACCAAGAGTATGATGCAGGAATTGTCCAATGACCAGTTAGAATCTATCCAAGGTCTGTGGATTATTCACCCTAATACCTGGATGCGTGCTTCTATTGCTTTTGTAAAGCCTCTTTTCAAGTCGGAGCTTATTCAAAAAATCCGCGTGTTTGAGAATAAGCGCGAAGCGTTGATGGCCGATTTACAGAAGAGTGGATTTACTGCTCCGGCGGGTGAATGGATAGCGAAGGAGACTGTTCTTTTGCCTTTACCTGTGAAGGAAGGGGCAAAAGAGAAGAAAAAGTCAGTGTTTTAGATGACTGGCAACCTATGAATTTCAATATGAATTCCCTTTTCTACATACATAAGTGACATGCCTGTTGGGTTTTCAGGTGTAAACAGATCATTCACTGAATGCATGCCTTCCTCAATATCATCATCAATTACTTGTTTATACTTTGCCCGTACTGCTTCTGCGGCTTTATCATATGTTGTATAAGCACATGGATAAGCATCGCCATTTTCAATTACAACATACACGAACATCTTTATCTTGGCCTTTTTTGGCAGAGATAAAAGTTTTCAAATTTAAGTACTTAGACTTTATGACACCACTGTAAATTCGGGAAAGGGGAAAATGAGACCCCCTCCCTGCTTCAAAAAATCATTTTCGCGTTGAACAATTTCAGTACGAAAGTGCCATGGGAGAACAAGAAGATATGCTGGAGGAGAGGAACGCATTGTCTCTTCGCTAATAATCGGAATACCTGTTGCGGTCATCTTTCCAATCTTTTGAGGATTACGCTCTACCGCATATCGCAGGGAAGATTCTCCGAGATTCGCATACTGGAGAAGGCAGTTGCCCTTTGTAGATGCGCCATAGACCCACGTTTCTTTCCCCTCCTTTCTAGCAGACTCAATAAATTTATTTAGTTTATTTACTTGTACATTTACGCGTTCCATAAAATCAATGAATGCGTTGATTTTATTAAGACCAGCGGCTTCTTCCTTTGCTAGCACAGCATCAAGTGCTGCTTCCTTATGCTTAGACAGCTTCTTGGCAAAATACACACGACTGCTTCCGCCATTACAGTCATTGAATGAAACATCAATAATCTTAAAGCCCGCTCTATCAGCAATCTCCTTAATCTGCCTGATGGCGTAATACTCCAGATGTTCGTGGCAGATTGTATCAATGCTATTGGTTTCCAGCATACTTAGAAGATAACTTTGTTCGCATGTCCAAATACCCTCGTCGTCCAAAATATCGTGAATATCAGTGGCAAACTGAACGGGGTCGGGCAAATCATAGAACATGCTAATAGATGATATAACCTTGCAGCGAAGGTTGCCGTACACTTGCTGAAAATTGGCCTTTGTAAAATACGTGGGAACGAGTTCGACTGCGTCATAATACTCCTTAAACTGATTGCCCGTGGGGTCCATTCCAATTCTTTTCAGATTGGTATTATAATACTGAAGCATTGTTGAATCATTGCTGCCGATGTCTAGCACGGCATCGTTTGGTTCAAGATTCACTTTTCCGAGGATTTCTTGCTGATAGTTCTTGAGATGAGCGCGCATTGTGTTGCTAATACCACTGCGATATCCGTATTCATGCTCGTACATATCGGCTGCCGCGGTTGTTTGCGATGTTTGAATTAGAAAACAATCATTGCACCGACTGAGCGAAATGGGAATTTTAGGAGTGGACCAGTCTCCATAATTAGGGAAACGCGAAGTAATATATTGTTCACCTAGATCAATAACTTCTGTTAAGCCGTTGGATTTACACAATCGGCACTTCTCTAGCGTGGCCATTATGTTAGTCATTACAGGATTCTTTTAGGCAGTGGCGACTGACAAATTTAATTATCTGCTTTTTTATAGAAAGAGATGCGGAAGACAAATCTATATATTCTCCGGCTTATAAATGGTAAATATTATGTGGGCATTTCGCAGAACCCGCAGAAGCGAATAAAGGACCATTTTGCTGGAAGAGGGGCGGGTTGGACGCGGACACATAAACCGGTGGGTGTGGAGATGGTGCTGAATGGAGTGGATATTTATGCTGAGGATATGTGGACTAAGCGTTACATGAGTGAAAAAGGAATTGAAAATGTTCGCGGAGGGTTTTATGTTCGTGATGAAATTCCGGAGCCCGAGCAGAAAATGATTCAGCGGGAAATTTGGTCAGCAGAGGCTGTTTGCATGCGCTGTGGCTCTAAAGGACACTATGCGGCTCAGTGTAAAGAGGAGAAGGATGTAAATGGCCGAATTATTACAGGATGGGAGACTTGTAATATATGCGGGTTCTGGCGTGATGGGAAATTTGATAAGTTAAAGTAGGGATGTCTGCCTATTATCCAAGCCAACAAGAAATAGAGAAAGAGTATCAAGCAAAAAGTCAATCTGTCAGTCCTTCAACTATTTTGTTGGCACGGCATGATTTACTTTCTGTTAAAAGGGAAAACTTCAAATATGCTTTACGCAAAACTTTGCCGGCTTTTTTTGATTTATTAAAAAATCTTAAATATGACGGCTTTCCTGTTCAAGATCCTCCTCTTGTAATTGGTGGAGGAGTCGCAGTTAGTATTATTTCAGGTACGGCACTGGATACACCCGATTTGGATGTAGAGTTAAGCGGATTTAGATTGGATACTGCTGGGGGAAATGCGAATGCTAGTGTGATTTTAGCTGCGGGTTCTAATTCCGGCACATTATTCAGCAAATACTGTCATTCACTGTTTGAACAAATAAGAGGATTTATTGCTGGAAATCCGGCTATGTTTAGCGCATATGGTGAAATAATTGAAGAGGAAAGGAATCATGATATTGAAGTTCGCAATGGTCAAATTCGAGGAGAAAAAGTGGCTAACATTTGGCTATCAATGATTTATAATGAGGGATTCTTTAGTAAAATTGTCATTCTAGCAAAGATTGGTGAATTTGTTGAAACTATCAATGGAGCTGAAAAACACGCACCTTACATTGAACGTATCCTTGAGATTAAATTACCCAAAAAGATTTTTACACCACTACCTGTTGGGGAAGCATTGATCCATAAAGAGGATATTGGATTATGGTTTGCTTCTCGTGAAAAAATGTTGCCTGACATTCGCAAATCATTTGGTGATAAATGTGGGGCTTTATCGCGACTTGCTAAGGATTATGACACGCGTATCTTTCCTAATGTCTTAGCACATGATGGATATTTTGATTTAATTGAAGAGCCGCAGAAAAGGGAAGAAATTATAAATTATAAAGTGCGCATTATTACATTACGGGAACGTCTTCGTATTCTTGGTTTAGACGCAGAGTCAATTTCTATTTGCTCCCCATTTCTTACATTGGCAGTCATACCCTTTACAACAGATGCTGAAAAGACGGATGCAGCGGAAGAGGCCCGGATAGCAGAGGCCGCAGCACAAGCAGAGGCAGCACGGTTGGCCGAGGAAGAAAGACGGTTAGAAGAGGAAAAAAAGGCTAAACGGGAAGCAAAGAAGGCACGGGTAGCGGCTGAAAAGGCGGCGGCTGAACAAGCTGCGGCAGCAAAAGCAGCAGAGATAGAAGCCGCGAAAGCCGCAGCAGCCGAAGAAGCAGCAAGAGCAGCAAGAGCCAAAGCTGAAGAAGAACGGCAGCAAAGTGAAAAAATACGTAAAGCACAGGCTGAGAAAAAAGCCAAAAAAGCCGCAAAAGCCACTGCGCAAGTAGAAAGAGCATCACCAACTTTATCCGAGTCATCTAGTACAGGATCTGCTGGAGGAGGGGCTGAAGAGGTGGCTGGTCCTGTAGCAGCAGGTGCTGGGCCACTAGAGCCAAAAGAAATAATTAAAAACAATGGATTTATTTATTTCACAGAAGGATTTTCTACTGACCCTACCAGTATCCTTAATGATTTATACACTACACTTCAAATTAATTTTCCCATAGCAGGTATTCCCGAACCACCCGTTTTACTTCTAGAATTAAATAGTACGGACCGCTATCGTCTAGCAGAACGAGCACCTTTACATTCTAAAATAATTCACATAATGGACGATGATTCATTAAATCAAGCAGAAACTATTGCTTGTAAAATCATTCCTGATTTATTTTTATTAAACACTATTGATCAGAAAGATATAAAATCTACATTATGGGATATTGCTCATCACCTAACTATTTCTACATGGGATATTCAAGATACTCAATTAAGAAAAAAAATTACAACGTCACTAAGTTTATGGAGCGGCCAAGTGGCTTCAATGCGTGATTTTAAAAGAGAAAATATGCTGTCTTCTTTTAGATTTCTCTTAAAAACATCGGTTGAAATATTTGATATCCTTTGTCAGCAAGTTGACCGTCAAAAGAGAAGTAATTATACAGTTGATGATTATAATAATAAAGACTTATTGTCTGTACACAAGGGTATAGATTCATTATTGAGTCAGATGGACCCAAAGAGATTTACAGCAACAATCCCTGCTCAATCTGTTGTTGATTTACGTAATCAATTCGAAGGTTTATATTGTCAAACAAAAGTTAAAAATTTACTTTTTACTCTAGATGCGGCGTATCCGGCATATGCGGCGGTTATAGATAAACGTCTATTATTAAAACCAGTACTGCTAATTGCTCATTCATCTTATTTATCTTTACCTATGATAAATTTAATACAACAATTTTGTACTAAAGCAGGTATTCAGAAAATTGCGGGTACATTTTCACGAACTTCCGAATTTTTAGGAATTGGTGAAATGGCTAAAACACCCTGTCAAGCCAGTTTGTTGGCTCAATTATATGAGAAACTTCGGGGAGGTCATGAAGAAAGAGGGCTCAATCTAGAGATTACTTTACAAAAAAGCAGACATTTATGGTTTGGTAATACTGCTATACTAAATGAGGTTTGTCAATTAGTAACATTACTTTTACAAAGGAACAAATTTATAATATGTAATAGGGAGCATTTTTGGCAACGCTTTTCAGTAAATACCGAACCAATTGCTGCATTCTTGGCTCCATATGAAAGATTTATTGAAGAACAAAGTATGGATCGTGAAGAGAAATTAGATGAACGCTTTATTGATGCTGAATTTGCGGCAAAACAGAAACTTGTATTAGAACAAGAGGAAATTCAAAAGGCTAAACAAAAGGAAGCTGTGAATAAAGAAATAGAACAACGTATACAAACCCTTGTAGAACTTGGTATGACTGTTGATGAAGCAGCATTACAGGTAGCACAGAATATGGAAGAAGCGGAAGGTGGTCCTTCTGCTGCTGGTGGAGGCGGCTCTAGGAAGGCGGGTAAAGGGAAAGGTGGAAAAGGAGGTAAACGCACAAGGAAAAATTTGAGGTATCATCTGGCGCAAAGGTAAGGTAAAATGGTCAAGTTTATTCTAATTCGCCACGGTGAAGCAACACACAATGTCGGTGCTGAGACTGAAGGCGATGCGGCCTACGAGAATCCAGCATATCGTAATTCCCACTTGACCGAGAAGGGTGTTAAGCAGGCGGCCGATGCGGGTATTAAGATTATCTCCACAATGACATCATCTGCGGCTGCGCTTTGGTGTTCGCCTCTTCAGCGTTGTATGCAGACAGCCGAGCAAGTAATGAAATCAGTGGATGTTCCACTTAATCAGATGTATCTCCACGACTCCCTCTTAGAGAGGCTGGGTCGCGGACATGTATGTAATATTCGGGCTCCGACCGGGGAAATTCGGAGGGATTGGCCCGATTTCAATGCGAATTTGCTTCCCGATGTTGGGCCAGAGTGGAAGGGTATTGAGGGCCGCCAGTCAGTCAAGTTTCGTATGACTATGCTTCTAGAGCATTTGAAGAGGGTCTATGCTGGATCTGCGGAGCCGGTTATTATTGTTTCCCATCATGATGCTCTATTTGAAATTCTCGGAACCAGTCTTAAGAATGCAGAGTATGTTGTGACGGATTTACTCCAATCCTAAAAATTTGCGCCCAATTTTGCTAGTGGCAAAAATACCGCAGCCGGAAGCAATCTGAAGATAAAATATATTAGTCTTTTTTGTGCAGCAGAGTAAAAACGCCGATAAAACAACGAAAAGGATTGAAAAGGTCCAGAATAGGTATGTGAAGATGTCCATCCTACTAATCGGTGCTAAAAAAATTGAGGCGATATTTTAGCAGATGGTGTTTTCGACAAAAATGATGAAAATGATTCGTACATTCCGTACTAGTAATTCAATCGGTCCTAGCATGGGGCAGATTTGCAGTATCTGTAAGAATAATTATTTGCCCGGGCAAATCGTTATCAACAGGAAAGAGAAAACCCTTCATTGCGTAGAGTGTGAATGGGAGGCTATCTACATGACCAAGATTTATCCCGATAAGAAGCCTGCCTATACACCTTATCCTATCAATGATTTTGAGGACCCTGTGCCTAAACTGAAGTAGTCTGAAACCAAAAAGGGAAACAGTTTAGAGGTCTCTGATTATTCCGAGTTGCCCATTCCTGCTGGATTATCCCCTTAAACAACAAAAAGTCTGCGTCGGAATCCGGCTCAAACTGTTTTTTACTGCCATCCGTGTCCACATAATCAAAATAATCATAATGCGCATCATTTTCAACTTCATACATGTAGCACTGGATAGTCATACATGTGTCTTTAGTTCCCTCATTTTTCAGTTGATGGACCTGGTTCAATGTAGGACTAATCCACGTGATATCACCCACTTTCAAATCGGTTTTGGCGAACGGTTCAACGCCGCTCTTGTCATCGCAGAGGAAAGGGAACAGTTTTACATTCACTGAACCATTCAAGACACGGATTATTGCGGAAGATCCGCCATGATTGTGAATAGGAGAATAGTGTCCAACAGGCCAGATTTCTAGGACATAGGGAATACCGGGTGATTCACCGTTGTTCTTTCCTAGGGTGATTCGCAAATAGGTTTCTGCTGGATCCGATGATTTACCGAATTCACCCTGTTTTGATTTCAAAGTCTTATTGCACCAAAGACCAGGTGTTGCGATGCTGTATTCAATTGCTTTGATAAAATCGGGAAAATCGGGGGTATTCAGGGTGAATTTGTCGCCGGATACGCAATTATAGAGGCGCTGGGAAGAAGGGGAAAGATTACTGCTTGGTAACACTTTTCCCTCTGCGACGTCGGTCATTGTTAGGTCTTTGGTGTCTTTTATTAGGAGTGGGACAGATGCTGTGATAGGGTCGCGCAGAAGACGAAGGGGTGTAATTTGGGTGTTTAATTCAATGGTGACGAGACTTTCCATGAAGGCCTTATTTGCTGACGCTAATTTATCAAAGGGGAATTGATATGTGTATGTTGCTGTTTCAGCACGGGCTTCTCCAATTCCGGCTTGTAAGAGTTGATTTTGAGCATCCAGACTAAACCAGTAGGTTGCTCCACTTTTCTTGCTTATGCCTGTTAGATTGTTTGGGTCAATAAATCTGTCTTTGTTGGAAAATCGCTGCACTACAACCTGTCTTTCTGTGAAAGTTACAATGAGCCCATCGGTCTTCAGCGCATTTTTAAATGTTAGAATGGCTTTTGCTTCTTTGGTTTCAAACAGAAGAACACCTTGGCCTTTGATTTGAAGATTAATATTTGTGGGAATTGTTTTGAGCGTTAAGGCTTTTGGGCCTGTGGTCGCTTTCGTGAAGGTCATTTCTATTTATGGGTTTAGATTCTGGAGGGGTCTAAAGCCTCGGATGGAATATTAAGTATGGAGGCACGTTTACATGCTATTTTGCTTAGGTCACCACCTATTCTTTTTGACGAATTTATGAAAGACTGTCAAAAAGAATACGATGCTCCAGCACACTCCTTGGCCGAGATGCGGAGCCGTGAAAACAAGAAAAAACGGGGAGATATTTTTGAGGAATTCTGCCGGCTGTATCTTTTGCGTGTGCGGAACTATACGGATGTGTGGCTTCTTGATGACCTTCCAGCAGAAGTTCGCGCGGAACTACAGTTGCCGCAGCGGGATATGGGAATTGATATCATTTGCTGCTTAGATGGAAAATATACAGCCGTTCAGTGCAAGTATAAGAAAGTGTCTCCACGGTCTCAAGTAACATGGCGGGAACTGGCTACATTTCAAGGGCTGTGTGCGAAGACGGGGCCGTATGAAAAACATATTGTTATGACGACAGCCCACTCGGTGCGTCATCAAGGAGAAAAAACAGCAAAGGATTTGAGTATTTGCTTAGCGGGCTTGCGGGGGATTTCATCGGAGGATTGGACTAAAATGTGCGGTCTGACGGGGCATACGATTGCGGCTGTGACGGTACCACTATCACAAGAAGAGCTTCGGCAGGCTCGGTTAGCACGGTTTGGTTAATCGCTATATGACGAGCACATAACTGCAAACTCAGAAATGAAAGTCTTAAAGCGTGCTTCCCCCATCTTCATAAGCCAAGCGTGAAGCATTCCCTCAGTAAAATGCGCCTGTCCAGCATAAGGAAACTTATTGATAATCCGATTATTCTCAGAAATCTGAATACAGTTCTCTGCGCGATGGTTTGTAATCACAATCGTAGTAGCTGGTGCTGGAACTGGAATAGGAATGGCCACAGGAAGAGGCTTTGTCTTCTTGGGTACGGGGGCTGGAGGGATAATCTCAACAGCAGTTCCTCCACCGCCACCCATATGCCGAATAACATTTGATTCTTCGGGCTTAGGAGGTGCAGGCTTCTTTGACTCTTCGGGCTTAGGAAGAGAAGGTGGAGAAGGTGTTTTCTTAGCATCATCATTCTGTTTCTTGATATATGCCCACTTCTTCTGCATAAAGTCCTTAGTGTGCCAGCGAATGAAGCTAATCACCTTCTTATTAATATTCGCTTCCTTGAGATGTGATTTGTTAATTTCAATTCCGAAGAATCCGTCAAGATTTGAGTTAAATGAGATTAGATGACGGGATGTATTCAGCAGACAACGCCATCCATAATCTCCCGAAGTTGTAGGCGGAATTGGAATTTGCTCAATGATCTTATTCATCCGGCGAATAAAGAGACCGCCATCCTCATCCTTCCATTCCGTCCACTTCTCGTTTTCTTTCTTGATAATCTGGGAGTTTATTGCGCTGTCAATTGTCATCTTTCCTGCTAGGCAGTAATCTGTTGGTGCATCACGAGATTGAGTTCCAGTATCATTCATGTATACCTTATCCCCAAGACCGTTCACATAGTAGCAACGGATATCATCTTCCTTCTGCCAAACCTCTACTACAGTGCTCTGCTTGAAGGTACATGTATCCAACTCAAGAATATCAGTCGCTGTTAGATTAACTTCCTTGTCATTATACCGAAACTTGATAACCTTACCCTCTAGCAGGTCCTTAGAATACATACGACTGAAGTACTTCTGGAATGTACCATCTTCTAGAGAAGCAATAATCTTCTTCTCAATATTGGAATGAAGGGGAATACATGTAACTGTACCAGCAACAGTACAATACTTGTTCCATAAGTCTTCATTACGACGACTTGCCTCAGTTGCCATTAGTTCAAGGATGCCATGCGTGACAGCCTTATTCCAATCAACTGTAATCTGATTAATCTCTCCATTGGCTGTCTTTGATACTACAGTTGTTGGCTTACGATGCTGGGTAAGGTAAACCTTTGCGACTTTACTGCCAATACCAAAGCGACCCTGTCGGTCATCAGATGCTTCCGTCCGCTTGAAAAGACGATGAGATAGAACGAGTTCGTCCTTTGTCATCCCCTTGGCATCATCAATGATTCGCATCTCATTTAAATTATTAATTTCAAATTGAATATTTCTGGCTCCTGCTCCAAAGCAGTCATCAATTACTTCACTCAGTACATGTTGATCCGTAAACCCAAATTCCAACAGATCCTGTACAAGGCCGCTATAGTCTACTGCTTCATTACTGGACATTTCTTATCACTTCTTAAACACAGTTATGTGCCATGGGTGCGTCAAATTTTTTTTTGGCGTTTTGACCCTTAAAGGGATCGCATGACTACACAGTAAGATGGCTTACGTAGAGTGTGAAAGAAAAGACACACATACAGACGTAATATTTCGGCTAAGTGCGAACTTTGAATTGCCGGAATATTTCAAGATATATTCGCAGGATGAATTAGAATCGTACATTGTATTATTGGGAAGAATTATGCTAGATGCTAGAAAAGACGCAGAGAAACGGTCTCAGAGTAAAGATAATATAAATATCATAGAGCAAACAATTCAACTTCTGAATACAAATAAGAAGGACGAAACAATCAAAAATTATGATAATCTTCTTAAGGAAAAACAGCATATTATTGATCAACTTACCAAAGATAAAGATGATCTAAGCAGACGATTCGATAAGGATAAGGATGATATAAGTAAGCGATATGATAAGGATAAAGAACATTTTATTAAGACTAAAGAGGAAATTACTTCTTTTCTTAAGGCAAGAGTGGATGAAAAAGAGTCGCAAATAGTTAAACTAAATCAGGAAAATGTAGCTCTTAAAGAGCAAATGACCAATCAGACTATTATTAAAAATAATTCCTCCCTAAAAGGCGCGAATTTTGAAGAAGAATTCACTGACCATATTAATTCCAAGAGGAAGTGGAATATAGAAGATACTAGCAAAGAAACACTTTCGTTTGACAGACAAAGTAAGTCAATCCACACTTTGGAAGTTGCTTTTGAATTAAAAGGACATGAATCTAAAAATATTCCGCAAGAAGATGTTAATAAATTTATTAAAAGTATGCAGATCCATACCAATATTAAAGTTGCTTTCTTTATTGCTGCTAAAAGAGCGATTGCGAACAAGACCAAAAATCAATTTACTTTTGAAATTACGAAAGAAGACCAGTTGTGTGTCTATATCAATAAGTTTTCAGAGATTGATGAAAATACATCCGTTGATTTGATAGACTCAATCGTTTTAATGTGGAAGAATGTTCTTAATAAATTGCCAAAAACGGAATCGGTGGATTGTAAGACTAAGAATATTGCTTTGGTTTCCAGCATGAATGAGGCTGTTGTAAAGTTTACAAATTCACTCAAAACACTGGATGATTATTATAAATTACAAAAATCGCAATTAACTGAGGGATTAAATATTTTGCTGACGTCTATTACGATTAATTCGGATTAAATCATTTCCATCCGTTCATCCGAGAAAAGGTCTTTGAGTACTGGCTTGTATTTTTCTCCGTAACCACAGAGCCGACTGTTGAACATACATCCGTGCTTTACTCCATTTGCCGTGCAGTGATCACGAACCATTTGCTTGAATCCAGCATTCATCTCAAGGATGTCTGTGATAGGCAGATAACGGAAATTATACTTCCATGATTCTCCGCCGTGGCTAGACCACGCATCACTTGTTCCTATGGGTTCTTGTATGATACCAAACGTGATGTGATTGGATGATCGGATCATTACGATATCGCCTGCTTTCGTATTTGCTAGATGGCCGGAATTACAAGCGACTGTCTTTGCTTGAAGACCGATCTTCAGATCATTGTGCGCGTTATTACCAGCGGAAAAATCGTCAGTGTATGTTACACACACGATTTTTACGGCATTCATTACAGCAGTCACCGCGGCTAACCGTGGATCTTTTTCCATTTTACGTATTGATTGAATTATGGGGGTTTCAATTTTTATTTTTGTTGTTTGCGGTTCTTGCGGGTTTTCCGTTTTTGGGTTTGGCGTTTGCGGAAACGGGTTTTGCGTTGTCTTTTGCCTCCTGCTCCTGCTGCTCCTCCTGATGCTCCTCTCTTTGGAGGAGAATTTGCTCCTCCTCCTGCTGCTCCTCCTTCAGCTCCTTCTCTCCTTCTTAGAATATTAAGAAATTTATTTGCCGTTCTAATTGCTTCTTCTGCCGCAGGGCCACAACCAACGGGCTGACGTAATAAATTAAACGCATCTTTTACACATTTTAATATGCTTTCAGATTTACTTTTTAATGATCTCTGTGCAGATTCTATTTTATCTTTATCTTTATCTAGTACTGGAGTTTCTGTATTTTTCCAAATCATAGGTGGTAATACTCCATCATCAATACTTGTTGGTCTGAAAAAAGGTAATGCTGGAAAGTTCTTTTCTCTTTCAACAGGAGCATCAAAATTTATTGGATCACCTATTAATCCGCGAAAATTTTCACTATAGGGAAGTATGGGTGTTTCTCTTAATGCTTCAATTGCTGCTCTAGCAGAGGCTAATCTTTCAACGTGTTCATTTGGAACAGTTTTAATATCATCAGTTTTAACGCCAGCAGATTCAGCAGCAGAATCGGTTGCTGCTATCACAACTCTAGTTTTTGCCCTTTCTTCAGCTTGTTTTCCTCTTACATATTTTAATCGGTCATTTACACGCTTAAAATCTAAATATGTTTGCATAAAATGTTTTACAGGTCTTAATTTTGCAACTGAAAATGATAATCTTTGAAGGATATAATATGTTATTTTTTGTATATCTGGTGTGTTATAAGGTTCTTTCAAGCATGTAGCTATAGCCGTTAGGATAGCCTCTAGTATATCCGCTGGTACCGCTGGCATATCCGCTCCTAAAACATCTTTAACTAATACGGCATCATTTATTAATTTTGTATAAGTAATATTAATTAATGAATCTATATTATAATTAAGCATACTAAAACCAACTCTATCATTAAATTCAGGACATGTTAATCCTTTTTTCTTACCTTTACTTCCATTACAAGATTGATGAGCAGGTCCTCCAAGAAATTGTATTAAATGAATTAATTCGCCTTCCCAATATTTTATTCTATTATTACGATTATTATATGTATATCCTAAAAATATTCTACATGTGAAGGCTTCATAATTTACCGGTAATGAATGATCAAATTGAAATTTTACATTTATTTTTCTATCACAAATATCGCAAGCTATGCCACGTTGAGCTAATATCCCTTGACCATGAGCAAAACGAGCTTGATCATCAGGTGAAGGTCCTTCAATTCTTTGTCCTACTAGGGGAACTTGAATCGCTTGACCTAATGTAAGATCTGTCCCAGCAGCAGATAATCCTGCTACACTAGCTCCTCCTGCCGCTGCTTTTTTTGCTGCTGCTGCTGCTTCTTTTGCTGCTGCTTCTTTTGCTGCTGCTGCTTCTGCTTCTGTTTTGGCTTGTAATGTTGCTCTTCGTCTTTGTAGTGCTTCTTGATGTCTAGCCTTGGCTGCTTCTTCTGCTGCTTTTGATTTTTCTGCTTCAGCTCTTGCTGAACCTAATGAAGCACCTTGGAGTCGTTTTGCTTCTAGTATTAAATCGTTTAATGCTTTTTGTCTTCTTCCTGTTAGTTTTTGTGTAATTTGACTCTTTTCTAGAGGTGTTTTTTCATTTAGTAATTCCTTTGTTTTTTTTATCATTAGATCTGTTTTTGCAGTTATTTCTCCCAACATTTCTTGAGATGCTAGAGAAGAAGCAGATATGGCAGAATCAGCGGTAGATCTAGCATGAGATTCCTTATCAGATGAAGCATTAGATGTTCCATCTGATTCTTTTTCTTTAATATCTGCAAAGAATGATGATAAATATGCTAAATCACTATCATAATCATTGGCTAATAAAACTAAATTATTAATAAGTTCTTCATCTTGTGCACTTATCTCTGCTCCTGCTCCTGCTCCTGCTCCTGCTCCTGCTCCTGCCCCTGCATTTTCTGGCTTTATTGATTGTAACATAAAAGGTTTTTCTAACAGACTAATTAAATATCTAGATATTTGATCAAATTCAATTTCTGCTTCACGTATTTGAAAAGATTCTAGACCAATAAAAGCATCTGAATCATCCTCATCCTCTAGAGGAACTTCTAGTACATTATTTGCTAAAAAAATATCTTTGAAAACATCCAAATCATTAAAATTAGTTGCAATTTGATGTGCTTCTTGATATGCTAAAGGATTAGATTCTCTTTCATATCCATTAGTAGCAAGAACAGCAGCAACATCAGCAGGAGGAGCAGGAGGAACAGAAAGAGCAACTGCGCCACCATTACCAGCAAAAGAAGCAGCACCACTACCAGCAAAAGAAGCAGCACCACCATTACCAGCAAGAGAAGCAGCAGGAACAGCACTTCCACCATAAACGCCTGGCATTGCACTTCTTCTTGCACTTTCACTTGCACGATTTCCTCTTGGAGACCATTGATGGGCTAAAGATTCTTGGGTTTGTGTCGGTGTTCTACTTCCATCTGGAAAACTCATATTATCCCTACTTTCAATCCATATTATAATTTATCCACATACCCGAATTAAATATTCCTGTATATGTTAAATTTCCACAAATTTAGACCTTCCGTGCTTTCCGCGTCTTCCTTCTAGAAGGTCTATTCCCACGACCTGTAGGACATTCCGCCCCGAACCACTGATACTCCCCTTCATTTCTATTATTCGCCGGTTCGGGGATAAGGCGCGCATTATTGTTCGCATATCTCCGTGTTTTGACACGTTTCCATTTGCCACAGGGAAGGGGCGTTAAATCCTCAATCACATTTCGTAAGACGCGGATAGAAGCATCAGGAGAACCCACTTTCTTACCACGTTTGTAAGCATCACACATATAGAAGACTTGACTAACATTCATTTTATCAGAATAGTTCTCTAAGAAAACAGGTTGAACACGATAGGCCAAATCTTCTAGCATCGCCCATTTATCGGCTGCTGGCATATTAGATACATTGCCATTCTCTAAAAGCGGCTCAAGATCTGCTTTAACTTCAGCAAGTTGGGCCACTGTTAGCGTTGTATTGTGTGACACTGGTGATTTGACATTTATTCCGAGTTTAAACATCTACCTTTAGCGTCTTAGATTTTTCCGCGTCTTGCGCATCTTTTTTTCTTTATTAGAATACATTTTATAATCTGGACCAACGTATTTATTTAACTCAGGAATATATGTTAGATCTTCATTAGGAACTTGATTTTTAGAAACACTTGAAGGAATGATATGGGCCTTTATTTCGCGAACTTCTTTCAAGATTTCCTTCAGTAGTTGATTATTTTCAGACATTATTCCTATATTTAGCTAATATATTCCGCCAAACTTGAATCGCTCCGCTCCTAATGGCCTTGATAGCAGAGGCCGATGTTCATGCCTCAAGACAGTCGGAATAATAGCAGTTGGACTACAGTTACACTCCTTTGAAAGTGCTTCAGGCAAAGGAAGTGCGTAGGCATTTATAATTGTCCGCAACGCATAATGACGGGTTCCAGCATCATTAAGCCAGTGTTCAATTTCCATTAATAAATCTCTGGGGTTTTCCTGATTATAGACATGCTGCTGGAGAACTTTGGGATCCCGCAGATACTTCATTTTATATCCCGCGTAAACTCTTGCTTTGTGGCTTGCTGCAGCCATGTGATTCCGCAGAAGAATAACCTTGCTTTTCTTACACTGGGCGCAAGAAGTATCCCAGTTCGGCAATTCATTCGGCTCAATTGTTTGAATAGACTCCATTACTTATTCTACTTATAGCTGCGTTTATGCCGTCGCGTCTTTTGCTTTTGTTGTTTCCGTCTCTGCGTCCTATGACGGCCCATTTGGAAACCGAGTATGGTTGCTTTGTATGGTGAATCCGTTTTCCCCCCGCCTGTTAACCAACTGGCCCAACCTAACGCGTTTCCAACGGGATTATTTGACATGAAAAGGATTTTCATTCCGATTGGATTTGTTGTTATCCAGTATTTGTCATTTGCGTACGGATTAAAAGTAAATGTGAATTTGTCTGGATCAATCGCTATTCCTTGGTCATCTTCCCAGCAGGCGATTCCTTGGCTCAAGACTTGAAGACTGTTATTCAGGATGAGGCCGCCCTGTTGGTCTCGTACGAAATTACGGATATCTCTGCATTGGCAGACAACGGGCATTGCTGGACTGTCGCCTATTGTTATTGACTCGGGCGGCAAGAAAACGGGGTTGCCGATTCCCCAGATGGGTGCTTGATAGCGTTTTTGGAACGGGCCGATTCTCCAACTTTTCTGAAAGGTAAAAGGGCCAAAGTCGGGTATTTTGGGCTGCTCTTGGAAAGTCAATTGGCCTTCACCCTCTTGCGGATAATCTTTCGTAAAAATGGGTTTGTCTGCGTAATAATAGCGTCCATATGTTTGGACCCAGTGACCTTCAACAGTTGGATTTTGTCGGCCATACTCTGTTTGTTGTGCGTTAGCCAACATCCCCTTCTTTCTTTAGCGGAAATTATCTGCTGGAAAGATAGGGGGATGTCTACGCGGAAAAATACTGTAGATTTATTACCAGTTCCGCCAGAAGACTTGCTTGTTCTTCAACATTATAGTGCTATTCATTATACTGATTCTAAAAAGGACATTGAAGGATGTTATCTTGGAGTCCATAATGGAAATCCAGTATTTGATACTGAAAAAAATGTTGTAGAAACGCCGGTGAAGGACTATGTCTTCTATCCCTTTTCAATCAATAGAAAAATGCTGAAACGATTTGGTATTGACGTATCTGCAGTTAATAGAACATATCCTGCTCGGAATACCCCGGCTTTTAAAGCAGTCCCAAATTTTGGATTTTTCACAAAAAAACGTAAGCGGTCGCGTAAACGGGCGCTCTAGCAAAAAAATTGAACACTTGCTTGTAGTAACCCATTGTAAGATAAAATGAGTAATATTGATTCTGAACTTACTTTGCTGCGGCAGAAGATTGAAATGTTTGAGAAGCAGAAAAAGGTCGAAGATGAAATGAAGGCTGCTAAAGAGGCGAATCCTTTGGCCACACTAGGGCAAATTATTGAAGAAAAAAAGCAAAAGATTAATAGAAATTCTTATTCAAAATCTGTTCCCTTGGCTAGATTTTACGATGAGGAAAAGGTTGCAATGATGGAGCCCATCTTCAACATGCTAAAGGATATCCAGCAGCGGCTTACAGTTCTTGAGCAGGGAAGGTCCTAAAGCGTAGCGGCTATTTAGAGTAAGGAGATGTTGCCCGAACCATCAGCAGAACAGCAGGCTGTTATAGGTGCTATGCACCGAGGGAACAATGCCATAGTAGATTCCGTTGCTGGGTCCGGAAAAACAACAACCAGTCTCTTACTTGCTAGCCAACTACCAGATAAGAGAATTGTATTGGTGACATATAACAGACGCTTGAAGGAGGAAACACGCGAACGTGTGGATGCGCAAGATATAACAAACCTAGAAGTACACAGTTATCATTCAATGGGCTTGAAATATTATAAGGATCCCTGTTTTACGGATATGGACTTGCGGGACATTCTTCGGCAGAAGCTGAGACCAAGAAAAGCACTACTAGCAGATATCTTCATTTTTGATGAGGCGCAGGATATGACACCCATTTATTTTGACTTCTTGAAGAAAGTGTTGGCGGATAATGGAAAGGAAGCGCAACTTTTACTGTTAGGCGACCATCTCCAGTGTATTTACGATTTCCCACAGAAGGGTGCGGATGTTCGTTATTTGACAATGGCTGACCGAATTTTTCCTTCAACTAAAGCGTGGGAAAAGTTATATCTACAGATTAGTTATCGAATCACAAAGCCTATCCGCGATTTTGTAAATGATTGTATGCTGGGATATCCACGGCTAAAAGCTATCAAGGAAAGCAAGCAACCAGTTCGGTATATTACCGGCGACCCCTTTGTTTCTGTGCCAATGTGGATTTTTAATGAAATCATGTCGCTGCTTTCGGATTATGAACCCGATGATATTTTCATTTTGGCTCCTTCTGTGAAAAGCAACAATGATATGAATCCAATCAACAAGTTGGAGAATCTGTTAGTAAAGAATGGTGTTTCCTGTTTCTGTCCAACAGGCGATGATGAAGAGCTCAAGGATGAAGTCTTGAAGGGAAAAATTGTTTTTAGCAGTTTCCACCAGAGTAAGGGATTAGAAAGGAAGGTCGTATTTGTTTGTTCTTTTAGTACTTCGTATTATTTCATTGGAAAAGATGAGCCGCGGGATGTTTGCCCCAAACCAGTCTATGTGGCTGCTACACGAGCAAAAGAGCGTCTTTACTGCTGGGCAGAAGATGGAGGTGACCAAAAACCTTTTCCATTTTTACGATTGAAGAAGGGCGGGGACAGTGTAGAACTTGTGAAATGTAAGGCAGCCAAGAAGCGTAATTCGCCGCCTTCTACAGCATCGGATAAATATTTGTTGCGCAGAGTAACAGATTTAACCAAGTTTATTCCCGAGGAAGTTACACAGACATTAGTGGATCTCTTGCAAGTAGAAATTGTAAAACCTGCTAGACATGACTTCCAGATTCCGGGTGTGATTGATACGCCGGATGGAAAGAAGGAGAACGTATTTGATTTGAATGGTACTGCGATTCCGACAATTTACGAACATAGGTTGACGGGAAAGATTAGTATCCAGCAGGATTTAGAAGATCATTTCTTACACAAACTCCAGCAGGGGAATTCTTTGTCTGAATCACGGATTGAATGGGTTGCGAACATTAAGTCTGTGCCCTCTAATCCATCGGACTATCTCATGATGGCGAATCTGTATGGGGCGTATACGAGCAATTATCTGTTCAAGATTGCGCAGATTCGGGACTACGGATGGCTTTCAAAGCGGATGGTTGAGAGCCTATTAGGGGTCTTGACAGAGAATGTTAAAAAGGATTCTGAGTATTTAGAGTTTGAACGGACGCTGGAGTTTGAAGGATATGAATTCGGGACTAAAGAGATTCAATTGGTTGGTCGTGCTGACTTAATTGATGATGATACTTTGTGGGAAATCAAATGTGTTGATTCGCTGAAGCCCGAGCATATAATACAATTAGCGCTGTATGCTTGGCTTTGGTATCAGACTGAGGAGGAAGACTTAGGAAGGCGTGCTTATAAGTTGATTAATATTCGGACGGGGGAGATTCAGCAGATTCGAGGGATTAGGAATCTAGGATTCGTGTTAGATTTTGTATTGGATAATCACTTTCGGGAGAAAGTTACTGTGACTGATGAGGCGTTTGTGGAAAGGGCCAAGGCGGCTGCCTTATCGGAAGTTGTGAAGCCGGTGGTGCCGAAGATGTTTGGGGGAGGGGGTGGAGGGTTTATGTTTGTGGAGGATTGAAAAAAATTTGAAACCTATTCCTTGCTATCAATTACGTCATATTACACAGAAGATGAGTGATACATTAACAGAAAAGCAAAAAGAAATTGTAAATGCAGCGCTTGAGGGGAAAAATATGTGGATTGTTGGACCTCCGGGTACTGGAAAGAGTTACATTATTGCGCACATTCGTAAGGTTCTTACATCCAAAGATAAGATTGTAGCGACTACAGCTATGACAGGAGCAGCCGCTAGTCTTATTAATGCGATTACAATTCATCGTTTTACTAGAACAGGTAATAATTCACTTAAGATGCACTTAGCTAACTTTTCTGATTATGCCGAGGAACTTGATCAAGCACAAAAGAAACAATTGCAGGAAGTTAATGTTCTAATTCTTGATGAGGCAGGTATGATGGGTGACAGTGCTGCCCATCATCTTGATAGATTCTTTCGTAAGGTTCGTGGGAACTGTAATAAACCTTATGGAGGAATGCAAGTAATCATGGTAGGGGATATCGCACAACTGCCACCAACAGCTGCTAAAAAGGGTGCAGGTGAAGATCGTGATGAATTGATTCAGCAAGATTCAGTTTTCGCATTTCAAGATGACGGTTTTAAGGTCTATGTCCTCTCTGAATTTATGCGATCTGCCGAAGATCCGTTGCTTCAGCAGATTACACTAGCACAATACGATAAAGATCCTAAGATTCGGAAGTTGGCAGCTCGTCTTCTAAACGAGAAGTGTTTCAATGAAGAAAAAGTTGGACATGTTTATACCAACCTAAATTATGCAGTTAGCAAGGGTGCATTGATTGTAACGCCCACAAATAAGTGGGTTGAAAAATACATTCAAATGGAGGAAATTCAGTTAAAGGACAGCGGAATTATTCCAGTAAAAATTCCTGAGCCAACAAAACTATATTCGTATGAAACACTTACTGCTGAAAATATTAGTTATCTGGGTGGCGTCAATGGAGTGGAACGCGAAGATAGAGAAATTGTAGAACGCGGTACATTTAAGTTTGGCCTAAAATTGTATCCAGGACAGCAAGTAAGAATTTCTCAAAATGGTAGTTGGAATAATATTCAATATCAGAATGGAAACCTTTGTGTGTTCCTTGAATATAATAAGGAAGATGATTACATTCTTGTTTGCCGAAATCGGGATAATCAAAAAATTCGGATTTTCGCTATGGAGCATAAGAGCGAATATGAAGCAGAGGCCGGAAAGATTGGATACAAGGCATTCCCCATAATGCCAGCTATTGCAGGGAATGTTCATCGCGTTCAAGGTATGACAGTTTCATCTGTATTATTTGATCCATATGGAATTCAATGGTTTAAAAAGGATGTTCCGCGACTCCTTTTCGTAGCAACTTCCCGTGTAAAATTGCTATCCAACTTTTATCTTGCCTATCAAATTGAGGAAAACTTATTGGTGAACACTGATGTTCAGAAAGCTCTTGAGAATATGTGGGAATTTGACTACATGAAGGAGTATCCTCGTGCCAACTTTGAGAAACTCAAACAGTACTGTATTGAACTAGGAATTGACTACAATTAAAATTTGAACCCGCCAAGAACGTCTCTTAAAACTAAGATGCTATCCTCCGAAAGTTGGAAAAACTCAAATGCCTTCAAGGAAATTCAGAAAACAGAAACACAAAAGACATATTATAAGCGGATGAATGCCAATGCTGATGTTATGGCGCTCGTTGAATTGGATTCCAAGCCATTCGGGTCCAAGTGCGAAAAGATTCTCTGCGAAATTTTCCAACTAGATAAACGAACATCAACGCAGAATGACGGATGCCGGCTAAAAAAGAAGATTGAAATTAAGACTGCGCGATACTGGGCCGGTGCAGATGACTGTAAATGGCAGCATCTTGAGAAGGACCATGATTTTGAAATTGCGCTTCTAGCAGTCCTAGACTTTCATGGATTCAAAGTGTGGGCTGTAACAAAGAAGCAACTTTTCGGTGAACTCTTTGACAAAAAAATCGTAACAAGGCAAGGCGAAGAGGGCCATTGGACTACAAAGTCAGCCATTCTTCCCTATCTAACTCCAATTAATAGCATTGCTGATCTTGATGCATTTATTGCGAAGCTTTAAAACAGAACGTCTCCTCCTCCGATTCCCGTGTCTCCTTTCCTTCCGCTGAAATACGTTTTCCTCCAGGTCGGGCCGAACCCGTCATAACAACCGTCTTTATTAGATTCCAGCCCGCATCCTTATGAATCTTTTTTGTTACATCCGCCAAGGGATATTTTTTATCCGTCTTGAAGTTCTTAACGCTCCAGCAACTGACTCCTCCTTCTCCTAGGCACGCAAGACTATTGAGAATAAGAGGCTTATACCATTCCGAGACCCATAAATCCCAAGTAGGCCATTTGCTAACCGACTGTTCTCCAGCAGTGTAAATCTCAAGATTGAAATACGGAGGGCTCGTTAGAATCAGGTCAAACTTGGGCAATAGCGCTATTTCTGCCATGGCTTCTTCCGCTGGCTTCTCAATAATTTGGCCACGGACTCGGACAGAAGCAGGAATAGCCGGATCTGCTAGAATCTGGCGGAGGCCTTCTGCTGTCTTCGGGTCAGGTTCGCAGCCTACATATTCTGTATCTGCGGCTGCGGCCAGTGTTCCTAGAAGACGGCCACCCCAGCCCGTACAAGGATCCAAGACTCGTTTAGCATCAAAGAATTGAACAATTGCTTTAGAAGTATTAGTTCTATATTTTGTAACATTCCCGAGGCCGCCCGTCATTGTGACCATCCGGCGAATTTCACTCTTGTAGGGTGTTGAATGCATAGACAAGTTTGTAATGAGGGCTTTTTCCATAATTTCCTGATTAATTAGACTCCGAACTGAAACTCCCTTGTAGTTCTTAACATCATAGAAATGCGGCATGTGATGATCTAGAATCTTATGACCGGACCTTGACCGTGTATCAATACTGAGAATTTCATTATCTTTAAGGACTTCCTTTTTTTGTAGGGCTGCCCAGTCTTTCTTGCGGTCCAGCAGATCATATGTGTCCAGCAGAATTGAATCCGGTGATTCCACAATCTGGGCGGCAATGACTTTCAATTTATCTCTAATGTCGGGCTCCTTTTCTGGTGTTAGCTCCGTTTTCGGCACTGAGACTTCGCTCAAATGATAGGCCTCATTTGCTAGAAGGCTGCGAAGAGCAAAACGAATGTTGATAATATTTACGAGTGTTAGTTCGGACATTCTTTACTCAGGAGGTTCGAAAATCTTCGATTCAAATTTATCAAAATGGCTCCTAAAAGGCTCCGTCAAATACTTAATAATGGATTCACAACAAACTGAATTCACTTCAATACAAATACAAGCACTCAATCAACGAATACAATTATTAGAGGCATCAGTAATGGACTTACATATTCCTTGGTATGTAAGATATAAAATACACATTCGTGTAATATGTTTTATTTGTATGATACCTGTTTTAATAGGCGTTTATATCGCATTTACTGTAGGCAAAAAATAACTGCAATAGTTTTAAGTTAAAAACTTGTTATTATTAGAATGCCACCAGTGCGTCGCGATCAACTGGTCGTAGGACAACAGTATTATATACGAGATAATACATTTCAAGGGCCGTGGGGAGGTGACCTAGGTCTAACTCCCTTCACTTTTGACGGTGGAATTAGTTTTCATGTTACTGGAGCTCCAGCGGCAGAATTTGATGCTTTTAGCCCTGATTGGTTATTTTTTCCTATTGCTGGTGGACCACCAGTTCCTCCTCCTGTAGTAGCACCAGCTCCTCCGCCTGGCGCAGCAGCTCTTCCAGATGGTGGTCCATTAGTTATCTCAGACGGTGCTCAAAATGTTGTCACTATGGAAAACATTGCTGTAGGAGATCAACTTGTTAATTGGAATATGAATGCTGATCCGGAGGGAAGAAGAGAATCTAACTTTGGCCATTATTATACAGTGAATACCTATAATCAATTACCAAATCCTAAAATAAGTCCAACTACAAGAGCACGTATTAATACAAAAAATCCCAAACGGTATACAGCATCGCGTAGAATGGTAAACACAGCATTTCCACAAGGAAGTGCAAACGCTGGTCTATTTGAAAGAAGTCGTTCTAGGAGAAAGAGAAAGGCTAAATCTCGTAAGAATAAAAGGTCATAGTTCCCTACAGACCGCACAAACTTCCCATTTTGTTGATTTCACATTCGGCATATCCTTGCCACAGTCCGGACATGCTTTGATGTATAATTTAGCCACAGCCGCTTTAATCTCAGCAACGATTTCTTCTGTAATCGGGCCAATTAGCATGACTGTCATGGGCTTATCCCCACCCGTCTTATCACTATAGGAAAGAAACAGGCGGCTCCGCAAAAAAAAGACTTCATCTTCCGGGTAATATTCCGGGTTCAGATGACGCTCAAACTGCTCCATGAATTTTTTGACAACTTGATCTGCTGGAACTGTTGAAGCTCCATCATAAGGATCTGAATATTCAAATGTGATAATTTCAAAGTCTTCCATTACTTTACATAGTCATATTAAATTTAAGATGATTCCAAACCTGCCGATGGTCGTGGCTTACATGACTCAGCGCTCCTTCCACGCGGCCATCACGCAAATACAAGCAGTTCTGTAGTTTCATCTCAATGCTTTTCGGATTCTTGAGCTTCGGGCAAACAGTCATTACACGCTTAATAATTTCATCCGTTGTTCCGCCTTTTAGCCATTCAACCGATGTCTGACGGCACTCTTCCTTGGTCCAATTATGGAAGGAAAACATTTTGGCTTTTATTGTTTTTTAGGCAGAGTCAATTTTTGGGCCTAAATCCTTACCACTAGATTCTAGCAGAATGGATACCTTTAACTACGACATTCCTTTTTCAGGTAAAGCAATACTTTGCGTTGAGAAGCATCAGATTCTCTATGCTGTGTATACACGAATAGGCCGGCATCTTACAGCCGAGGAGGGTAATAAAGTATGGGCTGAGATTCAAAAGGGGGAGGACTGGAAGGCTGTGTTTTCTGCAAATAATACGGAGAATAAACTGAATTTTGCTGAGTTGTTGCGGGATGATATTGAAGCTGGTGCGACTAAGATAGTATCCGATGTTTGGTTTAATGTACTTGACGATGCCTTGAAGAACGATTTGGATAAGGCTGCTGCTGCTTTTATTGTGAAGGAAGAAGAGGCAGAAATCACACTGGCCAACGTGGAAATGCAGACGCAAAAACGTATACAAGATGAGAATGTTCGTAATGGTTTGGCCCGCTGTGCGAACGAAAGCAAAAAGAAGTCAATTGAAAAATGGAAGCGGAATTATTTTCTGATGGAACACAATCTAGATATTCAGAATGTTGTGCTGCCCGAAGGAAAGTCTGAGGAGGATTTTATTAAACATTTGGAGGCTTTTGTTAGATGCTAGTTTTATGATAAAAAAACTCAAGGATCTACTGGGTCTAGAAGTGGATGACTTCTACTACAACAGCGGCACTTAGCAGCCTCAATTCGTTCTATACGTTTATTTGTTATAAAAATCCATGTTGACAATAATGTAAATTGTAGGACATAGGCTATAATGCTAAGTGTATCAGTTACATCCATTATTTATTTAAGTTTGTGCCTTTTTAAGTTTTAAGAAATGCTGGTTTTTCTCTCCTTGTGTATTGAAGAAGGCCGCGTTCCTCCTTAGAAGTTCTATAATAGTGATGATAGCATTCAATGGGATTATCACTGATTTTATACTCGGCCTTCATAGCAATTGCGAAAGTCTGTAGGCCCTTTGCTTCTAGCAAAGGAGGATTCTGCCGGAGCCACTCCGCATGCTGCTGGCATCCATGAATCTTACCATAGCGGAATGTGAACTCCTTGCCAATTGCTATTGCTAAATCACATGCCCAGATGTAATTCTCTAGAGAAGCCCGAATCCATCGGGTACACGGATGATGGAGGTGAACAGGACGATACCCCCGGCAACCTTGGGGGTTAGGAAGCAAACCTTGCTCCTTGGCATCTTTGCCTCGGGTCGGAGCCTTAAGAAGTGATGGCGGCAAGTCCAAGAGTTTCTGTGCTCGGCTAACTGCGACTGCGGATTTGTTTTCTAGCAGTTCGGGATATGCACAAACCCAATGCGCAGAGTATAACATTTGACACGCTTCCAAAATCATTTTCACAACATGCTTATCAGCATGGGCCTCTGCGGCTTCGGTAGGATTACTTGACAAGATAAAGAGATTCATTTCAGCGATGTTCAGCGGTAGCCTAGCCATTCAATTTTTACAAACTAATATAAGATGCTAGATTTGATTTTAATAACAACAACAATTCCTTCTGCTATTTCCGATCGGCGGCTAAGTAATCTTGTCCAAAACTTTAACAAATATAAGATACCTCTTTTGATTCACCATGGAAATCAGAATAAGGAAAAAATAGAAATTCTTTACGAGAATATGTTGGCAATGATATCATTATTCAAACGGACAGACTATGAATTTGGGATTATCTGTGATAATGATTTTTTCCCGATTGATACTTTTATGGAAGATTTAGAAGCAACTGTTGCTGCTTTGCCAGCAGGGTGGCGGACACTCCATTTTTGCCCCGGATTTCTCTGGGGCCGAAACGGAAAGATACCCTGCAATCCTGGTGAACTTAAGCCTAGTTGGCCGATAGATGCCTTGGCTGTTGATCCATGCGGCCGTTTTTTTGTGGTGGAAGATCGCGAAACATATGTTCGCAAAGAGTTCTGGCTTGGTGGTCCTATGGCTTTCCTCGTGAACAAGCAGACGATTGACAACCTTCTGGCAGATTTTAAAGCGTCATTTTTGCTAGAACCTACACTGAATGATGTTATCCTAACTAAGATTCTAACATCAGATGATTATATCTGTAGGTTGCCGCTTTTAGGATATGAAGCGGAAGAAGGTGGTGCAACTTTTCCTTAATTCTTGCGTGTTCTGCGTCTATTCTGCTTGTGTTTCCGTGTCCGCTGTACATTATTATTTGCCACTAAGAATCCGCGTAACCCCCGTTTCTTATTCTGTTCTTCCTGTGCGACTCTAGCAATCTCCTCATTGCTGGTTGTGTTTTGTGGCTGTTCCGCTAGTTGCGCTATCTGCTGCGCAGCACCCCAAGCGGGAAACTTGGCCGCATTCCTAGAAAATGCCGTCACTTCAACGGTTGCGAATAACGCATTATGATCCGAATCATCAAATAAGTCAGCCCCCTTGTGTTGTAGCACTTTGACAGTAGTTGAATTTCCGGGGTGATACAGAATGCGGTCGCAACGACTGGGCGTACGCTTCTCATCAACGCAGTAATCCATTCCAGCGGGAAGCGGCGGCCCACCAGGAAAAACCGGTTGAAGTTTTCGGGCCGCAGCACAGGCTTCACCACGACCCTTCTCAAACTTACATGTAATAACACGATCTTCAGGTCGGAGAAACGGCAACTCTTGAAGGAAGGGAATATTGCTAGAAAGCAAGTTGGTCAGTTGGTTGTGCTGATCCGGGTTAATACGGAAATTCAAGTCACCTGTTATAAAAACAGTTGTATCACTTGCGGCCAGGCTCCGAATTGCGGGTAGAAAGAGAATCTCCTTCAACTTCTGCGCTCGGAAATTGAAACCGAGACCGCGGTCCCCCTTTTTCTTAAGAATAGGAAGATGCATATTGATAAATAACATTGGATAGGGCTGGTAAACTTTTACCCAAACAGCGCCTTTGCTGAACCCAGTTGTTCCAAATGGCAAACCGGCTGCTACTCCTTGTCCTTTGAGAAGGGCCAACCCTACTTGGCCATTTTGTGTTGGCAAGGGTTGTTTTCCATTCTCCGGTTTTGTCATTCCTTGAGCATCTAGCATGTCATATTTCATATACACGCGCAAAACAATATTCATATCTGTGCGTTTTTGATTAAGAGAAACCATGTCAAAAAGACCGTACCCTTTATTTGTCAAAACAGTACCAAAAATGGAATTATTATTAACAGGCCGGAAATCTTCCTGTGTTGCCTCCACATGAATATCAGGGTCATATTGGAGAACCTCCGTTGAATCAGCAGATAATTCCTGTGTTGTATTTGCTAAATTAAACGAAACTATATTTACCCTTACCGGCCGAAATGTATGGGGCATCCCTATTTATTAAATAGGATTAATCCGGAACAGATTTAATTGATGTCCTTCATTGGGATTTATCTCTTTTCCCGCATCAATATATACAAGTGCTTTATTAGTTGAACTGTATATGGTCTCATAGGAATTATACAAATCCGCGGGAAATGTGTTTGTATTATGCTTGTGCCGAACATACTCCGAGCAGTTGAGAATTGCTAGAGTATACGCGCTAATATTTGGGGACAATTGAATTCGAGTCTCAGTATGATAGGCTTCTAGCAGTGGATATTTGAATGTATGCCACATCTCGTCCTCAAGAGTGGCCGTGTCAATGTATCGGAGATTGTGATTGTCTCGGTCAGCAAATGAAACATCCACAAAGGTTTGACCTGCTGGATCATTCAAATAACACTTAATGCCTACCACGATGGGCTTCATCTCATCCCAACCTGCGTGACCAAATTTGCGAACTGTTTGACTTAGATTTGTATTCAGACGAAACTCAAAATCGCTGAAATAATTGATCTTGGTTTTCACTTGTAGTAGATTTCCGTGATTCTGTGCTAGGGGGAGGATTTCACGGTAAAGGTCAAATTCATTCATTTCTTGCTTTTGTTAAGTTGTAACGAGGGGGCTTCAATTTTAATAATATTTTTCTATATAGGGTTAAATGAATTGTTCTGATTTAACAGATTTACGCAGATCCCGTGCTTTATTAGGAACTGGATGTCCGGGGCCAGCAGGTCCAGCAGGAGCACGCGGTCCTGGTGTAGAACCTCTTTATGCTTCATTTTTGAGTACAACTACACAACCAGCCACAACAACCAATCCTGTTGCGATTACATATTCAGAGCGAACTATAGGAACAATTGATATTTCGGGTAATTATCCTAATAGTCAAATTATAATTCCATTAACCGGTGTCTATAGAGTATTATTTTCTGCTCAATGTGATAGTTCGGGTGGCAACCATTGGATTGAGATTTTTCCAGTAATAAATGGAACAAGTGTGCCAAAAAGTAATACACGAGCTCGTCTGCCTGCTAATACAGAAACATGTCTTGTTGTTGAATATATATTATCATTCACTGCGAATGATTTATTAGAATTGTATATGATTGCCGATAATACAAACGCACGATTATTGGCACTAACACGCGGATCGGGTACTCCAGCAGTTCCCAATATTCCATCCATTATTGTAAATATAAATCGGATTGAATAAATTATTTAATTTTTACGCGTTTTCCTCTGCTTTCTCTTCCGTGTCCTACTACGGTCGCGTGTATTTACGAACGGACGACCTAAGCGCACCAATGCTGCTTTGGCTTCCTCATCTTCAGCATTAGCAGCAAGACGATAATACCGAATGGCTTCTTCTATATTTCTATCAACCCCTTGTCCGTTTTCGTAGATTATTCCGAGTTCATATTGTGCGTCAGGTAAACCCTGTCCTGCTGCTAGCATAAATAATCTTAATGCTTCATTAAGATTCTTTGGTACTACTTCTCCATCTTTTAGATATGCTGCCAAGTTTGTTTGAGCAGACGCTTGTCCTTTATCGGAAGCCTTTCGTAAATATACCATTGCTTTTCTAAAATCCTTTGGTGCTCCCATCCCAAATAAAAAGCGTTGATGTAAGGCAAATTGTGCATCCGCATTTCCACCTTCGGCCGCTGATAATGTTTCATCCAATGGTCCTTCACGCCATTTTAATACAGCTTCATGTTGTGCTATAATATTAGCAGGAAGACCGGGGGGAGGTAATACTTCCGGTTTAGGAATTTGTGCCCATCGCTTGCATTCACCCTTGTGTCTTGGCCAATCCGCTGTCTGGTGCTCCGCATTACAATAGTGTGCTTTGCTACATCTTGAGCAAGCAAATCGCGGTCCTTGAGCATCGCAGCAGGCACAATGAGACCGATAATATGCTAAAAATTCAGAATTTCCCTCGGGGACAGGTCTTGGGACACACGCCATCTCTTTTTCGTCAAGATATTAATGCGCAAATTATATTGGCGTTTTTTCATACTGATTTTTTCCCCAAAGAACATAATCATTCCTAAAATGAATTGTATCAAAAAGATAATGTAACATTTTCCAAATTTCTAAATCTATTTCAGTTCTTTGCGGACAATCATTTTTTACACGAAAGAAAACATGAGGAGGTTCAATATATAAGTCATATATTGCTGGAACTTTTCCAAAATTCGTATATCTAGCAGTAAATGTTGAAAGGTCTTGTTTATACGCATAATCTCTTGTTAAAAAATCAATTGCTACATCATCGGCAAATGTTGTAAGTGCTGTGTGATTTACATTATCATCAAATGCTAAACGTCTTGCCACATCATTTGAAAAAATTATATTCGTACCTTGACAAAAGACATCTATGTCATTATATTCTGTTGCATAAATAAAAGGTCCCGCAATCAGTTTTTCCTTTGGTAGACGAGAAAATAACTTTGCCAATGCTTTAAAATTTATAAAAGTTGTTGCATTACAGCGTAGAAAATAATCTGGGTTTTGACCTGAAATAAAAATATTTTGTAAGGCATATTTAAATTTTAAAAACATATGAGGGTGTGGATCCGTGCTATCTGTTAGTAAAATATGCTCATCTGGTTGCATTTGATACCCTTCAGGTAGTTTTCCATTAAATAGAAACATTACAGGGATACAATACTGTTTACATTGTTTTCTTGTAATTTTATTACACTCAAGACATAATGTATCAAACGATGAAACAATTAAAATAGATAATGATGCTGGATTTGATGCTGGATTTGATGCTGGATTTGACTCAGTCATTTAATAACTATAATTTATACTATGAAATATTTAAGTGGCAAAAAATTGAATAGTGGCTGGCTATAGAATAAGGGCAGGAGACTAAAAATGAAGCCCGAAATGCGTTCTCTGCTAGATAATCTAGGTAATGTTGGCGACTTGACGTATGTCGGAGTCGGCTCCGCAATTCATGACTTGCCAGGTCTAAATAATAAGAGTGACCAGATTCTGCCGCTTTTCGTGCGCGAAATGCTTTCTAGTGGCACGCGTGTAACTGCGATTCACTTTGACCCCATGTTCAAGATTGATGTAATGAAGGAATATTTCAATCGGTATACCGATGCGGATTTGCGTCATCTTGGTTTTGCTTGGCATTGGAGGCTCAAGGGTGTGGAAGTCTATATTCTACCCTATGCTTTTGAGCATAAGGGGGCGGATGCCGATGTGGATTTCTTGGATGCTCTCATTCATCGTGTCCTTTTGTCGCGGGGGTCTCTTGTATTCCAGCAGTATACCGGCTATGATCCAGTTGATACATTCAGAGCCTTGTATTCAGCATCTAGGCTGCCGTCGGAATTCAAGGATCGTGTGCTATTCGATGTTTCGTATGGTGCGGATACGGGATGCTGTACGGACTTGACACGGTGGCGGCCTATTTATACACCCCATGGCGGCTTTATGAACTTTCTGCTGTATGATATGGATGAAATGACTTCAATCATCGGCTATAATAAGGTCGTAGATAAACTCATCTTTGACCACTTTAAGAAGGATTTTGTTAAGACCGTGAATGATAATCATGTGAATTATCGGCGGCGTACTTATGGAGATATTTGCCTGTTTCTGTCAGGAATGCCGTATAATGAAACTGCTGACCCCGATGTTATCATGCGCCATCTTCAGACAGAAATTTATCGATATGTTGAAATTTTCAAGCGTCTAGATATGATTGCGCCAGAGAAGGAGGTTGAACTTGCTGGACTCATGCTGCGCTATAAGGCGGCGGATGGTGTGAATGTCTATGATTGGTATTCAGCGGTTACCAAGATTGTATAGGGTAAATTTCGTATTGTGGTATAGGAATGGATTCTAATGCAGCAAACATTTTAGGAGTATTTGCTTTTTTAACTTCATCTGCGGGTCTTATTTATGCAGCCGTAAATCACAAACGAATTCGTTGCCGATGTTGTGGAAAAGATTTAGATATGTCCGTGGATGTGGATCCGACAGATGTGCCAAAAGCAAAACCAGTTAGTCCTGAGACCTCTGCTTCTGTTACAGCACCTGTTATAGAACAGGTCCTTCCTCAAGAAGAGTTGGAAGAGGAAGAGGAATATGTGCCTCCTAAAAAGAGCAAAAAATCGCGGGTTTATCCGGGATGAAAATAAATATTAAAATTGAATAATATTTTTACTAGACTAATGTTTAAAAATGTCTTTGAGGCCAATTGCAAGAGATGAAATGCGCGGTCTTAAGACAAAGAAAGATGAAGAAAATCGTTTGAGAGAAATTAATAGCATAGTTAATGAAATTTATAGGAAGAGTATTGAGACTGCCGAGCATACTTCAGAATCATCATTTAAATATCCTATCCGACATCCAATTCATCAAAATAATATAACAGATATTCTAAGTGCTCTTCAACTTCTATTTCCAGAATGCTTAGTTGAATATAAGAATCTGTGTCAAGGTCTAGATGGAAAATGGTATGATATTTCATTAATTGATGATATGATGAAACAATTTATTAATATGAAGAATAGTCATATTCAGACCCAAAAAAATATTGTTATTGACTGGTCGTAATTTAAACATATATCCAACCATAGACATAATCTTCATTGCGATGATGCCGTGTTCCTCCCAAAGAATCTATCCAATACTGACCATAATTACAGTTTCCGTATTTATGGTGAAGAAGATGATGATTTCCAACCAAAAACGCAAATCGTGGGTCATGTGCCATCATGCCACGGATATTTAAGAAAAGCAGCACCAGGATTATGTCTTGCAGTCCGTAAGTGTAGAATACTACTGGAAACATGAAGCCCACTCCTTGAAACACAGTTTCCACTGAATCTGCTAGATAGGTGTCCGTATAGTCGGGAATTGGCTTTGTATGATGAAGTTTATGAAAGTGATACATGAACCGACTGTGAAGAATAACATGTGATATATAAAACCATATATCATATGAAATAACGGAGACCACAAGTCGGATCATCTACTTTGTAGATTTTTAATTTCGGCGATTTTTTCTTGATTTTCTAGAACTGCGTTTTGCTTTGCGTGTTCGTTTATTTGTTTTAGGCTGCCCCTTTGAAATATAAGATAATAAACTAATTTCGGCTCTTCTTCTATTAATTAATTCGTTATCAATAATTATACCTCTTAAATCAATACTATTTGGTTGAGTCTCGTTAATTTCCTCAATTTCAGCTTGTAGATCCTCATCTGAAAGTAACCAAACACGTTCACGTTCTCTTTCCATTCTAGGATTTTCTAGAAATGGACGAATTCTATTCCAATTAGCATTTGCTTCCTGTTGACTTTCTGCATTTGTTTTGGGCGGTCTTCTTGTTCTTCCTATTCCACATGCTTCAAACAAACCCATGATTCCTCCTCCAATGGCTCCCACTAATCCGCCGATTTCTAAATCCTTTTCGGATTGTTTTACTGGCTTGGGACTGATTTTTTCTGCTGCTTCTATTCCAGCAGAATCCGCCGCTGCATCCGCTTCATCATCAGATTTTCCCGCTGCTTTTGCCTCATTATAAGCGGCCTGTGCTGCGTCGGCTGCTCCTTTAGCAGCGGCTGAACCCTTCAGTGCGTTAGCTAACCAAGCACGATGACGGGCTTGTAATTCAGGAGCTTCTGTTTGAAATACGTGAACAACTTGGGCAAGTGTTTCAGCCTGTTCCTCCGGTTCTACTTCTTCTTCCTTGCGTTCTTCTTCTGCCACCTTTGCGGCTGATCTGTGGGCTTCACCCACACTGATATTATACATTGCTCTTGCTGCTGGAGCAACACCTGTTGCCTCAAGTGTTTGCTTAACAACTGTGCTCTTTTGACCAAACATAGTATTTCCAATCCGCATGACAATTAGTGCTAGAATAAATGATTGACCGAGACTAAAGAAGAAATAAAACATGAGGATAAGGGTTAAGAGATAGGATAAATTGCTTACCGTGAAGATAATCCATGTGGGAATAAATTCATATGTTACTAAATATTCCGCAAGTTTAGTATTTAATAATGATATTTTTTCAAGCAAACTTTTTAGGGCATTTAGAACATTTTTCTTCTGCTCATTTGTTGTGCTTGCGATTTTTGTATTTATACTTGACAAAGCCGAATCAATCCGTTTCTTTTGGTCATTTACCATATTTGTAACATGTTGCTTAATGTCTTCGGCAACAGGATTAAACTTCTCTGCAATGGCGGACTCAATATAATCAATTGGTTTTATACCAGGAATAGGATTTACTATCTGTGCTACTTTATTTTGTACACGAGCAGCAATTCCTATGCCGGGTGTTGGATTAAATTTGCGGGCTAAAGTATTTCCCATGCGATTCATCCAACTGATGGACTTTGCGTTTTTGGCAGCTTGCGCATTTCGTTTGACTTTTTCAGAAGCATTCCGTTCTCTTTGAGCCTCAGCAGCAACTGCAGCATTCCGTTCCCTTTGAGCCTCAGCAGCCGCATTCTGTTCCCTTTGCTCAGCAGCAGCCACTTTGGCCGCAGCAACACGCTGAGTAGCCATCTTAAGAGCATCCTTTGTACCTTTCAATTCTGCTTGTAAATTTGTATTATTATTAGCCGCCTTGCGTTTTGCTGCTATTTGTTCAGCAAGTTCAAGGCGTCTTTGTTTAATAGCCTCTAATGCGGCTTCGGCTTCAACTAATTCATTTCTTGCCTCCATCCTATTATTACTCTTTATTTTCTAGCAAGTAATAAGAGGATGCTATTTGATTCCACACTGCTGGTTGCTGCAGAGGCCGCAATGGCTTTGTATCCCATTTTAATTAAATCTGTACCTACAAATCTTACAACGCAGGCTATGGCCAGAGTTTTAACCTATACGATTGTTGCTTTTATTATAGCACCATCAGCATTGATTAATAAGACATGGGGAACAACTGAAGGGGCTGCAACATCAATGGCTCTTGGAGTTCTAATTCTTTTTCATATCTTTTCCTCTTATGTTGCTTTCACTGAACTTCCAGCAGGTGCTGCTATGTCTATCTTTTATACGTATCCTATCTGGAATATGGTTACTGCTTCTCTCCTGCATGGAGAATCAATTTCCTTCATTCATTTTTTCCTTGTCTTAGTTGCTTTCGCGGGTGTCATTCTTATTGCTCGATCGCAGGCCAAGACGGAGACAAAAGCGAAAGACTATGGTCTAAAAGGAATTGTGGCGGGTCTGGGGGCGGCTCTTTCTGAAACTACAATCTATTTTGCCGTTAAACGTTGGGGTGTTGAATCCTCGTATAATTCTCTTATAGAACTCTATCCAGGCGCATTTCTTCTTCTAGCAGGTTTCTTGCTGCTAAATCAAGAAGGAGCGCTATTCTTGGACAAGAATCCTGAAATATGGAAACCGCTTGTGCTCTTCAATTTACTGGTGGGCGTCGTCGGATTCTTCTGCTGGTCCTATGCTATTCCGCGTGTGACTACAACGACTTTCAGTCTGCTCTCCTTCTTTGGTGTTGTGTCTGGCTTCTTGTGGGGCTGGTTGTTCTTGAAGGAAATACCTTCCTTAGAGGCCGTAGCAGGAGCGGGATTGATTGTTGGAGCAGCTGGGGCATCATATTTGGTTTAGCCATAATATGGATTAAATTTGAATATGTGAAGTTGAAGACTTTACAGGTAAAATGCCTAAGCAATATGATTATGCTGCACCCATTCAACGTGGAGAAAAACTGGAACAAGTGTATACAAAAGAAGATCTTAAGAATTTGAATGATGATTATACAAGTCTTGTTGAAAATAATGAAATTGGTATCTTTACGAAATATATTACAGATTGTGTAGTCAAATTGGCTGTTGTTGGCAAAAATAAGATTGCTTTTGATATCCTACCTAGGGGGTTTCCTATCTGCCACGATACTAAGGGTCTTCTAAATAAGGAAGATCCGGGTCCCATTCCGGAAATCTACATAGATCGTATTCTTAAGAAACTTGGAAAGATTTTCCCCGATACTGAAATCTTTGCTGTTGAAAAGAATTTGTATTTGCGATGGGAATAATTTCCAGCTGGAGAAGTAGGATGGCCTTTCAATCTGCCTTATTTTTTGATAATGATTTAGGCCATTGTGTTCGTTTTGCTCCTTGGTCTAGTACAATTACACCATTTCATATTGGTGGCATAGAAGCACATGGTCAATTTCCTGTTACAACATGGTCTAATATGGAAGCATATCGGCAAGGTCTATCAATAGCAGCGCAAGATTTTATGTCGTTTCTTCAAGCATCTACGGCACCTTCACCTCCTGCAGATCAAGGTGATGTTATTGATTTGAGTTCTGGTTTAACATTTGATCAATGTCAATTTATCATTGCCGCTTTAGAAAGAAAAACAGTTCTTCATGGTGTTCCAGCAAATACTCTTGTAATATTTGATTTTGATAGAACATTATCGCTTTTTGAGGGTTTTTTGGGCGCAGAATCCCCGCCTGTTGTTCCGGGTAGTGGTATTCAAGGTTATCTGACATATTTAATGACAAATTGGCCCACACTTGATGCGGAGGGTAACCCTGTGCTTCTGTCTACTGATGGCTTTATAGAGTATATGTTTGGTGGTCAACAGAGAAAGGAAATGATTCAGGCTTTTATTCATGAAATTGTTTTGCTTGGACATTCAATTGTTATTTTAACAAATAATGGTATTGCGCTTAATAATCCAACAATGTTCAAGCAGTTTTTTCCTGGTGATGAGGCAGCAATAAATGTAATTTGTAGCAGACTATACAATGGTAATAAACCACTGGCTTTACGGACTGCCCATCCTGCGTTTATGTCTTTATTTGCGGCACCTCAGCCTCCAGCAGACCAATTCATTATTACAATGGATCGTGAACCAGGTCAAAATACCTTTGTTCGTAGGAATTATTTTATGCGTGCCCCTCCAGTAAGTGAAGTAGTAAATGTTGATGAGCTGTATCCAATCCCTGCTGTTGGTAATGGGGCTGCTAGCAGAAGGCGCTCAACCCGTAAACTGCGCAAAAGAAAGCAAAGTCGTCGGCACCGTAAAAATTGACTTCGGTTTATTTGCTAGTTTAGGCAAAAATGACTGAAGTAAAAGAAGGTTATGTATACTGTATGACAAATGAACATATGCCCGGCTTTGTAAAAGTTGGATATACGGACAGGACACCGGAAGAACGTTTGGCTGAGGCCAATGGAGATACATGGTCTATTCCCTGCTGGAAGTGCGAAACATCAGTTCGTGTAAAATCGCCCCGTGATGCGGAGAGAACAATACATGCTTTATTTTCCCATGGTGGAGGACGAGTTTCACCGCGACGAGAATTCTTCACTTGCTCCGTTGATTATGTGAAAATGGTCTTTGCGATTCTTCGGACACAGAATCCGGAACTAACACCTCAAGCACTAATTATGGCGGAAGTGAATACGGTAATTGCCAATGAACTCAAGCGGTCAGTCTCATTTTGCGAAGAACTTGCGGGATCGCCCTCCCCTTCACCCGTAGGATCACCTGTAGGAGGAGGAACAGGAATTCGTGAATCCAAGCGAATTTTCCGTGACGGCCAAGTCTTGAAGCATATTTATAAGGGGGACGAAGCCATGGCTATCTATAGAAAAGATAGTGATGTGTTCGTGTGGAAAGGGACAGAATATGCTTCGCTCTCCCGATTGAATTCGGCGCATAAACAGTCTGTAAATCCGGAAATCAAGTCTGCTGGAAATGCTTGGGATGAATGGACCTGTATGGATGTGAATGGAAATTATATTCCGGTGAAGAATTTGCCAGAGTTATAGGAACTTTAGACCGGAACAAGTGATGCTTGTGCGGGAGGAGCAGGAGGCGAAACAAACGGCGTCTCCCTTTTTGCAATATCCATTGCTTCCCGCACATTCTCCAGTGTCGGCTCAGTAATATTCCTCTGTTTGAGAATTGTAGTTACACGCATTTTTAACTTGCCAAGTTGGAATTCGTTCATCTTAGGATTTTCATTTTTCATTATCATCGTAACTTTTTCTAGAAGAGTAGCATATGTTGTCTCAGGGTCGGGCTGTAACCAATTCTCACCATCAACAAGGTCAAAGAGATTCTCAACGGTATCTGCTGGAATCTTAAAGAAGTCACGGTCAGGATTTGGCCTCTCTCCAAACTTATTCAATAATTTGTGTAAGGACACTAATTTAGTGTCTGTGCCCACAACAGATTTTGCCATTTCAACCTTGAAGGGGAAGAGCAGACCTTCAGAATAAAGTTCTGCAGCTTTCTCAGTGGGTGTTTTCTTTGATGCTCCAATAAAAACGTATTCGGGATAAAGTGGGTTAGATAATACATATATATAACCCGCCGACATCTTTGTTTTTTACCCGAGAAAAGAGTTTTAGTCATCATTCTCATCAAAGGTGAATGTAAAATCAAATGTGAATGTAAAACCGTCAACAGTATATTCCATAGTATATTAGAACATAGGAATTACTTCTGCTTAGCCCACAACTTGCCAATTTCCTTCGCTACAACAGTTACACCACCAGGGTTAGCCTTCGCAACCCGGGAATAATTGGCCTTGAAGAACTTCATGTACGGAGAAAGACCACGCTTTGCCTTACGGGTCTTTGCCGGTGCAGAAGCCATTGCCTTCTTGGAAGCCTTACGAGTCTTTCCCTTGTAAGAAGCCTTCTCCTTCTCAGATAGATTACGCCACAAGGCTCCAATTTCCTTGGCCACTCCGCCGATATCAGCCTTGCGGCTCGGGTCAGCCTTGACAATCTTAGCACGCTGCTCCTGTGAAAAAACCATATAGGGATTCATTCCTAGAGTAAACGCAGATTTTTTCTAGTTCGTTTTCTCATCTGCTTTCGTTTCCTTGTTCGTGCCTTACCTGCTACCACTACAGCAGAAGCCCATGGTTTTTCAGCAGAAAAATTAAAAATTGTTACTACAGGTGTATAGAATGGATATATGCCGCCTCCAACTTGATAATCGCGTAAATCAACAGTTGCGTTCCATGGCTGAACCTTACAGTTGAATAAAGCATCTCGGGCTTTTTTACTGACAATTCTTTTAATTTCCTTAGCTGATTTACCTTCACTTTGTAGCTTAGCACGTTCACCATTAATTACACTTCTCATTAATTTTACACGAGCATAGGCACTATCATAGTCTACATGATCTTTAATTAATTGACAAATCTTCTGACATTTTTTGGCTAAATAATCTGTACGAACCTGTTTCCAATATTGATCTTTTCGTATTCTATCAGGCTGTATTATACGCTCAATTTGTCTTTGTAATGATGTATTTCCTTCTAAATTTTTAGCATTTTTGCCCTTTAATTCACTAGATAATAACTGGCTTAAAAATAAATCAATAGCATAGCGATTTTCACGCAAATTGCGCCATTTAAATCTTTTGGCATTCGGGCATGTTATAAATTTCTGTTGCGATTTAATTAAGTTACAATGATAACAAGTGGGTCCACCAAGAAAACTCATTATTTGTAATTCTTGAAGTGAATATTGGCCTCCAGTTAGATAAATTTTTAAAACTGCTGCGGCATAGTTTACAGGGATAGTATGATCATAGGACCATTTTAATTGCTGGTAGTCCTTATCTCCTATCTTGTAATATCCATCGGGTTGTCTATATTTTAGAGCAAATCCGCATAAATCACATAATGTATTTTCATTTACTGAATCAAATGTTGCCTCTCCGTGAATAAACTTTAATTGACTATCAGGCTTAGGACCTTCAATGCGCGAACCTTTCATGGCCATTAAAAATGCTTTTGTTGCCGTTAATGATGTCATATTGCTAACATCAGATAGGCCAGATGCGATTTGTGATGCTGGACGTGTTCTTTTAGATTTTACTTTTGTGCTACGAACAAGACGACGGACAAAATAAGGATCATATGTTCTAACAGGTGGCTTACTTTCTCTTCCACTGCGTGTTCTTTTTTCTCCTGCTCCTGCTCCTGCTCCTGCTTCTGCTTCTGCACCTCCATCTGGGATCTGTTGTGTACCTACTCTTAATAATTCTCTTGCTAAGTTACTAACTGCTAATGTTGATTCCTTTACCGATGCTAATGAACGAGATGAGGCTCTGCTAGAAGCACTGCTTTTTACACTTCTTTCTTGATCTAGTTTGTTTAATATATCTTTTGTTTGCTGTAAAGCAACTAAAATACCCGCAGCATTAGCATTTGTTTCAGAATTAGTTCTGTTATTATTACTATTTTCACCATCTTCTTCATCAATTGTGTCAAGAGCCTCTATCAAATTATCAAATAATTCATAGGGCGCATTATTAAGTGTTTCATCCATAAATAAATCTTGCGCATAATCCCCATTTATATCTGGAATGTCTTCAAACTCATCAAAAATATCGGGTTCAATAATTTCTGCTTCTGCATTTGCTTCTTCTGCGCCTCCTCCTGCCGCACCTCCCAATGCTAATTCTATACCATTTTCACCACCTGCTCCTATTGCTCTAAAAGCAGAACTTCCCCCACTTACACCTCTTTCTCCAATAAAAGCAACGGGACCAGTAGAAGAAAAACTACCTTCTCGTATTCTTCTTTCTCTTTCAACAATATTACCCGAGGTTGATAGTGCACTATGACGGGAAGGTGCGGCAAGTCTTAAAAGAGAAGGTGATGCTCCTGCTCCTGCTCCTGCTCCTGCTGGTCCAACATAAGGTGATACTCCTTCTAGTTCCTGCTCTAAATTACCATTTCCATTTGTACTACTATTGGCAGAAGGTCCCGGTGGCGCTAATTGACTAAAATTTCCTCTAGCAGCATTTGAATTAGACATCCCTACATTCAACGCGTAAATTTGATTCGGCTAAAACACATTGAAATAAACAGAGAAATGAGCATCTATATTCTTCGGCTTCAGCAAGGGAAATACTGGGTAGGTTATACGACCGAGCCCATCTGTAGCGTCAAGGCATTTAGAGGCTTAAATGACTGGATTTTGGCGTATAAACCCGAAAGCATCTATAAGATTATTCCTGCTAAAGCATATCGTCTTGATTACGAAGTTAAAGAACTGATGGCTGATGCGGGAATTGATAATGTTCGCGGTGGCACTTGGTCTGACTCAGTTCTACCTGCTACAGTAATTAGGAGTCTCACAACTGAAATCATTGGGAATCCCGATAAAATCTGTTTCATGTGCCAGAAACAAGGACATTATGTGCAGGATTGTCCCGAAGATGATTCAGGTGATTCAATTTCAGAGTTCTTTGGCCCAACAAATGAGCCATCGCCTGCTCTGCGCCCAGTAACTCCTTATCCTCGTTCTGTCACACCTCTTGTAATTAATTAAACTCATATAATAGAATGGTTCATATAACAAATTATGCAAATAATACCGATTATCTTTATATTTTTGTCGGAGCCGTAATTATTGATGTAATTGTTATTTTTCTGACAAAATATCCCGGACCTGCTCCCACTTTTAAAGTGGAGGCTCTTGATAATTGGTACAATCGCTTCGGTGGCCTAGCAGCGGCTGCGGATATTTTAAGCGCCATGATTGGTATTGCCGCGGCTCGGTATATTTTTACAACGAGCGGCTTTAATCCTAACAATCTAGCAATGTTTGCTCTAATAATTGTATTATTCCAATTATTTCATGATGCTCTTTTCTATTTGGCTGTAATAGTTCCTTTACCCCGGGGTCATAATCAAATGATTGATGTTTTCAAGGATTATGCGGATGAAAATGGCGGAAGAATTTTAGTTGCGGATGCTTTAATTCTTCTTGGAACTTTATTCTTTGCTATGGTTCTTAAGAGTTTGCCGACACATTTTACATTCTTTGCTGGAATCCTTTCACTCTATACGTTGTGTTTTATTCTCTATACTTCCCGCTCAACTACATAAATCTTGTGGGGGTTCTTAACACGGGTAGGCTGGATGTACTCTCCTTCAAAATATTCACCTTCTAGCAAGTCAAATATTTCTCGAACGCGTTCTTTTGATACGCGGAAAAATTCTCGGTCTTCATTCACGCGTTCGTGGTAAATACCGAGAAGTTTATGGGTGGCTGTTTCCTTTTCCTTTGGATTTGCTATTAATTTGGCGAACTCGACTTTAAAGGGAAGAGGGACACCGGTTGTATATAATTCACGCGCTCTAACATCAGGTGTAAGATTTGTAAATCCAATTTTCAAAATACCAGGCATAGCCGGATTGGACATACAATACACATATCCTTCCATTAAATCATCTGCGGTTTTTTCTTGTTTTGCGGGAACGCGTTCCTTCTGCTTCAGAAGTAGGTGTTGCTCCTTGCCATAAACCGTATTTTTCCTTTCGTGTACGATTTCTAAAGCGATTATTAAAATTGGGTGGCATCTGTGATTTTATAAAATTTTTTCTCAATGATGACATCGCCTTCCAATTTAAATTTTTTAGAGTTTGTGCAAAAGGATTGTATAGTTCTTCACCATCTTCCGACCTTCTAAAGAATTCTTCTTCATAGACGCTTTTAAATTGTCCTTCCGATCGTTTATCCATTGATTCAATATAATTAAAAATATCATAGGCTTCAGGCTTAACAAAGTGATTCCATACAGTGTCATGATATACAATACGATTTTTATCACTTGAAGGATATAACATAACTAAGAAATCGTTGTTTGAAATAACTGCTATTTTAGGAAGATAAGGATGCTCATGGAGTAAAAATGTATAGGCGTCAACGGGTGATAATTTATGGACGATAGGTTCATTAGCATCATCGTCCGGAAATTCAGTTATTACAAATAAATAATCCATCACTCCTACTTCTAGCAATTAAATTGCGATAAAGTAGAAATGTTGCGTTTGGCGGCGCTGCTTTTGACTGCTAGTTTTACGGCAGGTCAATGGTGTTCAAATATTTCTTCATTAAGTTATTCTGAACCATGTCCTGATGGTCTACATATTCCTGGTTGCGATTACATCCAGCAAAATATGGAATATATTTGTGAAAATGTGGCAACCGGATATGTTGCTGTGAATGGTCCTTCGTGCGGTATTCTAGGATCGGGTTACGGATGTTCATATTATGAAAATACTTATTTTGATACTACTAATTATTTCTGCTGTGAACTTATCGTGCCCTATACCACAGCAATTCCTTCAACTTCTGCGACACCGACACCTTCACAAACACCCACTATTTCCGAGACACCATCTCCTTCGGTGTCGCAGACACCCACAATTTCTGAGACACCATCACCTTCACAGACACCAACACCTTCGGAGACACCTTCACAGACACCTACGCCTACCTCAACACCATCATCGTCACCAACACCTACTAGCAGTATAACTCCTATGCCTTCACCGATGCGTAATCCATATTTATATGATTCTGCGTATGATTTTAGTGGAATTCAAGGAGTTCGTGGCTGGAATTATAATTATTATACTGGCACTAGTGGCTCAAATACTTACGGGTCAGCAAATCCTTATGACTTGTATACTGAACAAAACAAATGGATGTATAGCGCAACTTGTGCTGGATGGATTTCCGCAACACAAATGATGCCAAATGATGCTGTAGAATGTGGTTCGTCATCATGCGGGCCTGTAATGCCTGCCATAAAATGGACGAATCCTAATGTGAATTACAGTATGTATATGCTTCTTACTGTTACAGTACAGCATTGGGAAGAAGGAGGTGAAGGAGACTTTATTCATATGCTGCTAAATGGGCAAATAGTGTATGATGCGGTTGTTACTTATTCTATGGGCACTGTATCTTATCAGACCTATGGATATATTAACACATTTGAACTGCAAGTTCAGCCATGGCAGGGATGCCACTATTCAAACATGAATTATAATATTGTGATTTTTCCTGTACCTCTATCACCCTCTCTTACATCAACAGCGTCACTAACATCATCTGCGACCTATTCCTCAACGCCATCACTGTCAGCTTCTGCTTCAGCATCTGCGTCTAATTCAGCCGCGGCCTCATATTCTTCTTCTGCTTCCGCATCCGCATCGTATTCGGCAACTCCATCACAATCAGCCTCCGCTACATCACAGTCCACAATGACAGCCTCTCCATCACCAAGCTCGAGTGCCAGTTCATCGGCATCTGCGTCTTTTTCGGCCACCACAACAGAGACAGCAATGGCATCCCTTTCCTCATCTGCTTCTATTTCCGCACTAGGAACAGTTTCACCTACTGCTTCTCCTTCTGCATCAGCAAGCATAACAGCCACACCATCACCTAATTGGTTTAAACCTCCTGCTATCCCACAGAATTTAACAAATATTTCCGCATCCGAAGCGGTAGGATATATGAATCTGCTAGCATCCTACGACCCCTCCGTTATCCAAGGAAGTTTAAATGCGTTAGGAACTGCTCTTTTGGCGGCTGCTGGAAATGGCTCTGTTTCAGTTTCAACATCAACCTTTAGAATGACACTGGCTTCTTTGCCTGATACAAATACAACTGCTACTTTATCGCAGGGAACAACTGAGGTCGCTTTACCACCTCTTAAAAATCTTGTTGATGGAGCAGCAGCAGCTTCAATGATTCAGTGGAAAACCAATCCTTTTATTTCAACTGTACCTGACCAGAAACCCGATGCTGGTGTTTTATCATTAAGTGTGCTTGGTGCAGATGGTTCCGCTCTCTATGTTGCGAACTTGAGCACACCTATTATTATGTCGTGGCCTCAGACTTTGGCAGCAAATGATCCGCGAATTCAGATACCACCATCGTATGCTGTGCGTTGTGATACAGGAACTGTTTTCTTAACAACAGGCGACCAAATGACACCCTTCCGCGGCTTTAATAAGACTCGAGCAGATTTATGGGAAGTGCCATGTTTAATGAATACAACAAACTATATTCAGTGTACATCTTTCCAGCCATATACATTTGTGCCATTTCAATGTCCTACTCCTGCGTTTGAGCATAGTTGTATCTATTGGTCACCATCCAAGAAGATATGGACCGATGATGGATGTATGCCAGCCTATGCGAATCTGACATATGCTTCGTGTAAATGTACCCACTTGACAGATTTTAGTAGTCGTATAATGGCTGCGGTTGCTTCTAACAAGGCCATTTTTGACAATGCGGGTAACGTTTATTCTGCGTCAGGTTTACAGCAATATGCGGAATGGTTCGGTCTCTTCGGCGGCATCGCTGCTTTCACTCTGCTAGTTGGTGGTATAGTCATCTACATTGATTTGGCCTCTACCCGCCGTTATATTAGTTCTCTGCTCCGTAACAAATATCTGCGGGAATTCCTTGAGCGCCGCCCCTCTTCACCGCTCTATATTTATGATATTCGTAGCACACTGGACCGATATTATAAACGCAAGAAGGATGTACCGCCTGCAACAACTGTAAGTCTCTTTCAGCGTATTCTCCAGCAGCACGCTTCTCTTCAATTCATTTTCCGGTACGATCCGCGGCTTTCTAGGCTTTTCCGTTTACTGTTTTTATTTATTGTTCAGTTTCATTCGCTTTTCATAACTGCTCTTTTATACGGATTTACTTATGGTGTTGAGGGTGGCAAAGCGACAATGACAATTCCCGAAACAATTGCTTTATCCGGAATTACGATGGGATTGACTATTCCTATAGTACAAGTTTTACTAAGAGGATTGAATCATGTGGGGACCTTAGAGTTTCAAGCACAATTTCCCTTGCTTCATGAGGAATATCAGCGTCGGGCTGCATTTGAGAAAGTTGCTTTAGTCTATCTCCATAAGAAGGAGGGAACTGCTCTAGACCCGGAGTTTCTAAAAATAAAAGGCGTGGATGATTTGCTGGAAATGTCTTTGAAACACCTGTTGAAAGAAATGGCGGATGTTATCTCAAAACCATGGAACCTTCTTACTTTTCCGATGGGATGTTTGCGTATATCACCGGCTCATACATGGTATGGACTATTTTTTCTGCTAGCATGTTTCGGCTATTTTGGATTTACATTGAATTTCTTGTTGCTTTTTGCGGCGGGGCATGATCGCTCTGTGGGCCATCAGGTAATGACCAGTTGGGGTATCTCTCAGCTTTCCAGCATTTTCCTTATTCAGCCCATCAGTATTGTCTGTATCTTTGCCTTCTATTGGCTCGTAAATCGCTATTCACGTTTCCTGCCGCTTACTGTGCGAAATATGATATTAGTGCCTGCAATTCGTTCAATTCCTACTATGTTCTATTTTACCAATCCATGGTCTGATTTATCACATTCACCACTGACATCTCATTTTGCGTATACAATTTTCACACGGTGCTCGGCGTATGCTTCCCATGCGGAAGAGAAGGATTATGCTCCGATGGCGGCAATTGTAACTTCAGTAGGTGTGGATGCGACACAAGTTGTTGTGGATGATGCACCGGCTGATGAAAACACGGTTAAAGGTTTGTATGAGAAATACTGGCGCGCATTTGCTGAGTTAAATCGGTAAAATATGTTCAATGAATAGGATGAATAAACAAAAATTAGATGAAAAACAAAAACGTCAAGTTGAAGCCCGAAAAAAATTATATCAATCAGCAGAAGCCGCCATTAAGGAGGCTATTCCGCATCCCGAATTTTCACGAATTTGGGCTAATGCTTCTGCAACAGTATATGAAGACGGTGATATCAATGCTGCTGTTCAGCGTGCTCAAAATATGGATATGGAAATACAACAGAAAATATTGACTCCTGAAGAATTATTTTATGAAGCCCAGCAGTCTAGAATTCGTGGAATTGATCCACAGAGGATTATTTCTCCCGAGCGTAGGGACTTACAGGAGAAGTTACATACACAATTTGCCGAGGACTTTCTTGATGAGCGTGTTGGATATATTATGTATCCCGCAGCAGAAACGGCTTCTTTTAGAGCAAGAAATTATGAAGAGGCAGTGCTAATTTTTCGTATCATTGTTCTACAGGCACGAATTTCGGATAAGCCGACTGATGCTCTTAAACAGGAACTTGCTTCTGCGATACATGGCCTTGAAGCAGTTCGGGAAGGTCTACCTAAATATGTAGCGGTTCCTCGTGATTGGAATAAATTTTCTGCTATCAGTAAACTTTTGAGTTTTTATGTTTTGAATGCTGAGGCGAAAAGAGCACTACGAAAAAAATTAGAGTCATTTTCTATAGAACAAATCCAAAAGAAGACGGCTTTATTTGAAGAAAAAGATGCTGCGGCGGCCGCGGCTCAGTCAAAAAAAGGAATATTCGGTGGATTATTTGGAAGAACTAGAAAAGGGCGCAAGGGACGGAAAACGCGTAAAAATTGAGGCTACTGTACTATAAAATAAGTAGGTACAATGTCTGATGATGAGGATGCCCTCCTACAGAGGGGATTACCGCGAAATCTAGTTGAACGGAAACGTGCTATTGCTGTGCGTGCTGCGGAAGATATAGCAAAATTAAACTGTACAGAGAAGACCATATATGATCTTATCTATACAATTGGCTTATGTAATTCGCTTAAGAAGGAATTTCCTATGAGTTACAAGATTCTAGCAAAACTATTTGCGGAAAAGTATCCGGTGGATGAAACGCAGTTGGATAAACTCAAGGGAATAACAGATTTGGCAATTCGGCGGAATCCTATTTCAATATATTTTGACAATATCGGAGAGACATATAATGAACGCTTTGAAGTACATACACTTAAAGGTGCTGTGGAAGATAGCATCTCTTGGCTAGCCTGTTTTGAGGGCGCAACAACTCATAGAGCAAAACTCATCTCAGCCATGAAGTTGGCTGTTCATTCGCATCCTGTAAATTTAGAAAAGGGGAAAGAATCATGGAGTCCAGCAAATAAGTTTATTGAGGGACGGGAGACACCCTTACTGTTCACCAAAAATCAATTTCATCAATGGATTTTCCGTGAAGAAGATGAGGCTTTTAAGGCGGCTTGGCTTTCGTATTATGAGGGAAAATTAATGCCAGCATGTTATAAATGCCGACCGGAGATGCGAAATCAGACAGATGCGGATGGATGGTCGGTTGTTTAATTGAAGCCCAAAATAGTCTTGCCCTTTAAGTATCTAATATACTCATCATGAGACTTGAACTTTGTATATGTATTACTTGCTAGAGTACGCTGGTCTTGGAATTGGATAATATTGATTGCTGCGGTTTCTGCAGTTGTATCTGAACTAAAAGATTTTTCAGTAGAACTAGATGTTAGAGCATCTGATATTTTTGTATCTGTTGGAAGTGACGGAACACTATTTGTTGAGCCCAGCGCTGTAACTGTGAAACTATACTTTTTACTCCGCGTTAGATTATTAACTTCAGTTTGGACAGTTGTTGCTCCTACATTTACAGTTTGGCTTACTCCTCCATTTGGTGATGTTGCTATAACTCTATAGCCTGTTATACCACTGCCAATTGCCGATGGACGTTTCCATGAAATAATTGCGGATGTTGACTTCATAGCAGTTTTAATATCTGTAGGAGGACCGGGAGCAGACATCTTTCTCTTCTATGCTTATATTTTATCTTTTTAAAGTAGGAATGCCTAATTTGGCTAATAATAGAACTCGTAAAAATACGCTTAATTTTACGCCTTCAAAAGCCTATTGGCTTTCAGGTCATGGAGGTGAACCAAATGATGGTCGCACATTTATAGTTCCTCCTGGCTGTATAATTGTAGTAAAAGTAACACCGGGTGAATATAGTTATGTTTATAATGATTATGCTAAAAAATTATCAAGTATGGATAAAAATAAATTAAAAGATCCATTAAAAAATACTAATTATCTCATTCAAAATTTTGGCTCCATTGCTATTTTTAAACCGGGTGACAATTGTCCTCTTTTTAATTACTATTTATTAGCATGTTTTCCTGCTAGTACTGTGAATTATTCAAAGGGAGTTTTTGAGAAATTTTCTAGCGGTTGTAATAATTTAGGTTCCGGTGTTATAGACATTGATAATATTATAAAACCTTATGCTGATATAGTACCAATAACTGATATAAATATAGATACATATACAGCAAATTTATATGAAAAAAGTGAATATCCCACTAAAGAAAAAATACAAAGTGAAATTGCTAAATTTTCATCTGAAATTTCTTTACCATCTACATCTCTTCAAAAATTTAGTAGTCTTGTTGAAAAATTAGATTCAGTATTAGATGTAAACCAAAAAACTTTATGTGAAACTTTGGGGAAAGGTGTTTATTATAATTTTATTTGTCGTTATAGAGGTAAAGAAACAAACGTTTTATATGGAAATGTATTAACTAATACAGAAGGCCATCGCCATAGTTCTGTAAAAGGAATAGAAGAATTGGGTGGTACACAAGTAAATACTCTTCGTTTAATAAGAAATAGAATAGCAGAAGCGGAAACAAGAAGAAAAGGTCTTTTACGCAATTATTACACTTCACCCGAATATCTGGCTACAAATATGATAGATTATTCAAATCTAAAGTTTAATAGTCCAAGTGATCTATATTCACTATTTAATAAACTTAAAGAACATCCCCAATTAAGAGGATTAGTATTGATTAAAATTAAGAATATTGAAAATTATCGCGGCGAATTTACTGTTGATGAACTTGTAAATTATGTAGATTCTGCTGGTAATTCACCTCTTTCTATAGCAGTGGCATACCAATTCCCAGACTTAATTTTTCCACTTATTTTATTAGGAGCAAAGACTGATATATTAGTAAATGGTAAAACATTAATGGATCTTGCAATAAATACAAACAATCCTATAATAGTTGAAAAACTCAAATTGTACATGAATAAAACGCGGAGTGAACTACTTAAAATTCAACGAGATGAAAACCAAATTGAGTTAAAACGCGCTAATATGTTTAAATACAGTATGGATTTATATATTATAATTCTTTCAAAACAATCAGAAAGGGCTCTTAGTATATTAAAAAATTTAGATGATTACCGTGGTCAATTTACCATTGATGAAATTGTAAATTATCTTTCAACAAGTGGAGAAACGCCACTTTCTGCTGCTATAGAAACTAATCAAAAGGAATTGATATTACATCTTATGATGCTAGGAGCAAAGACTGAAATAATTGTTAAAGGTAAACCTCTTCTTGAACTTACAGAAAATGAAGAAACACGAAATGAATTATTAAAATATTTAGGTAAAACACCTGCTGAATTGAAAGATGTATACTATAAAGAGCAAAAAGGTAAAACTGCTAGAAATTTAAAACAACCTATCAATTGGTTAGGAACGAAGTTTACGCAAAAGAATACTTCACAAAATATTATAGATTTTGATGATTTTGAATCCATATTATTCTTTCGTATAACAACTAGTATACGGGGTTCTACTACAATAGAAGATTTGCTTAAACTAATAAAACAGATCAATAATTCTAATTTTAATGAAACTCTAGCAAGAAAATCTCGCTATAAATATATTTCTTCAAAAAATAATATAATAAATTTTAATAATCCATATGGTAATTATGGTGAAGAAACAGGTGCAACACCTCTTTGGTTAGCAGTAAAATATAATAAGAGTGAACTTATTAAACCTTTACTACAAGCAGGTGCTAATACTGAGGTTGTTGTTAGTGGACAAACATTACTTGAAATAGCAAAAGAACCTGTTGCTTCTCTTCTGCGTAGATATAGTAAAAAAACCCCTGCTGAAATTAATTTGTTAAATAAACAGGATGCTAATGCGGCTGCGGCGGCTAAGAAAGCGGAGGAAGAGAAGACTGCGGCTGCGGCGGCACAGAAGGCGGGGGAAGAGAAGGCTGCGGCGGCTGCTGAAAAGGAAAAACAAATAATCAAGTTACTTAGTTATTATGCTATATCGCGTGAACAAAAAGATGCTCTACACATTAAACTGACTGTTTTCACAATTAAACAAATAAATGCAAAAATACAGACATTCTTAGATAAGAATGCTCAAGTTGCTGCAAATCTTGCTGCAAAAGAAAAGAAGAAGGGCATCTTAGGTTTTTTTGGATTAGGTAGAACACGAAGACGCACCCGTAAAAATTGATTTCCCATTTATTACAGAACTACGCCAAAGAATGGAAACAATAGAGTTTAATTCAAAGTCGGCATCCTACTCTGAATTAAGCAATTTTCACTGGTCGCCTTTTATGCTAGAAGGCAAGATGTGGCCCACTGTTGAACATTATTTCCAAGCACAGAAGTTTCCAGCAAACCCGGATCTTCAAGAACGGATTTGTTCGGCAAATTCTGCCTTATCTGCGAAGCGTTTTGGCCAAACTAAAACATTTGCTTTTCGTTCGGATTGGGATGTAATCAAGGACACAGTTATGTACACAGGCATTAAGGCGAAGTTCCAGCAGAATCCTGTGCTATCAACTCTTCTTGCGGGAACAGGCACGGCTTGGCTCATTGAGAAGGCGCCACGGGATTCATATTGGGGGTCGGGGCCCAATGGCTGCGGCAAGAATAAGACAGGCCACATTATTATGCGTGTTCGGGCAGAGTTAGCTTCACAGCCAAATAACCCCTAAAAGCCGTATCATCCCAGCCATCCACAGGTAAAGTTGCGGAAATACCTGTTAACGGCTGAATATAACATAGATTTTTGATTTCATATCCATTCTTCCGAGCAATAGAAACCCGAGCCAAACCTTCTATCCAGCGGTCCAGTCGTTGGATTTCTGCTCGTGAATCGCCTTCCAAAAACATATAAATCGTGTTTCCCGCAATCAAATCCGCTTCACAGGTTAAATCAAGACGAGGGTCACGGAGGCTGACGCGTGCTTGAATTGCTTCAGTTGCTAGCAGATTAATATCGCTCAGAATATGGTCGCTGATTTTTTCCAAGAAGGGCAGACAATCCTTCAGATCTGCTTGGTCGGGGATTTTATAGAGGGGCGCATTACGGCCAAGACGTGACGAATAAATACATGCTAGACGATACAAATCATAGACTGTGGCCGCCGAGGTGATGCCTCTATCAGTCACACGACGCCAACTTGTGATTAAATCATTCCGCATAATCATCGGCGGTGACCCTTTTGCTGGCCCGAGCAGAAATTCCTCCAATTTACTTTCAACGTGACGCAGGTTATAAATCACACTGCGGATTTTATGAAGGATTTGCATGACAGGAATCATTTCCTCCATTGTCCATTCACGGCCGGGCGACAACTCCGTGATTTTCTGCTGGAGAACTGTGAATTCAAAGACTGGTGGTGCTTCTGCTCCAATGCCTAGACGAGCGGGAAAAAGTGCTGTTACACATTGCTGGATGAGTTCTTGCTCTTTCTCATAAATTGGAAGATCCTCTTTCAAAATACGAATGCGGAATAGAGACAGGCGGACTTTATCATCCCATTCGCCCGCTGATTCCGGGAATTTGATACCGATTTGTCGGAGAATATAATAGCGGATAAAAATGGAAAAATCCGCCATTGAATCCATACGGAAAACCCAATCGGGTGTTGTATATTGCTCTCCAGCAGGAAAGAAACATTTATATTGAATTCCATCCGTTTTTTTAAGAAGCAGTTGCGGAAGTGTACCTGGATTTAATTTAATTTTGCGAAAATCTTCACCAGTCCACGACATGAAAAAACTCTCAATATCCTTGCGTTCTACGGCAACTTCCTCTTCTATACTGGTGTGTTGAGCAATAGAATACCAGCGGAGCAGAGGACGGTGAATTTCACGGAGAAAGCGACACATATTCTTTTCGCCCTTGCTATATGTCATTATCAAATGGTTACGAGCACGCGTAATTGCAACATAGAAGAGTCGGCGCTCCTCATCAATACCCTCCTCATGTTTCATCTGCGGGAATGCTCCATCATGAAGTTTAACAATATAGACAACATCCCATTCCAGACCTTTCGCTGCGTGGAATGTGCTGAGAATAACATCAGCCTGTTTTTTCCGTTTATTGATTTTTTCCTCCGTCATTAGACGACAGGTGATTTTGCGTTGGACAAAAGCTTCTTCAAATTGGAAAAGGACATTATTGTATTTGCTCAAGATGGCGATTGAAGGTGCTAGGCTGCCAGCAGAATCAGCCATAGCTAAACGTGTTTGAATATCATTTACTATCCAGCCCACTTCACCCGCAAATCGATGAAAATATCGGACTTCCGGTCTAGATTGCGTGGTACTACTTATTGCTGTCATACGCTCCTTGTGTGATAAAGTGGGGATTTTACGCATTAGCGAATTAGCAACTGCTACAATGCTTTCGCTGCTTCTGTAATTATATGTTAATTGAAAATCCTGAATTGTCTTGATTTCTTCATGCATGTTCAGAATATATTCTACTCGGGATCCGCGCCACGCATAAATATTTTGTGCATCATCTCCAACAATAATTGCGTAACTTTGGCTACTAGCAAGAATTGCTCGGATAATGTCTAATTGAATATCATTGATATCTTGGAATTCATCAATTACAAGCATTTTGATTTTGCTGGACCATGCTTTTCCTTTATCTGTTTTCAAGAAATCTAGCCAAAGATATGGGAGTTCATCTACTGTGTGCATGATTCCTTCAATTGTTGTTGGGTCATTCTGGCGAAGAATCTGAAGTGAAAGTGCGTGGAATGTGCCAATATAGGCCGTCGTAGAACCTATTAGTTTTTCTAAGCGTTCACGCATTGTATCCGCACCTGAACGACTGAAGGTTGTTAGGACAACTTCTTCGGCTTTTATACCTAAATGTGTTATTGCGTGTGCTATCTTTGCCGTTATTGTGGTTGTCTTACCTGAACCTGCTGAGGCCAAGACCCGCAAATGCTGATTAAGAGGGGCTTGTACAATTTCATATTGCTGGTCATTGAGTGTTAGAGACCCAAATTCAAATTGAAGGGTGTGATTTTGTAGCATTCTTTCGGCTACTACCTATTCTGTGTTCGCATTTGGTGTTTATATTCCATGTAATTACATAGGGATGAGTCATTTTGATTCTATTTATACTGCTTATGTTGCGGCTGTATTTATACTTTTTGGTTGTTATGTTACTCAGGTTGTTAATGTTTCCGAATTAACAGTATTTGCCATTGTCCAGTCGGCTGTTTTATGGACTATTATTCGTCTGCTCTATCTTTTTATGTTCTCGTGGGACACTACACATCTTTTTGCGGCCATTTTCTTAGTGGCTGTCTTTGGCGGTGTTATTTTCTATTTCATGCCGCCGTTTATTCGCGATATTCTGGGGAACTTTCTAGCAGATAGGATACAGAATAGTGCGACAAGAACTACTCTAGATATTGAAAGTATTCTAAAAGAGGGACTGCCGGAAGAATAATGGGGGATGCCTGCGTATAGGTTTACAGCAAAGAAACAGGGCATCTAGCAGGGAGAATGTTAGAGATATTATTTCTACTTCTATTATCATGTGTTATCGCAACCTTCCTCTGGTATCGGTCATTTCAAGAATTTACGATTCTTCAATTGGAGTATACACCCGCGATAGTTCTACCCGATGAACGTGTTCCCATTATTATCCGGGGAATTCCGAGTCAATTTAAAACCTCATGGCTTTCAGTGCTAGCAAAACAGAGTTCTTTACCGGTTCTGCTGGAGGATAAAACACGGACACTTCTTAAGGAATATGCTGCAGGTGGAAAGGACCTATATCATCGTCTTACGGGAATTGAACTTGCTGCCAAATTTCATATTCACTCTAAATTCAAGGACACAATGATATTTCTAGCAAAGTTCTGGTATTTGCCAGTGGCACCGCTTCTTTCTCCCGCTTCTCTTTGGATTGTACCTGCGTCTCGGCTTATAGGCCTTCAACGTTCTCTAGCAGAGCGCACTGTTCTTACTGTTCATGAAGGTGCGACAACGATTTGGCTTTCGCGTGAAACAGTGGATATTAAAGATATTTTGACTGTGCTCAATAAAGACCCTTGGTCTCTATCTGTTAAAGAGACGCCATTCATTAACGATTTGCAGTTTGTTGAAGTGATTTTACGAGCAGGAAATTCATTGGTTTTGCCTCCGCGATCTCTATATGCGATTCGTTCAGATGAGGGAGCCTATGTTTCACGAGTTGAACTTCATTCAGCGTTGTCGCTTTTTATTTCAGGAATTTCACGCTCTTAGAATTAAAGAAAATCATGATAAAATAGAATAATGAGTGATCTAGAATCCGATTCGGAGACTGATTCTGAAAGAGCGCAACTGGAAGAGGGATTAGGAAAGGCGGCATCTATTATTGGAAAATCACTGAAGGAAGTGGATACTCTAATTCGTGGACTTCAGCGTCTTAATTCGCAACTTTCTATCATGGAAAACCTTGGAGCACCTATTCAAAAAGATATGTTTGTTGGAAAATATGAGATTCGCAAAGATATACCGGAAATGTCAGTGAAAAAAGGACAAGTTGTAACCTATAAGGAACTAGTGGGCTTAATTATTGCGTGGATAGATGCGGAGGAGATGGAAACAGGTGGGGTCATTACGCCGACGGCCGCATTTTCCGCAGTATTTGCTCTTAAGAAAGCGGGCGTAACATTTCCTGAAGTTTTAGGCCGGCTCAAAAAGATTATACATTAAAATTTGAATATCCGAGGTTTTTAAAAAACCAGCAGGGAAATGCCATTAAATACAGAACAAGAAGCCGTAATGGCTGAAATTCTAGCAGGAAAATCAGTCTTTATTACGGGGCCCGGTGGTGTGGGAAAATCATATCTAGTGCGGGAAATTAAGAGTAGGCTTTTGGAAACGGGTCGCAGTGTAGCAGTGACTGCGATGACGGGATGTGCTGCTCTTCAATTAGAGTGTGGCGCAAAGACACTTCATTCATGGGCGTCCATTGGTTTAGGAAGAGAACCCGTAGATGCTTTAGTGGCAGGTATTCGGCGTTTCAATAATCAAAAAGCAAAGGCTCGTTGGAAGCACACAGATGTCCTCATTATTGACGAAGTCAGTATGATGACGCCTGATTTACTGGAGAAATTAGATTCAGTTGGTCGTATTATTAGGGGGAAATTTGCGACTCCGATGGGAGGTCTTCAAGTTGTCTTTGTAGGTGATTTCTGTCAATTGCCGCCGGTTAGCAAGGATCTATCTGGGGCTGAAGTAGAGCCCCAACTCTTATTTGAATGCGGTGTTTGGGCGGAAATTGTACAGACGACCATTTGTCTCAAGCAGATTCAACGTCAGTCAGATCCTGTTTTCCAGCGGATTCTTAATGAGGCTCGGATGGGTGCTTTGACAGCCGAATCAGTGGCTGTGCTAGAAAGTCGGAAGATTAAGGATACTGTTCTAAAAGAGCAGATGGATGCTAGTATTGTAAAGCCCACATTGATTTTCAGCCGGAACAACAAGGTGGATGATATTAATAACAAGAATATGGATGCCTTGGACACGCCTCTTGTGGCTCGGAAATCTAAGGTTTGCTATGGCACAAAGACTGATCCGGGCACTGTAAACATGGAAGATCCAGCAATTAAATATGCTCTTACTCGGCTAGAAAATGACGCTCCCTATGTGCCCATGCTTTCTATGAAAGTGGGTGCACAAGTCATGTTGATTATGAATCTGGATGTTGAAGCAGGACTTGTAAATGGAAGCCGCGGTGTGATTATCCAATTTACTGAAACAGAGTTGCCAGTTGTTGAATTTCGGAATGGCATTAAGATGACAATTGATTTAGCCACATGGATGACAGAGGAGTTTCCTTTCATCGGAATGGCGCAGATTCCTTTACGTATTGCGTATGCGATTACAATTCACAAGAGTCAAGGTGCGACCTTGGATTGTGCTCTTGTGGATGTTGGTAAGGATACATTTGAATATGGACAGGCATATGTTGCTCTTTCACGTGTTCGCTCATTAGATGGTCTCTATATTTGGGGCCTTGATACTAGCCGAATTAAAGCGCATCCCCGCGTTGTAGAGTTCTATAAGGGTCTTTCTGCTTAAAAATTGGTTCTTCTATAAAAGAAGATGGAACATATTGATGCATTTTATTTTATAAATTTAGATAGGCGGAAAGACCGTCTTAAAGAAATTGTTGGAGAATTGGAAAAAATGGAAATTCCTTTTAAAAAAATTATTCGTATTCAAGCATTTGAACATAAGATAGGTATTTTTGGTTGCGGCAAGAGCCATATCGCAGCAATTAATCACTTTATTGAGTCAGGCAAAAATCGGTGTATGATTTTTGAGGATGATTTTGAATTCACTGAGACTAGAGAAAAGGTAAATGAAGTTCTTGAAAATATTTTTATATCGGGTGTAGACATTGATTGTTTAATGTTAGCGGGAAAAGATAATTGTGTTTGTAAAATTAACCCAACTCAGAAAACTTATATACAACGTATATTTTTTGCTACATGTCCTTCATGCTATGTATTAACTAAAAAATATGCACCGGGTCTTTTAAATAATCTTTCTGAAGGAGCAGCCAAGCAGGAAAAATGGATTAATACATTTGGAGAACCTGAAAATGCGTTCAATAACGACTATTATTGGATTTATGAGCAGATGTCCTGTAAATACTATTTTACAATTCCTAAATTGGGTAGGCAGCGGGATTCTCCATCGGATATAACACCAACTTCTAAAGCAACAATGTTTGTATTAAAAAAAAATGCCTAAACAATACTTACAATATAACAAAAGATGGATCAAATTGATACATTTTATTATATAAATTTGGAACGACGAATTGATAGATTACAAGAGATTACAGGTGAAATGAAAAAGATGAATATTCCGATGGAAAAAATTGTTAATATAAATGCGATTGACCATAGAATTGGTGCATTAGGATGTTCAAAGAGTCATATTTATGCAGTAAAACATTTTATTAATTCAGGTAAAAATCGATGTATGATTCTTGAAGATGATTTTGAATTTACAGAGACGCAAGAAAAAGTAAATGAAGTTCTTGAAAATATATTTTCTTGTACTGCTAGAATTGATTGTTTAATAATTTCTGGAAATGGTGGTTTTGTAGTAAAGACAACAAATCCATATTTAGAAAAAGTTATTGGTGCCACTACCACTGCTGGATATATAATAATAAAAGAATATGCTCCAAAGTTATTATATAATTTTATTGAAGGAGCCAATAAACAGGAAAAATGGATTAATACTTTTAATGAGCCTGAAAATATGTTTAATATAGATTTCTATTGGATGTATGAACATTTAAATAGAAATTTTTTTTATACAATTCCTAAACTTGGTAAACAACGAGATTCTCCTTCTGATGTAAAAGCTACATCAGCAATCACATTAACTTATTTACCCAATTAGACTTATAACTCTGCGTCTGTCGGTCTTGCTGCCCACCATTTATCCCATCGTGCTTGACGCACAGGTGCTCCTCGTTCTTTCTGTGCTTTGCGAATTTGCGGCGCTGTTTTAAATTTAATGGTAACAAAAGGATTTGTTTTTTCCTGTTTCGGTGGTTTAGCATATGCTTGTATAAGTGGATCACTTGCGTAAATTTCATTCGATGCTGCCTTTGTTTTTTCAAGAGTTTCCGCTTTAGTGCCGCGATCACCCGATGCTTGAAGGCCACCTTCTTCCTGTCCATAATGTGTCTCAAAGCCGCCCCACCAGTAGACTAGGATGCCTCCGTATCGTTCAAAAAAGCGAACAGAGCGAACAGCATCATCATTATGTGAAAGTTTTGTAGTAATCATCGGCGGATCATTGCGGGTTCCAAAGAAATTACCCGCCAGCATGAATGGACGAAATTCCTTAAATGGCTTACCCTGCAGATAAAACTTATTTGAAAGGAAAGAAAACGTGAAAGCACCGAGTTGATATTTATCAATTGTTGCGAAACCATCCTCAATGTACTTGTCAAGATTCTTGGCATCTTTTGTAAAATCCCCTTTTTCTGAAAATGTAAAGAAACGGCTTAAATCATCGTCTACAAAAATAATACGTTGTCCAACAGGAAAGAAGCGACAAATTGCTCGTGTTGCATTGGCTCCACCTAATTCTCCAACAACAATCTTCTTGTAGGGGTGACCTTCAAGTGCTTTTTCGTATAAATGTTTTTCTTCTTGATTTGCTACAAAGATATATAGCCTGTCAGTCAAGCCGTTATGTGCTAGCATACGGTATGTTTTGTGTGGAAATACGTTTGCTCTTTTATAAGAGCGACACGCAATTACATAGTTGTCTACCATCCTATTCTAGGCATTATGAAAAATTCAACACTTTACCATAGAACAGCCAAAGACCTACGCCAAAAACGGCCTTTGAAAAGACATCCAAAATATTATATGAAATATTCTTTGTTTCTTCATCTAGCATGTAGACAATTCCATAAAGAGACCAGAGAACAGCAAATGTATATAATGCTGAATAATTAGAGCCTTTTGGAATACAGCATGTGTAAATAAGCCATAGAAGAGCCAATAAGAATCCAAAACCGAGACCTACGCCCACTTCTTTAGGAATGCTACCTTGCTCGCCCATATAACCAGTAAGTAACATCAGCCAGTTGAAACAGAGCATCGTAAAAAAGGTCTTATATTGAATACTATAAACAGACTGATTGTAAAATAGTAGTAAACCCAAGATTATCAGAGGTGTTGTAATCATCCAGTCCAAATATCTGAGTTTTGTAAAATCCTTGAGTTCCCAGTTAGGTGTCTTCATCATTTCATTAAAGATGCCATAGACAATAGCAGCCACGAAACTTACTGTTGTTTCCAAATTCATAACATGCCGAATATTTCTGCTCGGAGTCCGCACAGCCTCAATAAGTGTAATTGATGTGTATCCCAGCAGAACTAGATATGAAATAAAAAATGTATCTTTAAGAAGTGTTCCATTCTTGAGTTTCGCCGACATCTCTATCTTATACTGTGGGAATAGGAAGACTAAAGATGATATTATTCCATATTACATTATTATGATTAATAATCTGCTGGTGATTCTGCTGGAAACCAACATTTGTTAGAAGCGATAATTTACTAAGTGATTTTTGATAGACATTATAAATGCGAAGAAATTCGTCTATAATACATTGAAGTTCTTTAATATCCAGGTTTAAAAGCCGTATTTCAAACTGCTGTATTGATGTACGTGTCTTTTCCGCGACTGTTTCTCTTGCTATACGTAAATTCTTCAAATGCTGGATTTCATCAGACCAATGGATGATTGCTCCACCACCATTATCGGCCCAAACAAGCCGAGACATACGATTTACATACTGATGATACGGATTAACATTTGGTGAACCATAGATAACATGATGCTTGAGAAAATGGGCCTTTTCATCAGGTTTAAGATTGTATAAGAAACATGTCTCAGGGAGATGATGATATAACGATAAACACGGTCGGCCTTGCTTGAGCCAGATGCGCCATAAAGTATGAATTGAATGAACACCGCCATCATGAAATTTATAATTCCGGGAGGCCCAATTCCAAAAGCAGTCACGGCGCTTTACACCGCAATGGATACTTTTGTCGGTAATTCCGAGAACTTTAAAATCGGTTGAAATGCGCCAATTGAAACGATTCCATATGGGTGCTCTATATACAAATTTACGCCAACCACTGCTGACTTTTGCCATAGTGGCACAGTCAACAGGGTCTAAATATCCTAGAATTAGATGCATAATATCTGAATTGAGTGAAAGACCCCATTCCATTTGCGTTTATTAATGCTTATCAAGCATAGTATTTCAATTTTAATTGGGGTTTCTGCGACAAAGAAACTAATCTTAAGAAAATAAAAAAATTTGAGGATAGAACGCAGTCAAATAAAAGGCAACCCTGGATATTTTCGCTTCAATGATTACGAGCAGACTCAATATGGAATCTTCAAGTGTCGCGAATTTGGCTCCGATTGCGTCAGTTATGATTGAAAATGTGCAGAAGATTTCTGCTGGACAGGCAAAGCGTTCCAGCATCGCGAATGAGGAGGAGGCATATGTCACAAAAGGCATTGCCGCAATTGACGCTAAGACGCCCCTAACAGATGAGGAGGCGGACCGTTTTGTAGTCTTTCCTATTAAGCAGCCGGGCTTATATCAGATGTACCAAAAGCACTTGAGTGTCTTTTGGATTCCTGAAGAAGTTTCATTAGCTAAGGATGTAGATGATTATCAGAACAAACTCTCGGGAAACGAGCGTTTCTTTATTAATCGCGTCCTCGGATTCTTTGCAGGTTCAGATGGAATTGTTATGGAAAATTTGGCTATGCGCTTTATGCGTGAAGTACCGTACACAGAGGCTAAGTTGTTCTATGGTGTACAGAACATGATGGAAGGCGTACATTCTGTTATGTATTCGCTGTTGATTGATACATATATCAAGGACCGGGAGGAAAAGCGGAATATGCTGGGAGCTATTACCCGTGTTCCGTGTGTCCAGAAGAAGGCTGCGTGGGCTCTCCAGTGGATTGATAATGCGGATGCGGATTTTCCTACACGTCTATTGGCTTTTGCCATTGTGGAGGGAATCTTCTTTTCAGGGGCGTTTTGCTCCATCTTCTGGCTCAAGCAGCGTGGTGTTATGCCCGGCCTGACCACTAGCAATGAGTTCATTTCCCGTGATGAGGGCCTACACACGGATTTCGCCTGCTTGCTCTATGGGATGCAGTCGGAGAAGTTGAACAAGACTAAGGCATATAAGTTGGTCAAGGAGGCCGTCAAGATTGAGAAGGAGTTTATCACGGAGGCGCTGCCGTGTGCTCTTGTTGGCATGAACGCCAAGCAGATGTCGCAATACATTGAGTTTGTGGCGGATAGGTTGCTCGTACAAACGGGCTATCCGAAGGCTTATAACGTTGCTAATCCTTTCCCATTTATGGAGCGTATTTCGCTAGAGGGGAAGGATAACTTCTTTGAGAAGCGCGTTACAAATTATGCGTTGTCGGGTGTGGGGAAGACGGTGGAGGAGCAGTCGTTTGGCTTAGATGCGGATTTCTAAAGAAATCCCATCTTGCCTCGCGCCCTTTAGGGCGTGTTCGGACGCTGACTTCTGAGGAGAAGAGTGTCAAGCGGAGAGTTTAGATGCGGATTTCTAAAACCAAATATCATCCCTACAGACGCCAAAGCGTTCGCAGATGAATTCTTTTGTTGTTGTCTGTTTTTCTTGCAGAAGTGACTTGTATATTTCTACAGGTGATTTCCGCCAGAACGTTATGAATAGAATGTATAGGAAAATAATAGCAGCGGCAAAATTCAGGGCATTTCTTGATGTATCAAAGGGTATCCACGCAAAAGGCAGTAGATGAATGAGCAGAATAACTAGATTTTTTGATAAGAGTTGATTGTTAGGATTCAGAATAATTTCCAAGGTGCCGATGGTACATAGCAAAATTAATGGAAATGTTGAAATTCCATGAATTGGATATAGTATAGAGACTATAAGAGCCCAGTATGATAGTAAATAATAAAAACGCGTTTGCGTCCCCGCCATTGTGTATCTAACTGTAGGAGAAGATATGTCGGAGTATTGGAGCACGAATTTTTTGGCCTTTTCTACACCTAGATTTGTAACATTTGACCTGAGTGGATATAAATTTCAGTCCCAGGCACAAATTGGAGATCTTCGGAACTGCTGGAATATCTATGAAAATATTCAGACTTGTAATATTGCTGTCAGTACAAGCATTGGTCTCGGAACAAAAAGTTATAGTGCTGGTGTAAATGACCCTTTATTTTATCAGTTTCACAGTTTGGAAGAAAAAAATAAATTTACAAAAGGTCAGCAACTTCACTATCTTCGTTATCCCTACATTAATTTTTCAACAACAGTTAGGTGATGCCTTGTGCTAAACATATTTATCCTAGCACATTTACAAATACACCCAATGATGCTCTGTTCAAGACAGCGGCTGAAAAAATAATCGCAACCAAAGATCTTACTACGTATATTTATACTTCTACCATTCAAGGGACGACGACCAAGCCCCGATATTTTAAGAGTTATCAGGATTATCTGGCAAATCTAAAGGGGCGAAATCTATAGGCTGAACAGTATATTTTGTCTGATATTTAAGAACCTGACTTGAAACTGCAGGAAATGCCTTTCCTAACTTTTGGAGAATTTCAAGACGGCGATGTGCTAGTATCTGAGCCGTCCATGTTGCGATTCCAGCATTAATAGTTGTTGCTTCCATGTTATTTTATCCTGGGCTTCGGGGTTAAATCAAATTTATGCCAGTTGCTCTTGTTCCAAAGCCAATTTCTGTGCCATGATTTCCTTATAATTGGGGAGCAACTGAATATGAAGGGTCTTTGGCTCAAAGGGATCCTTAATAGCCTTTCCAATAAGAGTAGGTGTTTCCGGCGGAATATTATACGTATAGCAATCTCCATTGGTATTATCTACCCAGTACACAATACCATTTAGGGCGGCGCGAATCAAATTCTTCTGTAGCGTGGACATTTAGTATTTATAGAGGGCTTAAACGTCTGTCAAATTTATAAATAAATTAAGACAATTTTTTTAAATAAAAATTAGACCCTACGACAAAGTAAACAAATACGCCAGCTGATTTAGATCTCCCAGAATTTCATCCCGAATATTCAATAAGTCAGTATCTTTCGGATTGATTGTCTTTGAGAATGTCCCCTGTAAGTATGCTCGTGCAGCATTAAGATAGATTGCGGCTGTCTTCTCCGTCATATTCTTGAGCGTAATTGTGTCCGTTGCTCCAGTTACACGGGGCCGGCCATATTTGCCCATACTAACTTCCACAAAATAATCAATGTGCTTATCCAATGATTCTAAATACTTGTCGGTTGCAATATGCCGAGCATGCTGATATGTCTGCCAGTGATAGAGTTTAATCTGATTACGTATCTCAAATAAAAATTGAATCTGCTTTGATGTCATATCTACTATAGACAACTATAATGGTGAAGCATATGTGTACTTTCTGTGAAAATTATATTCCATCAATTCCATCCAAACATACGATAGAGAATTGTTCTTTTCGTATGAGTGTTAAATGCTTGAAATGCTGTATGTCTGGACATTTAACATCGGAATGTTCTATGCAAATCACTTGGACACGACCGCAGTTTCTCGAAGACTTAATTTCCGACGAGGATAAGAAACGCTGGCAAATAACAACCCAGACGCCTATCCTTCATTCACCTCTGACCTCAAGCAATTATACAGAAACAGCCCTACGTGAAATTCCAAAGACAGATACACTGCGGGTAGTCAATCAAGATAAGAAGATTCGGGATTTTATGCGCACAAACGGTGTTAAGACAGTTCACGAGCAGATTGAAAACATGCGCATTATAACTGAATGGGCAATCCAGCAGGGTAAGCGGATTGAATTTGTAAAAGAAATCCCCGCTACAAACAATACAAATGTCGGATGATAACAGCACAGAGTTCTTTGAGAAAATTCTCCGTGCTGAGCCCAAACCTCCTAAATCAATCCAATTGGAACTTGATGCTGGAGACGAGCAGGGAATGTATGAATTCTTTTTAATGTTTATGACACATTCTTTGGCCTCATGGTATGGACGACCTGTAGATCTCAAGAAAGTGACCGAAGCAAAACTTCAAACTCTAGCAGAATATTATGCTTCATTTGGAATTCGGTTTTTATGTGTATCTGAGCCAGAACCTGAAGTCTATATGCTGGATAACAAGAAGTATTTGGAAGAGAAAAAGTTGGAAGCAATGTGTTTTCAAGCTGTTTCAGGTGGGAAACTCTGGACTATCCGTTTTAAGTTTCTTTAGCGTACAGGCCATCCAATCCGACCCATAAGAAGAAGAGATATTAGTGCAGCGATACTTATAGTAGCAAGAATAACGGGGCCCGCTTGTGAAGCACCTATGACTTCAAAGTTTTCTTGAATAACACGCTTTTTAGGCTGGTCGTCAAAGGCAGAATCGGCTGTCATTTGATTTAAATTCGCCTGGCTTTGCTGAGTCAACTGATTGGGATTTCGGGGGTCTGAATCACTATACTCGGAAGGAATCGCCGCACGAGCATCGTTCTTAATAAGAGACATCTTCTATTCCCATGGTAAGATTTTACTTACGTCCAACATAGTTGGTGGTAAAGGCCGGGCTAAATGAAGCTCCGAAATTATCATTGGGCTTCTGGTGTTCAAATACTTTGGCTCCAGCAGAACCAGTTGCTGCTTCTAGTGAATGAGCCCACTGCGTCGGAGGGAAAGGTGTTGATGCCCACGGACCTGTGGACTGAGGACCAGTAAACATTCCTCCGTTCGCTAGTGGCGGTGGGGCGGATTTGTAAGCACCGAACTGTGTTGCCTGTTCGGGTGTTGCCCATCCTCCTGCAGACCAAGTTGTTGTCGGGAGAAAATCAGCCATTCCGAGTTTACCGCCACGCTGTCTTATCCTCTGTGTTTTCCGTTTCTGCTGCTTCTGCTTTTGCTTCTGTTGCTTCTGCTTCAGTTGCTTGTACTTTCGTGTAGTAACGCACCCCAGTTTGCGATTACAGACGCGTCTTGTTTTGCGAAACGTATTAGCATTCCTTGGCATCCCTTCTTTGACGTTAGATTTTCCTTTTTAGTTTCTTGCAGAAAGTAAAGAGATAAATGTCAACACGTTCCCAACGCGTAAAGTTGATGATTAAAGAGGTTACGGAGGCACTCCTTTCCAAGCCCCCCGCTGTTGTCGCCGGACAATTTCCCAACTACCAGACCGAGTTTCCTCTGTTGTTTGCCATGATTCTAAAGCCCGATTATGATCAAGTAATTCTCCAGAAATTGATTGAACAGTTTGAGAAAATGGAGTCGGGGGCACAGACGCAGCATCAATCCTCAGTTGAGGTTGGAACTGTTCTTGTAAATACCTTCGTGAAGGGAAAGGTTGCGCAGTAGTTTCAGACCTTGTTCTTAATGGGAGTAGAGACCCTATACTAAGAAGTTCAGTTGTTAGTATAGCAAGTTGTGTTTCAGGGGTATTATCTTTGTAAAACTCATTGATTTCAATATCATGCTGTGTACACCATTCAATTGATCTATTAATATTTTCATTAATCTGTCCCTGTAGCATTACAGTTGTTTTTGTTTCAATTATGGTAAGCGTTCTCTTAATTGCTTCAATCTGGCACTTGGAAAATAACTCCTGAAAAAACATAATTTCTTTCTCAAATTCCAAATATTCTTGTTCTTTGTGCATTGTTGTGTCCAAGAATGATAGAATATTCTTCCCCTGTGTCTTTAAGGGACATAAGGCTTTTGAGAAAATACGGATTGCGTCTTCCTGCGGACCAAGATATCCGCGGCAAACTAAATATCTCTCGGAATTAGCTGCTCGGCTAGTCTTTGGTTTTGTAATAGTCCATTCACGAAAGTGACGGGTTGTAATATAAAGCATTTCCAGTGTTGGCTGGAGAACTGTATCAAAGAATTTTATAATAAGAACTCCGCCCTTTTCTAGCACAGATAGTCCTAAGAGAATTTCTGCTAGAAGTAACTGGATAACGTTTTCTTCTTGATTATTAAAATCATTTGTAAAATCAAATCCGCCATCGGCTGTATATAAATGTGCCTTGCCACTTGGGCTTTTTGTTGCTAGAATTTCCTTAAAGGCTGTATGATTTTCTAGATTATATAAATTACCAGTGCTGTCCTTTCCGTATGTAATTTCAACTCCGGGATTTTTATGAAGAAAGGCTTGCGACTTTTTCCATCCAGGTATATTCTTATCTGTTGACCTGAGTGTCATCGCAAGACTGCCTTGAAGTATTAAATTCTTTTTTGCTGCTATATCAACAATTGCTTCAATAAATCCACCAGGTCCCTCGGCTGAGTGCGCCGTAATAAATTCTTTAGGAATACTATCTGCTAGATTAAGACTTTGCCAGATTTCAATCATTTTATAATATGAACGACTTAGGGGAATTTTCTTTGCAACACTATACTGCATCCGACGAGCAAGTGATAGAAAAACAAATTCATAGGGATTTGTAATCTTCTTATATTCATCCCATGTGTTTTGATGGTCCATATCATCTATACGATTTTTAAGGCGATGTAGCGTCATTAAGATAGGAGTTAGTGCTGCTGAGAAATGACCTTTTTGTTCGTCTTTTACCTTTGTGAATTTAAGATCGTATCGCATATAGTGGGAATGTGGACCACCAGGTATCCAATAAGTTTTATCAGCCATACTTAGTTAGTGGCGGCGGGGTTTAGATGCCGTAAGTATAATCTGACAAGAGCACCAGCAGGCCCTCCCATGATGGCTTTGAGACCTTTCTGCGGGCTCCAAAGACTTAGTCCGTTTTTTTCGCGTTCATCCTTTCGGAGATTTACTGAACGCGGATCTTCCCAAACAGTGTTAACTCGTTCTTGAGCAGCCTCAAAATCTTTACGGGAAATTTCTGCAGTGAAAATCATATATTGAAAATACATATTCGCCTCGGGGTAATCACTATGCGTAGATGAGTATGCTAAATTCTGCTGGAGTTTGAGTTTCTTGAGGGAACAGGGAAAGATTTTAGATTCCTCCTCTATTTCGCGTTGGATTGTGTATCTGAGAACCTCATTTAAAAAAGGTACGTGTTCTTTACCTCCAACAAGACGGCGGGCTGCTAGCATCTCCTTCTTTTCAACTTGTCCTTTGATAGGTTCCCAGTTATTATGGTCTTTTGGTCCACCTATGGGTTTATTCCAGCGATGCACTATCGCAAAGGCATTTGGCGAATCTTCGCCCTTAATGGTTAAGAATACACAGCAACGTAGGAAGATTTTAGCCTTTGATTCGGGCATTTCCACATAGACATAGTCCTTGTCAAATCGGTCAAAGTGATAAACGCCTAGTTTAGCACCAGGCATAAAAATATCCCAAAAAGCATGGCTTCCATCGGGCGTTTTTATCTTTTCATTTTGTGTCATTATACCTATTCTATCTACACTAAAGTAATTTCCATCTCCTCATATTCAGCAGTAGTCTCACGCTGGTCTGGGAGAGTTGCTTCAAGACGGAGTCGGGGTAGAGCACAGGCATCATCCTTTCCACCACCTGCTGCGCGCGATTCAAAGAGCACATTTTCCTCATCCTCCTCAGTAAACTGCTCCTCCTTATCAATTCCTACAAGGTCAACACCCGTGGCTTCGCTCATGAACTTCTTGAGTGAATCTTCGTCCAGCAGAATTGATGAGAATGAAGTGCCGCCGCGAATTGGCTGACCTGTCATGATATTGGCTGACACACCTGTAATCGGGTCCAGTTCACCGAATAGAGCAGCACGGAGCATGATATCTTCTGTCTGCTCAAAAGATGCCTTTGCTAGAGGTCCAATGTTATTCTTATTAATGCCATAGCGGTCTACTGTCATGAGTTTACCCTTAGAGCAGATAACATCGCATAGGAGGCCGAAATGACGGAAGTTTACGTTATTATCCTCGAAAAGGCCACTGATTTCCTTCAAGAGAACTGCACGGGTTGCTTCAATACCCAGATTTGAATAAATATCGTGAATATTATTGCTGTACAGTCTTTGAGGGTCAATATCAGGGTGGCAGAGTACATCCAAGAAGTTTGTTCCATCCGTGTCAAGGACAAACTGATCAACCTTCTCATAACGACCCGCTGTCTCGTTAAACTCAAAGAAGTCCTTGATATAACTGAACGTCACTGCGCGCAAACCTGTAACACCTCGGACAAGCGTATTTGTTAGAAGATTATTCTGTAGTTTCTTGAGTGCGATTAAATCATCCATTGGGTCACTCGCATAAGGGGGTTCAAGACGCATACGGATAATGAGTTCATCGGCATTGTAATCTGTGTACGCGGTTTCCAGGCCGAAGCGACGCTTGATTACATAGAGAACATCCTCCATTGTAATATTCTTAAGGAACATCTTATCGCGGTCCAACTCAAGGCGGAGAATCCACGGGCTCTTCTTGGGGGTTGAGATTTCCTCTTCACCAGTGGATGCTGCTGCTGCGGCTCCAGCAGCTGTGCTGGAGCTTATGCTTTCATATGCTAGGAAGAAGGATAACCACTCTTGGTCTTGTGCAATAACTGTAGCATCATCACGGGGATCAAAGTAGATACGAGCAACAGTTACAATATCCATTAGAAGAGTAAACTCCAATTCCTGTGCGACACGACGGGCCTCCTCCTTGGACTTGCGTAACTCCGGCTTCAAGTAAATAGATAGCACAGACGCTTTCGGATTACGTGTTGCTTTGAGGAGTTCCTTCAGACGGGGAATACCTCGGGTTCCAGCAGACTTGGCTGCTACACCTGCCAAGTGGAAAGTGTTCAGCGTCATCTGCGTTGAAGGTTCACCAATACTCTGAGCCGCAATGATGCCTACCATTTCACCCGGCAAGCACCATGAAGCCCAGTTCCTGTTAATAATCTGCGTAGACAATACTTCCAGTGCGGCCTGCGTGAAACCGCGGCGCTGAAGATTCTGCGGATTCATATGATAACGGAGAAGAGCAGCCCAAATCTTATTCCGCGGCATTGTTCGCTCCTTGATACGCTCAATCATGGCTAAGACCTGTGTGCCTGTAACCTTGTTAGGCTCATCCGGATTTAAGTTGAACTGTAAGGTAATATTCTTGATAGTTCGGTCAAGATGAACTGGACCAGCCACTGTCTGCTTATCTGTCTTAATGAGTTTGCTGCCGAGAACTCCATCTACTAGCATGTTTCTGTCAGCCTTTACTGCTGAGACGAATGCTTCGCCTTCCGCCCCCGCATCCGGAACTGCAAACTGCTCTTCAATTTCCGCATCGGAGAGCCCGCCAATATTGAGGGGCTGATATTCAATCTTGGTGGAATTTGTGCCATCCTCACCGTATGAGAACTGGATGATTGTGCCTGCCGCATCACGCACCGTCTTATCGTGCTGGGTCATTAGGTCCTCCATCGCTTTTACGAGCTGACGCTGGAGATATCCTGTATCAGCCGTCTTAACGGCAGTATCAATCAGACCTTCACGACCTGACATAGCGTGAAAGAATGTTTCTGCTGGAGTCAATCCCTTAATGAATGAGGACTCAATGAAACCACGAGCCGCTGCGCCGTCATCGTACCGCTTGAAGTGAGGAAGCGTACGGTCTTGGAGACCATAGGGAATACGCTTACCTTCTACGTTCTGCTGACCGAGAACAGCAATCATCTGAGCAACGTTTGTGTTAGAACCCTTTGAACCCGCCTTAATCATATTTGTCATGCGATTGTTATCGGCTAGGGAATTCCTTCCCAACTTACCTGCGTTATTCACGACCTGATTCAGTTCGCCGAAAATGAGACGTTCAAACTCTTCCTGATTGGTGCGGCCGGATGAATTGTCAAAGAGACCCAAGTGCACCTGCTGGATGATGTTCTCAATCTTGCCCTTGAGTTCGTTCATGAGTTTGTCAATATCCGTGCGTGTATTTGCATCAGCAATTAGGTCGGATAGGCCAACTGAGAAACCGCTGTTCATCAGATGAATGGCCACAATTCGCTGAAGAGAATCCAAGAACTGTACTGTCTTTGCCGGACCATAGTCATTGTAGATTAGGTGAATGAGGGCCGCGGAGAAGATTGACTTATCAAAGACACCCTGCGTAACAATACCATTCTTAATGCGGACAAAGTTCTGGGACTTCGGATCACCCTTATCCTTCTCCTCATCGTATTGACCGTTGGGCATATCCAAGTTGAGGGGAGGCAACAAGACACTAACTACCTGCTGTCCCGACCACTTCATACCCTTCTCCATTGATGAGGCGGGAGGGAGGATACCCGTCCAATCCGGTGTCTGAATAAGCATATTCATGGCTTCCCGCATATTCAGTTTAACATTGTTTCGCATGAAACGATTTACACCCACGAGTGTGTCTTGAACAACTGAAACAATGGGCTTGGAATCACGAGGGCTCACAATCTGGAGAGGAACAGCCGCAATCTCACGGAGTTCCATGGCCGCCTCTTCGCTCTGGGGAGCGTGTAAGTTCATTTCATCTCCGTCAAAATCAGCATTGTAAGGGGCTGTAACTGAAACGTTGAGACGGAACGTGTTATGGGGCAGCACACGGACTTGGTGACCCATCATGCTCATCCTGTGAAGAGAAGGCTGACGATTGAATAGCACATAGTCACCATCCATCAAGTGACGATTCACAATATCGCCCTCAAAGAGTTGAAGGTCCTTGCCCGTAATGTGCTTGAGGGAAATCATGCGATTATCGGCTGCGCGCACAATTGTCTTAGCACCTGGATATACATCGGGACCATTCTGAATCAACTTGTAGAGTTTATTGATATTGAAACTAGTAACACGCTCGGGATAGGTCAAATTAGAAGCAATGCGAATAGGAACACCGATTTCCTTAATGCTGATATTCGGGTCAGGAGTAATAACAGTACGAGCAGAATGCTCTACACGCTTGCCTTGGAGATTGTTACGAATACGACCTTCCTTAGAACCGAGACGCTGCTGAACTGACTTCAGAGGACGGCCGGAACGCTGAGCAGATGGAGGAACACCAGGAATCTCGTTATTAATGAAAGTCGCCACGTGATACTGAAGAACATTCGTCCATTCATCAATTACCTTCTTCTTAACATTCTTAGCAATCTTATCTGCTAGAAGCGTGTTTGTCTTGATAATATCCACCAACTTTTGAGTCAGGTCATCTTCTGACCTCTGATTATTATCCTGCAGGACAGAAGGACGAACCTGCGGTGGCGGAATGCTGAGAACTGAGCACATCATCCAGTCCGGGCGACACCAGTAACGGCTGAATCCCATGAAATCTACGTCGTCGTCACTGATACGCTTGAGGAGACGGTGAACATATTCAGGCTCTAGGAATTTGCGGAGTGTGACAAGATTTGCGATAACCTTGCCGCTTTCCTTATCTGTAACTTGACCAGTAGGAACTGCTCCTTCGGGCATCTCCGATTCACCATTCAGCCCAACAGGAATCTCCATGTCCTTCCATTCCGCGAAAATCTTGCAGATATCATCCTCTGTGTAATTACGGGGCTGGCGGGCGCCGCAACCATCTTCAATAACTTCACCGCAGCGGCTAATCTTTGTACACTGACCGAGGACCTGCTTCCAACGGGCCTCACCTTTGAGTTTGAGAAGATTCGCGTGCTGGGTCTTGTCAATTAGGAGTTTCCCGCATTTCATACAACAGCAACGTAGGACTTTAAGAACTAGTTTGAAGAACTGAATATAATAAACAGGGCGGGCCAATTTGTAATAACCCCAGTGACCTTGGCACTTGTGATTATTCTGAAAACAGGAACGGCAATTTTTCCCATTCTCTAGCACGCCCATTCGGGGATCAAAGAGACCTCCGATTTTGCCTTCCTGTGTATTATGATTTGTAATTTCTACGACAGACCGGCGGATAATCTCGTCCGGGCTGAAAATCCCAAACTGAATTCCGACTATAGTCTCTGTTTCAGAAGTACTTGGAAGAAAGGGCATCCTATCTGTCCTATATATGGTTTTTTTAAACTGTGGCTGTGTGCGGTCAAATTTTATCCGAATATTTACAATAAATTTGAAACTTTTGTGGATTCCTTAGTATTGTAGTTTAAACATGTCTCTTGAAATTATCATTGGCCCTATGTTTGCGGGGAAGTCATCGGCACTGCTTTCACGTATACGGCGAAGCAAAGCAATTGGAAAGAATGTTATGATTATAACATCTTCACTGGATAAACGTTATTCAGTGGAGCCAGCACTTGTAAGTCATGATAAGGAATCAGTTGCGGCGTTTGCTACGTCAAAACTGATGTCTTGTTTACAGGACGATGATGTACAGCTGGGTAAATTGCTAGAATCTGACCTTGTTATTATTGAAGAAGCCCAGTTCTTCCCTGATTTGCGTCAGTTTGTAGAAATAGTTCTTACACTTAAGAAAAATATTGTAGTTTGCGGGTTAGATGGAGATACTGCTGCTAATCCGTTTGGTCAAGTGCTGGACTGTATTCCTCTAGCAGATTCGGTTGTGAAGATGACGGCTTTGTGCGAAATGTGCGGGGATGGAACACCGGCTATCTTTACTGGGTTGCGGTCTTCTGCGGGTTTAACTGCAGGAGCAATCCATGTTGGAGCATCGGAGACGTATATTCCACTTTGCCGGCGGCATCGATTCGTTTAGCGCCGACTTCTTGAATTTACATTCTTATTTGGCTCTTCAGACTGGGCACCCATAACTAATTTTAAGCCTCCTATCAGTGCCAAAATGATGGGACTGCCAATTGCCATAATTGTATTAAAATCATAATCCGGATCTTGTGCGTTAAGACCATAAGCAACACCTGCTAGAACTCCAATTGCGACTAATGCAACCCCAACAAGAATTATAGTTGAATCCATCTCCCTATTCTAAGCCTATTTTTTACATACTAAAGACAACTTTTGAAAAAGAAATAGAAACAGAATGGAGCAAAATAAGGCATTAGAAGAACTACTGGATGCAGCAGGATTCTATGAGGAAACCAGTACGAGTAGTGAAGTTACGAGCAAGTATCCTGTTGATGCCGTCCTGTGGGCTGGTTCAACGAATTTCTGTAAAGAGGTTGTTATCGCAAAGTCTGAGGAATATGGACGCATGCTATTTACGGATGGTGAACTCCAGAGCACCGAGGGAGATGAATCCATTTATCATGAGCATTTAGTACACCCGGCTATCATCACGTATAAGACTCTCTATGGTAATAAGCCACTGCGCATTTGCGTTCTTGGAGCAGGAGAAGGAGCCACCTGCAGAGAACTCTTAAAATGGCCGGTTTCAACTGTTAAGGAAGTTGTATGGAATGATATTGACCAAAGCCTAGTTTCTCTTTGCCGTGACTATTTGGGTTATTGTCCTGATAAAATTAATCAGATTTTCTATCCCAATGAGCGTGTAATTTATCTTAATCTAGATGCGAATGATTTACTCAAAGATGAGACGCTGCCGCTATTTGATATTGTAATTTGCGATTTACCCGATCCCGAATTAGATGTAAAGAAAGGATTGTATAGCCCGGTTTTCTGGAAAGACATGTATTCTCGGATGTCACCCAATTCTGTAGTCATAACCCACTGTGGACCAGTTGCGCCTGTTTCTGTGGATGGAATGGCCCTGGCCTACTCTGTCCGGGATGCGATGGTTGCTGCAGGATTTGCGGAGCCGCGACTAGGTAAGATCGCAATTCCCTCTTTTCAGAGCGAATGGGGCTTTCTTGTAGCGACCAAGGCAGAAGCAGTTCCCGACTTGGCTGCGGATTTGCTACCGGAAGGATGTCGTATTTTGGACGCAGATGCTTTGGCTGCTTTTTTCCGCATTCCCGCATATTATACCCGGAGTTTGTAGGGAGGCAATGGCCGATTTATCACCTACACGCATATTAGCGTTTGACTTTGACCTGTGTGTTTGTGATGGAGAGGGATTTTTTGAATTGTTCACGCAGCTGCTGGACATTTATGAATTCTGTCAACTGCGTCGTAATATGACGGACAAAGACACACGAGGCAGTCTACCGGAGGATTTTATGGATGTAGTGGAAAAGGCATATAAGACCTTGGCACTTGACGCCGCCGCTGCTTCCAAGAAGAAGGAATTGTTTTTATTCCGTCCCGGTATGGAAAATGTTTTCCGAACTGCTCAACTAATGAAAAGCCAAGGTCATTTGAATTACATAATGTTTTATTCTAACAATAGTTGCCCAGAATTTCTATCTTTCGTAGAACTTGTTATTCGTCTTTCAAATCTGAATATGTTTTCAGTTAAAAAACCTGTAGTAGAACTTGTTTTTACAGCACATACTGCCTCGCGGATGAAAGTGGAGCGTGCTCCAGCGGGTCAACCTAATGCGCGGGAAAAGACAACACGAGGTATTATACAGTGTTTAGAAGACTTAGATTTGCCAGTAAGTCGCCATCCCGAAATCCTCTTTTTCGATGACATGAGGCATATGGGACTCGGCTCTGCGCTTAAAATTGTACCGGAATACAGTGCTCTTCATACTTCCCAGCAGATCTATGATGTGTTCTTTGGGTGCTTAGAAAAAACTGGACTTTTTATTGGTGGAGAACTGCGACCTGAATGGCAGCGTCTTGGTATACAGAATTCACTCATGAAAAATAGCGCAAGTGCGTTCAAGGAATGGTTAGATGAGAAGGATTTACCGAAACAACCTCTGACGACAGGCCCCGACTTTGAGAAGAATTTAAAAGTTTCCGACGCAATGATAGGAGAAATTTACACATTCTGCGGCGTTCAAGCAATCAATAAACGAAAAAGTCGGAAGCGGCGGGGAAAATATGATTTGGCTTAAAATACTTTAATATGGTAGAGATGGCAAGTCTAACAGCAAATGCTTCACCACCAAAACAGGAGTCTCCTCCTAAAACTGGTGATGATAAAGACAAGCCTAAGGCGGATGTTGCAAAACCAAAGAAATTTTTGAATGGATGGACGCCTGAACTGGACGACTTAATGGCAGAATGGGCGGATAAAGCAGCGTGCTATCGGTGGATGCATGAACGCACAGAGAAGATTTTTAGTCGCAATGACCGGATGATTACCATTCCCGTCATTATTCTAAGTACATTGACGGGAACAGCCAACTTTGGTCTCACTTCCATTTTTGGCGATAACAAAAGCGCTGCCAGTTTGGCGACACTTGCGATTGGCGGTGTTTCTATTATTGCTGGAATCATCACAACGCTGGGCAACTTTTTGAGATACGCGCAGGGCTCTGAGGCACATCGCGTTAGCAGTATTTCATGGGGCAAATTCAATCGTTTAATTTGCGTTGAACTGCGTTTGAATCCTAATGAACGCATGGATTCAATGTCCTTCTTGAAGATTTGCCGTATTGAGTTAGACCGTTTGATTGAACAGTCACCGCCTATTCCAGATTCTATTATTGCGGCTTTCCGTAATGAATTCGGTTCATCCATGGATGTTAAGAAGCCCGATATTGCGGCTGCAATTGAACATACAAAGGCTTTCAAAGACAATGGTGCTCGTCTTAAGAAGATGGCAGCCGAAGCCGCAATTATGATTCAACAGAAGAAGGGCGTTCTCCGTCAACTTGTTGTTTCAGATATTGATATTCGTATTAAGGAAGAAAATGACCGCATGCGTCTTGAACTCAAGCCGATGCTGGAAGCAATTGCTAAAAAAGCAGCACAGGACACGCTTAAGAGTATGAATTTGGGAGGTAAACCAGCACGTGAATCATCTCCTGAGCCAGCCCCGAAAAGTTCATTATCATCTAGCATTCATGCTAAGAAAGCAGCGGAGATTAAAAATGAATTAAGCAGGATGGCTTCTTCGGGTGTTGTTAGTATGATAAAATCACAATTTAAGATTGGATCTGAACTGCCGATACCTTTCTCAGCTCCGCCAGCGACAATGTCGCAAGGGCCAGCTGCGCCAACCACAAATGAAAAGAAAGATGACGATGAAGATGATTCAGATAAATCTGTAGTACCTGATTCAATAATAATTGATGTTAGTGGCTCAAATGTTGCTGAACCTAAAACAATAGTACATATTTAAATTATGCAATCAACACTACCTAAATCAGATTCAACTACATCACTTTCATCGCTTATTTCAATAGGCAATGAAAGTAAGAATTCTGGTCCATCCGCTGAAACATGTATTATTTGCTTAGGCGACGAATTGCCCATTTTATCAACACTGGAGGATAAAAGTTGTAAATGTGTGTATCATTATCATGAGAACTGCTTAAAAGAATGGTTTGAAAAACATAGTTCATTATGTCCCATTTGTCGTAAACAGAATATAGTATATAATCGTAATTCAATTGTATTTGAACCAATATTTACTTTCTGGCAAAAAATCATAAGTTGTATTTGTTGCTTAAGTTTTACTTTTATATTAATCTGGTCAATTGTTACAATGGGTTAGATTAGGTTAAAAAGAATACGGCGAAATAATATGTGTAGTTGCCAAGCAGGCAAAATTCATGGAATAGAAACAACGGAATGGGGACCCCATTATTGGAAAACACTTCATAAATTATCCCTGAGGGCAGGAACTCTTATTCTGCCGAATGCTCAAGCAGAGGAAATGCGTTCATGGACTCATATTCTGCGGGAAACACAGAAAGCTATTCCATGTGAAGAATGCCGTTCGCATTATAAAGAATGGATTCTAGCAAATCCACTCAAACCGCTGCTAGATTTGCCTTATTCACAAAAAGGCGATTGGATTCGGGATTGGCTATGGCGACTTCATTCGGATGTAAATCGGCGGCTCGGAAAACCAAATCTTGATTTTTCTGAGTTGACGGCAACTTATTCGGCGGTTTTTGTGCGATTTGAAATTGCTACAATTGATAAATATATACGAGCGGCAACTGTGGCATCACAGATTAAACTGCTGGATTTTAAAGAGTGGAAGAAGCATATTATAATGCTTAATAGCATGTATTACTAGAGTCTAGCAGTCACATCAGCGCATAGTAGCCGGTTATTTGCGGTATCAAACCATTCAATCTTGGTTGTAACCTTGCCACTTACACCGGAGGGAAATACACTAGTAGTTGTATTTGTGTAGGGGCCGGGAAGAAGGGGGCATGCGACATCCGAGCAGAGATCTTCAGTTGTTGGGGCGAATGGGATGCCGTTAAAAGAGAAGGAATACTTAGCTGTTCCTGCATTGACATTAGTTCCGGGCGGAATTTCTAGATTTAGTGTGATTGAGGAATCTTTGCCCGGGACAACGGGGTCAGGTAGAAGGGAGCCGCTTGTTAGTTTGAAGACGGATGTTCCCTTTGAACAATCTGTCACTGAGTTAGTCGCATTTAGGACAGCGATAGTGGCAACAAGTGCTGTGAAGAGGGTCATTATTACTTATGACGGCGGTTCTTTAGACGCCGTGTCTTTCTTTTCCGCTCTATTTTCTTCTTTTCTGTATTATTATTTCGTGGCCTCTTACCTGCTTTTTTAGGAGCAGCAGGCGCTGTAACAGGTTCAGAACCATTATTGTTATTGTTATTATTAATATTTTCAAATAATATCGGTTTTAAACTTCGTACTTTAACAGGTGGTGGCGGAGGGAAAGGTAGAGGTTCTAAGGGTTTTTCACCGGCCGCTATTCGGCCTAGATTGGCTAGACGTTGATGCGCCATAGGATCACCTCTTTCCCACTGATTGATATAATTCGGGTCAAAGATTAATTTAGCACGGGCTTTTTGTGCTCGTTCTCTATCTTCTTCATTGAGTGTATTCCTCATTTCTGACCTTTCAATTTCTTCAGGTGCTTGATACCTATGAGAACCACCCTTTCCTCTCATATTTAGACCATTCTTTAGGGGACTTGGTCTTAAGAGTGCTTCCGGAACTGGTCTTGCGGGTGAATAACCGGGTGAATCCAGCAGTTCGGGTCTTATAGGCTGTGCTGACCTAGGCGGAGAACTGTAAGGAGGTAAGAATGGTTTTACTGGTAGAAGTTTGAATGGATTATTGGCCATTACTCTACTTTCTCATCATCTTTTTCCTGCTTGGCTTTCTGCCCTGCGGGGCCCATGACCGAGCCAACAATTAAACGCGTCACACCCGTAACAACCATTGTACCATAGGATGTCTCCGTCATCTGCATTGTGTTCAAGATGAGATGGCACCAGGGCGATGCTGTCGTGAAAATACCACTGAGAATTCCGTGGAAGCCGGCTGGAACGCAGACGTTGCCGTAAAGTTGCGTTGAGACATAGTGAACGCCATAAACGAGTGCTAGAGATAAGCCAGTCTTCTTGAGTTCATCCATCACCTCTAATTTGTCGGAGGGTTTTTAGAGGATGGGGAAGGAGGAGGCTAAGCAATGTCCATGGTGTGGACGTTGGGCTCTGAAAGACAACGCGTGTAATTACATTTTCGCTTGCGGCTTAGCCACAAAGGGAAAATTTGTTATTGGTGCGGGATGTGGCCGACCTTGGTGCTTTCAGTGTGGGAAAAAGTTTTGCGGTCAGTATATTGACCCTACCACAGGTACAAAAGCCGGAGGTCCGGAAAGCCATGATGCGGAGTGCTGTAAGAAAGAAGAGGGATTCAAGCAGGAAGACTATTGTCCTGGCGGCCATAATTCGCACTGTGCGACAAGATGGTAGAATTTTTATGCTACGTTTTGTTTCCACCATTTTCTAGCAGATGCTGATTCGGCTTTTGCCGCTTGTGCTAAATCTGAATTTGTTGTCTTATACGTTTTGCCCTTCAGTAAAAAAGAATGGACTCTAGCATAGCCCCATTGCTGCTCTGTAGCTCCGGGCCTGTGACCTGTTCGCCAGGCGGCCATGCCTCTGTTATATGACTTTTTGATGAACTTGAGGGGGACGCCAGTTGCTTCGGCTTTCTGCTTGAGGGACAAGGCTTTAGGAAACCGGCGCTTAAATCGCTGCGTGTAAGATGAAGGCTTTGACTTAACTGCTTGGTCTGTCTTGAAGCCCGTGTAGGCTCTCGGATCCTTCCATGAAAAAGAACCGAAGTGTTTCATTTCTTTCAATTTCTGTTTCTTTTGCGTTTTTGACAATCCAGCAAAGTATTTCCGCGGTGTGAACATCCCTACTCTTATAGGTGAATTGTTGTCATCTTGGCGGTAATCGCTGCGATGCTATTCTTTGTGGGCTTCTTACCCTTTGGCTGTTGCTTTCCTTCTGCAGCCTCCTTTGCTTTTCGCTTCTGCCAATACGCAGCCCAGTCCATTCCTGACTTATTTGTCTGCTTCGTGGGATTCTTACTATATTCCTTAATGTCTGGGTCATTCAAACTAGAAGTAAGCGAAGGAGGCTGCTTTGTAAAAGTCCACGTTCCATCCGGGTAATAATATCCAGATGGAAAGAGGTTAATATTATCATAGAGTGCTCCCGTATTCGGATTCAGCAAATATTTCATTCCGTTCACCTTGCACCAGTACCATTCCTTTTCTGTCATTTTACCTGCTTTTATCTAGTGGTGATTAGTGCTTCAATTTTTACTAACGTAAAAATAAGACAATTTTTATTGCCGTAAAATAAGACAATTTTATTTAGTCCATCGGATACATCTTTTCCTAAATCCAAAGTACGCTTCCACCCATTCAGCACATTTATATCCTTGGCTAACCATAAACATACCAATAAGCGGTCTGATTCCTCCAACTACTAAAAGGAAAAGTACTAAAATCCAAACCCACTTATCGATCTTCATTCTATGGTATCCTAATCAAACAAAACAATTTTTATTGACCCAAAGTAGAGATGAGTTATCCAGATGAAATTATTGTTGTAAAAGGCTCCCCCGAATATAAAGTACTCTCCCACTCTGAATTTTTTACAACACTTGCTGAAAATTGGACAAAAAATAATGAAGTTAAATTATCATCCAAATTCTTTGGCGATGAATGGCCCATGTTTGTAGACCTCTTTTTCCCCGAAATGGGATATAATCCACTCTTTATGTTTAGAAATGGATCTATTCAAGTAATTCCTAATCGCGGGAAAAAAGAAGACTTAGCCAAACTGATGGACTTCTTATTGGTTGATGACGAGAAAACTATGATGAACTTTGCTAGAAACCAAGCAAGAAAACAACTGAATGCTCCAGCAAGCACTGTTCCCCGAGGCAAAGGTACTCGTAGAAATTGGACAAACGAAAGAAAACGTGGGAATAGTAATTATAATAATAACAATAACAATAACAATAATAATAATGATGCGAATAATGAGAATAATGGACCAAATATTGGTTTTGCAGACAATAATGAGGAAGCCATACTTGGAAAACTATCAAACAAAAATGCGAAAAAATACTTCCCGAATATAGGTCGCAGAAGCAGGACACGTCGTATTAAAAATTGAAAATCTTTTAGAATAGAAGTAACTAGCAGGAATGCCGCCACCTCATAATTGTAATAAATGTAATGTTCTTCTGCTGGACTTGCTAGATCATAGTCTTCCGGCAGATTATCCTCAGAAAGAACTTCTTAGAGAAAAAGCCCGACGACGAATAGTGCCTTTACTGGCGCATTCACTTAAGAAATTAATTGCGGACTATGCTGTAAGTACTATGCAAACTATATGGAATAACTCTATCTTTGAAGCCAAAATAGCAGGAAATATTAACTGGCGAACTGTATCAAATTCCCTTACAAGTATTCTATGCGAATCAGCAAAGTGGAATAATGAAATTAAGTTCATCCAAGATGAGGCTCTAAATGGAGGTCTTATTAAGATGAAAGGTATGACTCATGGTCGCGCAACTATTATAGCAAATGATTGGGTTTCATATTGTGTCTTTCTTGTATGGACGCATATGCATACATTCCATTATAATCATAATTTTCCCAGTGATAAGCCACCCCCGGAAGTATTCCAGTTCCATTTGAAACTCGGAGGAATCTATCTGAAAGATGTTCCAGCACCTCCGATAATTCACGAAGATGATTTATATTGGTAAAGTAGAATGCCTAACTGTGATATTGATGTGGATGATTTAAATGATGCTATTGACGGTTTATCAAAGTTAATCCTTGGTCTTCCCACAGAGATTGTTAACTTGGATAAAATTAAGCAAGCTCTGCTAGCTGTAAAAAAGGAGGTTAATCCTTGTGGACTAGAAAACAATAACAATAATAATAACAATAACAATAATAACAACAATAACAATAATAATGGAAGCAATCCTAGTTCATTAAGAAGCAGAAAACGGTCAACAAGAAAAAATCGTAAAATTTACAGAAGATAAAGTCCTCCTATAATTAATGCCAACCCCAGATATTGCTGGCTCGTTAATTGTTCACCCATAGCACGACCAGCAAGAACAGATACGACTGTAGATGTTCCATCCCATGCTCCATTTAACCAGCCGAGACCCATTGTTTGGAATCCAACTGCTAGTTCTAAGGCCAATATAAAGTAAAGAAAGACTCCAGCATAGAAATGAAAATAAAGATTTGTTGTTGCAAATGTTTTTAGATTTAAATCACCAACAAGCTCAGTCATTGTAATAATCCAGATTTGGACCCATTTGTTGGAACCAAGTCCCGATTTATAAAGTGAAGCAATCGCTTCCATCCCTACTTATAAATATTTTTATAAATTTGAACTTGCTTTTATCGTATGATTTTATCAGCCGCACAAATGCTAGTATCCGTAATTACATCAACATGCAATCGGTCGCGGTTTATTCCTGCGTTACAGGAGAACTATTTAAATCAGGAATTTCCTCATTCAAAAATGGAATGGATTATCTTGGATGATTCGGAGGGGGATGAGCAGAAAGAAACAGAACGGCTCTTTGCTAAATTCTCAGAGAAAGTAGCAAATATTCGGTATGTTCGCTTATCTAAGAAAAGACCAATGGGCTATAAACTTAATCGGCTGTGCGAAATGACTCGTGGTAGCATCATTATTGTAATGGATGATGATGATTACTATCCACCTACGCGGGTTTCTTCTGTCGTGGAAGCCTTTGCTACTTCTCCTAAACAGATCGCCGGATGCTCTAAGGTCTATATGTATTTTGAAGATGAGAATGCAGTCTACTGTGCTGGACCTTATGGAGATAATCATGCGTTGAATTGTACGATGGCTTTTCGCTCATCTTACGTAACAAATCATTGCTACGATAGTGCGGAAGTGTGTGCTGTAGAAAGCGCTTTTACAAACGATTTTACAGAGCCGATGATTCAACTGGATTCTCGAGCAACAATCCTCCATATAGTTCATGGGGATAACACTTTTCGGGATAAGAAGAAGATTGGTCTGCTAGAGCGAACTAATCTTAGCAAGAAGGATTTCTAGTAAATAAATTTGAAAATAGGTGGCCGCTGTATTTTTTGTAGAGAAGGTAGAATGGCGAATGAATTCTTGAAAGTAATTAAGACGGGTACAGCAGTAGAAGGTTATCCCGCACCCGAAGAAATGGCGCAGAAATATCCTTACGAACTAGATAATTTCCAGCAGCATGCTGTGGCCGCAATTCATAAAGAGGAGAATGTGCTCGTAACCGCGAAGACCGGCTCCGGAAAGACACTTGTGGGCGAATATCAGATTGCGTATTCGCTAAAGAAGGGGGGACGGGTTTTCTACACCACCCCCATTAAGTCGCTTTCAAATCAGAAATTCCACGACCTCAAGGAAATGTTTCCTTCTGTTGGAATTGTAACAGGCGATATCAAGTTTCAGCCCGATGCTGCTGTTGTAGTCATGACAACTGAGTGTTTACGAAATATGTTGTACAAGAAGGGCTCCTCAACAGAGTCACTGGGTCTTACTGCTGGAATGTCGCTGACAGGCTTGGATGCAGTAATCTTTGATGAGGTCCATTATATTAATAATCGGGAGCGGGGTAAGGTATGGGAAGAGACGATGATTTTGCTTCCAGCAGAAGTTAAACTCATTCTGCTTTCAGCCACGATTGATGGAGCGGAAACCTTTGCTGGATGGCTGGGCGCCTTGAAGCAGCGTATTATGTGGCTCATTCCTACGACTCATCGTGTAGTTCCCTTGAAGCACGCTGTGCTCATGGATTTCAAGAGTGATCCTATGTTGATAATGGATGAAAAAGAGCAGTTTCGCGATGCCACATATGACCAATGGTTGTTTTACAGGAAGAAGATCTGTGATGAATATGAGGCGCACAAGAAGAAGGTGGCTGGTCGGCGTGCTGGTGGCTACGAAGACCCTGTTATTAAACAGGCAGCGGGGGAGAGGCCTAAGTCCTATACCGCTGAACTGAATATGATGGCGAATTATCTGAGTGAACGGTCGCTTTTGCCCGCGCTCTTCTTTGTCTTTAGCCGAGCGGCTTGCGAAACTCATGCAAAGAAGATTGAAGGGTCCTACACAACACCCACCGAGGCAGCCAGCATCCGGCATATCATTCAGTTTCATCTCCATCGGTATGCGGATGTGTTGAAAACTCTCCAGCAGTATCACGATCTAGTTGCTTTGCTAGAGCGTGGAATTGCATACCATCATTCAGGTTTGCTTCCTATTCTGAAGGAGATTGTTGAGGTCTTGTTCGGCAAGGGCCTCGTGAAAGTCATGTTCTGTACTGAGACTTTTGCGGTGGGTATTAATATGCCTACGCGCACTGTAGTCTTCTTGGACATTAAGAAATATGATGATGCGGAGCGGGGCTTGCGGGTTCTAGCAACGGATGAATATATTCAGATGGCAGGGCGTGCTGGACGACGTGGTAAGGATAAGGAGGGGCTTGTTCTCTATCTACCTAGTCGCGACCCCGTTGGCACTGGTGCAGTGAAACTAATGATGACGGGGCGGAAGACCACTCTGCGGTCGCGGATGGATTTCCACTATGATTTCATTCTGAAAACGCTACAGAGTGGGACTCTAGAGTGGCTCAAAATTTCGCAGGATTCATTTTGGCACAAGCAGATTATGGCGGAGGCGGATGGTCAGCGTCGGCAGATCAACAATATCAAAGCGACTATGGCGGCGATTGGTATTACCGAAGCAGAGGTGACCGCCGTAGAAGAAGGACGCGAACTTGAGGCACGATTCAAATCATCAGTAAATGCAGCAAAGCGAACGGCGCAGGCTGCTCTTGAATCGTGGAAGAATAAACATGCGGGGCCCTCGTGGCTTCTAACAAAAAAGAAGTCGGATGATTATGTCAGCACAAAGGCTATTCTTGTGCGGGAGGAAGCCCTTCTTCAAGAAATGGAGGCAACCACCGCAGGTCCTATGGCAACAATTCGCTTCTTAGAGGCCGCGGGATTCTTGAAAGATGTGACTGACCCAACAACCATTAGTTCCGCAAATCTAACACTGAAAGGAATTCTAGCAACAGAAGTAAATGAGGGAAATCCTATTCTGCTAGTGGAAGCCTATGATGCGGGGTATTTCACTACAATGGAGGCTGCGGATATCATTGTTGTCCTTGCCTCATTCATGCAGGAAAACCAGGAAAGGGAAGGGGCAGCGCTAAATAAACTAGCTATATCTCCGCGGGTTAAGCAGTGCCTGTGGGAAATTGACCATCTAGCAAGAGTCTTTACAGATAAAGAACGGGATGTTGGTGTAGCTACAGCGGCCGGATTTTGGGACTTGAGCATGTATTGGTTGGAGCCTATTAGCCGATGGCTAGCCGGTGAAACAGCCGCCACAATCTGCTCTGAATTCAGCATCTATGAGGGCAATCTATATAAGGCTCTGATGTCGCTCAATAATATGCTGAATGAAGTCATTGCGATTGCGACTTACTGCCAGCACACCGATATGATTGAGAAGTTGAAGGGATGCGGTGATGCTCTTCTACGGGATATTGCGATTAACGACAGTTTATATCTGCGGATTTAATAGGGATGGCGCTTTTGATTTTAACTTTATTTTTTATTTTTTTAATAATTCAAAAAACACATAGAGAAAAGGCAGAGATTTGCATTGTAAATGGCTTTCCTTTTCACTATGAAATGTTTGGTTACATAATTGAATATTGCGTACATCGAAGAATACCTCTTGATATTTACACTGAGACAAAGAATAATTATGGATGGCTTCCATTTTATGAAAATAATGTGTGTTCTCTCATAACATTTTATCCTATCAGTGAATATTCACCGATTAATTCATATAGGCGAATTATTTTAACAACAGACGATGATCCTATCCTAAAAGATGAATGGATATCCGATAAAATAATTGCGATTGACCACATTGAGGATCTACGCAAGCCACAGATTAAATATCATATATCTACGCGGTGGTTTGAGTCGCGACCAACTACAGAGTATATTCTTCCTGCTTTCCGGTTAATTACTTTAGAAGAAAAACAGAAATTTTCAAGACCAGCAGTAATCTGTCTTGGAGGAAATACGGAATTATCCATCACAAAATTTAAAAAATTATTTTCAAACTTTGAAAGTATTGAATTTTGGTTTGTTGATAGGAAAGCGGAACCTGAAAAATTTAGAGAATATCCGAATATTCATTGCGTTAAACAAATGGATACAACCGAAATGTTGGATTTATGTAAAAAATCACATTGGATGTTTATTTCCGATGAAAAGAAAAATCATATGAAAAAAAGTATGTCTGCTGCAATAATGCTTGGATTCAGTTGTCTATGTAAAATTATTATGCCGGCCGAAATGAATGTAAATTATAAATATAAATCTGTTCAAGAATATACTGATACAATTGTGCTAGATGCTGTGGATTTCTCAAGGATAGATACTGAATTAATTGAAATTCAAGCACATAAATTTCGGGTCTTTGATAAATATTTGCTCTAATGTAGCAATTTAAGAAATACACACAATACTTTGATTAGGATGCCTTCGCTGAGGCCACCATCGTACAGTGATTCTTATCATATACTGGCAAAACCTGGGAAACCATTGCTAGAACCATTTATTCTAAATCCTATAGATATTGATCCGGTTGAAGCTAAAGAGCAGAAACAAGGGCCAGAACAAGGACCAGAACAACCGCCATATTATCACGGAATTATTCTTTTTATAATCAAAGGTAGTCTCCACATTTTTTTTATTTCTACATTTGAGACCATATTTTACTTTTTCTTTGTAAGTAAGAGTGAAGATAATGGAATTAAATCCGCATTTAATGTGTACTATACTCCACTTATACAAACCTGTGGAAACTGGACAAATGCTACCTATGGATTACTAGAGGACTATATCTCATATGGTCCTAATAAATCTGTTATTGATGACCGAGGTTTTGCAGCAACATCTTCTAGAGACCGGCAGAATACTGAACTTTTAAGTTTATCTGGATTTTACTCTGCTTTTTGTTTATTTATATTTCTCCTTATGGCGCTGATTGCTAGAATACTCCACGTTAATGTTCGTTGGCCTAAATTATTGGCGGAGCATTTTTCATTTGTTCTTTTATTAGGCGCATACGAATACTTCTTCTTCCGAACAATTATTTATAAGTATTCCACGCTTTCTACGGATGAAATTAATCAATATATTTATGATGGAATTTATCAGTGTTTACAAATTTAAATTCTGCGTTTAATATAAGAAATGTTTGGATTTATGAAGAAAGCACCGGCACCTGTTACTGGAACAAAACTTACGCTATCTGAGAGAATGGCAGCAAATCAGGCTGCTCTTTTAGGGAAGGGTGCGTCATCATCTGCTGTACAGGCACAGAGGAATAACGTTGCCAAGCAACAAAATGCTGCTGTAAAAAATGCTGCAGCACAGAATGCGGCTGCCCGGGCTGCGTCAATACAAGCCGCAGCGGCTAATGCTGCTGTAAAGGCGGCGGCTGCCACAAAGAAGACTGCTAATGCACAGACCGCAGCGACCGCGGCGGCTGCTGCAGTAACAGCCGCACAGAAGGCGGAGGTAAATGCTACAGCGGCAAAGAAGGCATACAACGCTGCGACTCTTTCAGCGACAGCGGCAAATACCGCAGCAAAGGCAGCCGCATCTGCTGCGTCTACATCAGTGGGCTCGGCCGCAGCAGCAAGACAACGTACACGTAAGCAGCGAAAGCAGCAACGTAAGACACGTAAGCATTAAAGAGTCAGCAGAGTTGAAAATTGCGGATTAAGAGATGCTCTTTCTGGAGACCAATCCAACCATTTGCCAACTCCAATGGAACCGCCTTGTCTCATAAAACTTGCTAGTTTAGTAAATGTACTTTCTCCATGCCCAGCACCCCATGAAGCGAAGGCAATTACAAGAAAATCTGCTATTGTATTTAAATTCAGTTCTCGTTTTGTAATTCCATAGAATTCCAACACCTCAGCTGCTAACATATGTGTTCCCTGTGTACCTGGTGGGATTTTAAGAATAGGAGCATTTTCATTAACATATCTTGCTTCTGGATTTTTCTGTATCCATTCTTCCGCTAACATACGCATATCAGTAATTACATATGAACGGACTTTAGCATGAGGTGGTAGTATTCCGTAGCAACTGGTAACATGTGATATAGTTGTATCAGTTTTACGGTCAGTTCCTCGTAAATGGATTGAAGTATAAGGCAACTGTAGTCCACTTAAATGCTGAATAATTTGCTTTCTAGCAGATTCTGCTACACGAATATTCTGAATAAGATTACTTAAATGCCACATGCGTGTTCCCTTTGAATTATGTACAATTATATCACCCTCCTGCTTGGGGCATGAGTTATCTATTTTAGATTGAAATTCTGGAAAATGGATAACTTGTGATGGTGGATCGCGAAGTAAATCATACGTATAGGCTATAGGATTTACGGTTGCCCCGGCTTCTAGACGACTAAGAACAGTAGAAAGAGGAACAACTGGAATTCCAACAATCTCAAAATAATCACTGAAATCTTCTTTACCCTGTCCCCACATATAATCCCGCCAATCTATGCATATTGCGGCTTTGTATTTTATACAATAATTCATGCAATGTGAAAGAGCCTGAAGACGATCTGCGAATCCTTCCCAGCCTTTCACAACAAAAATTTGTTGGTCTGCCTGCATCTTGTATAAAACAGCAGGACGCGTTTAAATAAATTAAGAATATAATTTTAAAATAGATAAAATGGATGTCCTAACAATAACTGATGGAGTACAATTAATTAAGGTTAAAAAAGAGGAAGCAATTCGCATGGAATTGAATCTAAATAAATCCAAGTATAATCGCGAATGGATACATCTTGGGGATGCTCTTTTTGAATTTGGATCTAATAAAAAAGATATTAGTGTCTTAACTGTAACAACTGAGCAATTTTTATTTTTAGAAGAATTATATAATATGCTGGATTACTACCGTGAAACTAGATAATACGGAAAATCATTCGCTCCTTCCAGTGACACTTCGTAGAATCATATGAGAAGGCCAACTCTAGCGTCTGACTAACTGTAATAGAATGCGCAGACTTCTCATCGCGGCTCAGTACCTCCGCTGCTGTATCGGAGACCAAGTTCCCAGCAAGTGAAATCTTAAGAATCCGCTTCCATGCAGGAATCCACATCTCAATCCGAACATTAGAAATCTTCTGCTTGAGACTGATAACCTTTCCTTCAATAACTTTTGTGCTAGTGTCGAAGATGGCCTGAAGAAATCCATAATCTCGTTCATACTTCTTGGCATCCTTAGCCTTCTGATTGAGAGTTTCTAGCAGTTCTTTGTCTTCAGGCCTGTGCGGCTTAGTATGATAAATCTCTTTGAAAATTCGCTGATTATGGAGGTCAGCGTAGCGGCGGAGAGGCGATGAAGCATGAGTGTAGACCTCTGCGTCTAAACCATGATGACGGGTGTCTTTTGCGGTCGCAGGAATATAGATAGCAGAGGACATTGCTAGAAACTTTAGGGCGGGGTCAATGGCTTCTAGCATTTCCTGCTTTTTAAGATCTGCTTCCTTATGCGCACGGAGAAGACCTCCTACAGAACCTTGGATATAATGCGCAAACTCTGTGTTGTAGAAAATCATCAGAGCTGCAATCCAGTTGTGCGGATCATCTTCGGCTTCGGGAGTAAGTTTCTTACAGAGCATCTTGAGAAGGTCTGCATGATGAGTCTCCTTAATAGACTCATACGTATACTGCTTTTGATTTGTGATAATTGTCTCCTTGAAATGAATATTGTCAATAAAGTTCGTTTGCTTGTCATAATCAAAGAAGAGCGTAATACCAAAACGTAGGTCACCGGGAGACAGTGAACCATAATCCTCTGCAATTGTGTAAGGAAGCATATGCCGCGGCTTCTTACCATCCTGATAGAGTGACTGACCGGCCTTTCTAGCAAGTAGGTCAATAGGGGAACCCTCATCAATTAGCGATGCTACATCAGCAATCGTAATCGCACACTGGACTGTTTGTTCATACTCGTCCCACAGATACGAGAAACAATCATCAATATCGCGGCATCCATCGGGATCTACATTAAATGTCTGCCAGCCCCAATCAGACTTGATTTCAACGCGGTCTGTTACATCAAACTCCGGGGGTGTGTACTCAGAGGTCTTCTTAGTATAGCCTGTCCATGGACTATATAGCCAGTATAGGGCTTCGGCTTCTGCTTCAAAGTCTCCAACTGGGCCCAGAGTCTGAACGAGAGATCCACGAGGCATAGACTGACCAAGTTCCCAAGTTTCATATTGAATTACAGAAAGATAATTTTGCGTCGGGTCAATCGTTGAGCCGACACGAAAGGGCGGATATGCCTTATTCATGGGGTGAAAGAGATAAATTGGAACATTCTTTGCCGTAAAACCATAGCGGGTTTTATTAAGACAATCAAGAATGCCAACAAGGGGTGGCTGCTTTCCGCGCACGACCATAGACCATTTGCCTGATGATGATGCAACAACCTTGTCATTGGGAAGACAACGGTCAAGGGTGGAAAAGGGCACTTCCTTGCCATTAATTACAAATTTCTTATAGTCGGTTGTCTTAATAATTTCGGCCATTTTTTGCTGCGGCTAACTTCCTGTAGGGTTGGGCTTTCAATTTTTATTACGGTTATTTCTGCTTCCACTTCTGCTTTTGTTAGGGAAGCTTATATCAATATAGTCACCATGTTCCTCAACATCTGCGGGGCTCTTTTTCAAACTTACCATCAAGCATTTTTTATCTAATGCACTCATTTCATCCGTAGACCACGCATCCGCGGCCTTATATTCTAATGTTGGATAAGCAGCAACTAAATCAGCCTCCGATAAAAGAACAGGGGCTTGCTCTAAACGGGCTTTCTCGTATATTTTCTTTTCTGTTGATGCCCTGCGTGTTGCACTCCGATGATTAAATTCGCATGCTGATCCTTTCCCGCAGACCATCTTCTTGCCTTTTTGAGGATTCGGTTTGCCACCAGGGAGCCATTTTCTTGTATTAGTGTGTTTTCCAGCAGCGAAATTACATTCCTTTGCTCCGTGGAAAAGAGTACAATTTGTATTCGGGCAGTTAGATCCCTTAGGGCACTTCGGTGCTCGGCGATGGACAACTTCTCCGCGACCATAGGCTTTGGCTTCCGCAGTTGCTGCGCGTGGCTCAATCGCCTTCGCCCGTGACCGGCTTTTGGGCTTAAAAAAATTAGGATCTTCTTCCTCTATTATATTAGCCCAACTACGTTCCATCCTTATCTATTAGTGGGAAAATACTTAGATGAGGAGGCCTACCGGGCAATGGTCCGAGCCCACTTGGTCTGAATAAATGGTCGCTTCCTTGATTTTCTTTGCTAGAATCTTTGAGACCAGCCAATAATCAATACGCCAGCCTCTGTTATGTTCGCGTGCTTTAAAGAGATATGTCCAATATGTGAATGCCTGCTTGTCGGGATGCTTCTCTCTGTAAGTATCTACCATGTCTTCTAGCAGTGTAGAGAAGTTAGCACGCTCCTCATCGGTGAATCCAGCAGAACGATGATGCGTTTCTGGCTTGAAAATATCAATATCCTTGTGCGCAACATTAAGATCCCCACCGAGAATGACTGGCTTCTTTTTTTCAAGTTTGGTAATAAAGCGGTGAAATTCAGTATCCCACTGCTCGGTTCTATAATCAAGACGCTTCAGATCTTGGCCTGCGTTTGGTGTATAAACATGGACTACATAGAATTTAGGAAACTCTAGAGTAATTACGCGGCCCTCTTGGCTATGGTCGTGATCCTTAGGATGTGTATCATATTGAACGGAGATTGGCTCTACTTTTGACCACATAGCAGTTCCAGCATATCCCTTTCTAGCTTTGCTCGTGTTATAATACTTAAATGGATATTCGGGGAACGCTGCGTCTAACTCTTGCAGAAACTCCTTTTCCTTTTCGGTGCCATTTAATTTCGTTTCCCCTAGGCCGAGGACAGTTGGACTTTCTTTTTTAATGAAGTCCTGAAAATTATCCTTTTTAACAATATTCTTGAGTGAATTAACATTCCACGCAATAAATGAGGGCATTTCTTATTACTGTTTTGGAAAATTAAGAATTCAAATTTATTTATTTGATTTGATTAGGGATGAGTGATACTGTAACAGAAGCAGTACGACAACGCTTATTACGGCAAAATTTAAATTGGTGGAAGGGAAATAATGGGGAATTATCGCAAGAAAATATAAATCAATTACGAAATGAATTTGATATTGAATATAGACACAGACGTTTTTATAATTTACGGGCGCAGAGTCAAAAATCTTCACCAAAAGTAGGGATGTTAAAATGCGATAATTGTATAAGGAAAGGTGTTTTGTGTAGCGGCCCTACTAATCCTAGAATGCGGATGTGTGCTCAATGTGCTGTAGATAGACTTAGGCCGGAAGAATGCGTTTATTCTTCATTGGATCTAAATCTTCCTGCGTGGGCTAGTGGAGGGGCTGGTGGTGCTGCGAATGCTATTATTCAACCGGCTCAGGCCGGCGCTGGTGGAGCAGGCCTGGCAATTCGTGTTCCTGTAAATGTTGGAAGAGGGTCTCCGACAGGAATGGTAAATGTAAATGAAGAAAATGAAGAAAACAATGTAAATAGTAATGCTAGCCGCGACCCCAATGCTACAGAGGAACAAATTGCTGCTGGAAGGGCGAAAAAACAAGCGCGCAGAAATAAGGTTGCTAGAATTGTAGCAGAAAGTGCTCTGAATAACTTGGCTGCTGGCAATGAAAGTGCTAAGGCTGTACAGGCAATGGCTAAGGCTGCTGGAGGTAAGCGTTCACGCAGGCAAAAGCAGAAGAATCTCAAGAGGAAGCAGAAGCAGACAAGAAAACAAAAGCAATAAGTAGAGATGTCAAATATTAAAGCGTGTATTTTTTATTCAGTGCTGCGTATTATGGCTGATGAAAAAGTGCTTGTAGATCAAGATACATTAGAGACTCTTCCCATAATTACGAAACATTTAATTGAATCTTCACAGGCTTGCCCTGATGTTATTTACAAGCATGAGTCTTTTTTTTCTGGACCAGATAAGGAAGCAAAGAAAGTAGCCTTCATGACAAAACCAATATTCAAAGATAAACCACTAACACCTTTTGATATTATGCAAAAATATATTGATACATTTCTAAGGTATAAACCCGGCCCTATGCCATCTCTGCCTGAGTGGGAGGCGTTAATACCTGAAAACCCAATGAGTTCAGCAGCTATGGAGGCTTTATTTAATTCTGAAAAAAAAGAAAGAAAGCGGACGCGGAAGCAGCAGAAAAGCCGGAAGCAGACTCGTAAGCAACAGAAGCAGATTAGACGCAAGTAAGAATAATTTTATTCATCTAAAATAAATGACTTGGGGTGCTGGATACTATAATTATGATGGTGTATGGCATCCTAAGGTAGAATGGCCGCAACGTCGTCAACAACAGAGGACTCGGAAGCAGGTACAGCGCAAACAGCAGAAGACTCGGAAGCAAGTACAGCGCAAACAGCAGAAGACCCGAAAGCAGATTAGACGCAAGTAAGCAAACAGGGCAAGTCGCGTTTGAAAGACGCATACGCCTTTAGATATAAAGCACCCGTCCCCGGATAGTACAAAGAATCCCTCCATGCTGGAAGATTTCTTTTGACTACAAACCAGAAACGCGTAATAATTTTTGTCTTAGCAATCCGCTGTTGAATATCGGGATTTTTATGGACTAAAACCTTAAAATACGAGGGTGAAAACAAGAAGTTACATGCTAGAAGTAGTTTACCTGTCTTTGGAAGTTCAAAGAACTTTGCTAGATGATGGATATTTTCAGCCTTTGTCCTTACTAGCATATCCAAGTGATACGGCCAATCCGGTTGAAATTGCTTAGATGCTACAAACTGCTTGAGATAACGCTGATGCTTGAAGATAAAGAGGCGGAGAACAGCCGATTCGCTTTTTACGAGTGAAACCTGATTCTTGTTGAAGATTTCCAGCACCATATCATATCGTTGAAAACTGAGAGCCTTTTGGACCCAAGCATCAATCTCATCTTGGTAAACTCTAATATTCTTCACGCCATCAAGGGCTGCCGCTAGAGTATCCACTGTTGAGACGGGATTATTAATTGCATTCATGACCCGCTTCACACGACGCGTATCATTTGTTTCTTTGGTTGGCATTTTGTCCACCTGTTAGTAAGGCCTGCGGGGCTTTCAATTTTTACGCGTTTGTTTTGTCTTAAAAATCATTCGGTTATATCCGTTATCTATTTTACTAAAGATGAAACCCGCTTTGGTATAACATCTTTTTGCTGAAGTGTTATTCTTCTTAACTATAAGATAGACCTTTCCTTTTGCTTTCTTTGTTAGTTTTTTAACACTTTTCATAGCGTATCCTTGACCTCTATAGGCTGGATTCGTATAGACCATATTAATTTCACATCTGCCTTTATCAGGACATAGCAAACGAGCAGTGGATATAACTGTTGAGCCGTCATATGTTAAAGCAATTTTAGTTTTGCGTTTATCTTTAGCCGCTTCATTTACTATATTTTTATATGAAACGCAGTGTCCGCGTAAATCCTTGACTGAGTCCTCAAAAGATTCTTTGAGACCGGTTTTCATAAGATGTTCAAATTGTGGAACAGAAACAATCTTTTCTGATACCATCTCTCTACTTAGGATGCTAAAAGTATATTCAGACAATAGGATGCGGGAGGCTTTTATGGACACACCGGAACTTGTTAAGCTTCTAGCAAATCCTGTGCTCTTGAAATCTTTTAACGCACTGCTAAATGATCATGGGGACTTCAAAAGTATTGAGGGATTTTTTACACTGGATGATGTAATTGCAAACTTCCAGCAAGAAAAGCGGCCTATTATGTATTATGTAATTTGGACTCCTGATACAATTGTGTTTACTTCGCGAATGTTTTTAACGCCCAAAACAGGTTACATCACAATGGTTCATACGCATGATGGATATAAACGAAGGGGGATTTGCTCTGGGGCGTTTAACAAAATATTTAAGCATTTTAGCGATGTTACACGTTGGAAATTAGATGTGGAAAAGGGAAATCAAGCCGCAATAGGTTGTTATGCTAAAATGGGATTCAAAGCAACGGCTAAACAGCCCATTCCTTATGCGATTGTTATGGTACTTACAATGCGGAAAAAATCATAAAAAATATGATTCTTCTAAATAAGATGTCTCGTGTAGTTCGCGTTGCTGGAAGAATGGTTGAACTTTCAGGGCTACATGGTATTTGGCGTGGTGCGGATCATTTATGTAATTCACGGATTACACTATTCTATCTTAATCGCCCTGTGCAAACGATTGAATACGCATATGGTAAATGGGCAGAAGCAGAAAAGGATGTACTGACTCTTGAGGAAGCAAAGAAGGAATTTCTTAAAGAAGATTCTTTATTGAAACTCCGCTGATTTTTATTGCTTCAACTGTTCCCGGTTTTGTTTGAATTCCTCGGCCTTCGAGGGCAGCCCAGCCGAAAAGGTCTCCCCGCTTTTGATTCGGGATAACAATATCTAGATATTCACGATTGCCGATTCCGAGACATATCAAGGTACAAATTCCATGATCACGGCTGATTTGTCTGCCGGAAGCAATAATCCCTCGGAACTTGACTGTGCGCCGACCGTCCAAACGGAGTTGCGCTTCGTATTGAAGGCCACATGTTGGCAAGAACTCTTCGGTTATCCAATAACCAAGCGTTTTAAAATCCTCTGCTGGAGATGGCTGCTTTAAAAGTTGCTGCTCTTGTGTTTTTACGGGTTTTAGTGTAGGTTTTCCATCACGTGTAGCAACACTGTACGGCGGTGGTTCTCTGCTGAGAAGAAGACCAGAACACCGTGCTTCTCTGTAATGAACCCACCGGCGGTATTCCGAATTACAATGATTGAGGGCCGAGCACCAGAATTCATGGGGCCTATGTGCTTTCCAGTATCCTAAGGCCCAAACTAACTGAGCGTAGGAGACTGCATGACTCTTGCAGAAACTATAATAGACTAATTGGTTCAAATCATCCACCACTTTGTCAATCTGCGTCTGGGTGTATCGTCGTGCCGCCATTTCTTTGCGGAACTCAACACGAAGCTTAGGATTGCCTTTAGCAAATGCTTTTCTCCACTTATCGGCTTGCGCCGAATCACAACCGAGAATATACCGGATTTTATGAATTGCGTCATCATCAAAGACAATCGGCCGGTCAAGGGGCGTTCGCCGACCTTCTAGCAATCTCCATTTTTCTAAGAACTCCTGTTTCCTGCCTTCTGCTGCGGCGGCTGGTCTGATTAGTGCTAGAGCAACAGCAATATCTGCTACACCTTCCGGTTTCATTTCCATGAAGAGTTTACGCATTCCGCGACTTTCGCCGAGAGTTATGCCAATATTCCAGCCTCTAGCAAAGATTCTCTCTGTTTGTGCATCTCGGGTAGGATAAGTCATTAGGGGTCTTTCAGCACAAATATCAGTTAACTGTGCTAGACCGCGATTACTCAGCAAATCAATCTTGATGTGGCCTTGGTCTTCTGTGTCGTCTTTGTTCAGATTAATCTGGAAAAGAGGAATGCCGTCGGCTTCTATTTCCTTGAGTCTGAGTTCTTCTGGCACTTCGCCTTCCTCTTCAAAGATAACTATTCCGCCGCAGTGCTTACTGTAGTTCTTCAATGTTCCTTGTCTGCCATCTTTCTTAACCGTAAACTCTTTGAGTTCTTCTGCGGTCAAGAATTTTTCGGGTTTTGCTCCTTTGCGGTTTACGGCTGAGGGGATGGGTTTATTATGCTCTTTAAGAATGTCTTTTATAGTTTGCCGTGTATTTACTTTGTCGGTCCACAGATTATAGTTGGAGACACGACCGACTTGATTTGGATACTTCTTTGCAATTAGGCCATAAATCTCTTCACGGCGGTTATAAGGTACATCAATATCAATATCAGGCATATCCTTACGGAGATGATTCATGAAACGAGCCAATTCAATGCCATTTAGAATGGGGTCAACATGGGTGATTCCCAGCAGATAGGTCACTAGGGACGAGCCGGCTGAGCCGCGGATAATGTGGGGCGGAGCCACAGGGCCGAGACCTTTGACAATTTCCAGCACAGTCCGTACTTGGAGGAAAACGGGGGCGAAACGGTTTTTATCTATTAATTCATATTCTTCTGCTAGTTGCTTTGCGTAACGAGGATCATCCGGTATAGGGCGTATGAAAAGAGGCTCTAGGGCTTCTTTTGCCTGCTCGTAGACATGCGGTTTTGGTTTTGCTTTTCGCGTTTTTGGTTGAATTTGAAAAAAGCCATCTAAGGTGCTTTGGAGCATAGTCCATCTTTATTAGAAAAGGGTCTGTCAAATTTTATTACGACCAATCAAGTTTATATTCATTTGTTTGTTCATTAAATGTTAAATCACTATCAGGAAATTTAACAGTGATTTCATCTTTTATATGTTTTATAATATATTCACATCTTTCAACAGTAATCTTTTGATGAAATTTAATAATTTCTTCACATCCAGGATTATAAATAGTATATTGCGTTTGACCTAATTTTGCTTTATTTAAAACTAAATCTTTAAAATACCGAACACCTTCATTAATAATTTCATTATTATATCTTTCTTCTTCTTGCCTCTTCATATCCCGTAGATAGCCACGTGAATAAGACTCAGCAGATACAACAGCAAACAAGCAGAAAAGAAGCAACATTTACTTTTACTAATAAAAATAAAATATATCAATTTTACTTTTATTTGTTTATTTTTATTTTAATTACTCATAGTCACGAAAACTAATGCCAACAGGGAAGCGGGGAATACCATCACCCGTCAACTCTTGGAAGCGAACCGTCAGTTCCTTGCCAATATACTTCTTTGGATTCTTGGTAACATCCTTGAAAATCTCTGCACGAGCCTCATGAGTGCCCCTCGGCCTTACCTGAAAATGCTGTCCGTCCTTGGTTTCGCAGGTCCAAATAACGAGACCCTTCTCAAGTCCCTGTCCATCCGTAAAACCCGTCACCTTGTACTCAGCATCCTCAAACTCCTTATACTTCTGAAGGTCATACGAGCGTGCTCCCAACTGGTACATTCCCTGCTTGTTCCGCACCATCAGACCCTCGTTACCCTCTAGCACATACTTGTCATGGAACCCCTTGAGATCCTCACGGCTCTTGCACTCCTCCGTGGGCAGAAGATGAATCTGCGTGAACTTGTTGCGGCTGAAGAAGTCCTTAAGGGTCGCAAGACGGCTCTCAAAGGGAGCGTCATTCACGCAGTCATAGACCCACAGATTAACATGCTTCAACTGCTCCTTATCAGCCGCCGTATAGGTCTTCTTCTTGACCAAGCCAACAAACTGCTGGAAAGTCAGCGTGGTAGAATAGACCTCACCGTCTAGAATCAGACCCTCCTTGGTCGCAGGAGCCAGTTCAGCAATAATGTGTTCAAGGCCTGAAAACGGTTTACCGTTCCTGCTGGTTAGAGCATTGTTAAAGAAGATGGAGCGAACACCGTCAAGTTTCGCTTGGACATAGCAAGGGAATACAATTTTCTTACCCTGCTTGTGATAATCCTGTGCCAGCATTGGGCTAACTGTCTTATGCGCAGCGACCGCATTATCAGATGCTAGACCGGGGGCCTGTGCATTTCCCAACTTCTCAGCATAGCCTCCATCAATCTTGCCCTCCCATGTGGACTGGGCCTCTAGCAGAGCCTGCTCGTAGGGCGTTGTCTCGTTCTTCTTACCGAGATTCTTACCCTTTGTGATTTCCTTATCATTTACGACCTGCTTACCGTCCTGGTAGCCGTAGGTCACTCGGATTACGGCAGTAGGATCCTGCTTAATTACTTCAATTTGCCAGACCTGCGTCTTGCCGGTCTTTGACTTACCAAACAGCGTGGGAAAATTACCATTAGCGGGGGCGGGCATCTTATATTTCCTAGTTCTATCTACTTGTTGTTCTAGGCGTGTAGGGGCTTCAATTTTTAGTACAGGAGTGGGCACAGATCCATGGAATGCCTGCTCCAAATTATTAAATGTATATTGTTCATTCATTGCTCGTGTCAGTTTAGTTAACCATTCGCTTTTACGCTGGAAATTTGGATTATTCTTGTTCTTCGCTTTATCCAAGAGACGGGATAAGCCTTTGACGGTATTCATATTTCGTTTATTTTGATTTACATTAAGAGGGCGATTCTTACGTGTCTGTGCTCGTACAATGATTGGTTCTAACTTAGAATTAATCATTGGGCCTATAGAAATTCTTGTACCAAGGACTTCGTCCATCTATTTAACTAGGAACAAAGTTATTGATGGACTTGAGTTCGTTATTTCTGCTGCGGTGGATGCTGCGAACCTCCGTGTAGCCGTCCGCCACCTTGTTCTCAAAAGCACCCTCGGCCTCATGGAGAGCCTGCTGGAGGACTGAGCGACCGGCCTTTCCGACCGTTACATTGTGGCTGGAAGCGACCAACTTACCGCCCTCCTTTCCTGTCAACTTGCTGACAGTGGCCTTGCCACGGCTTACACTGGGAACAACCTTCACTGTCCAGAGTTGGCGGGACTTCTTGAGAAGAGGCCATGTGCCTGAAGCGGGAGGAGCAGCACGAGACTTACGGGTGTAGGTGCGCTTGGCCTTATTGGCTCCAGCAGCGGCTAAAGCAGGGGGGCCACGGTTACTGCGGTTACTACGTGAACCACGGCTAGATGCACGGCTTGAAGCACGAGAGCCAGAAGGGGAAACAGCAAGAGCGGCGGCTAGGTTACGAGCAAAGTTACGACGAGTCTGGAAGGCCTTGCCACCCTCCTTGCCCTTTTTCTCTGAGTTTGTGTACCATTTAAGCATGGCCTGCGCCTTGGCCTCATTGGCTCTGCGGTTGTTTCCGCGACGGCTGTAGTGACCACTGGCATTGATTCCCGCAGCAATAGCGGCAAGTTCGGCATTCTTGACTTTTCCACCCATTGAAAAGCCACGCGAAAGGAGTTCACCGGGGCTAGGCATATTCTATTCTTAGCGGATATAAAAACCAAACGCAATCTAAGAATAGATGTCAGACAAAAAAACACAAATCATTAATTTTCTAATTGCTCTCCGGCAGAAGTCAATTGCTGAATCCGAACCATTCAAGGCCAGAGCTTATACAAAAGCAATTAAGGAGATTGAAAGACTTCCAGCAGTTTACTCCCTTGCGGATGTCAAGGATTTACCGGGTGTTGGAACAAAAATTGCGGCGAAAGTGGTCGAAGTCTTAGAGACAGGCCATTTGCTAGAAGCTGAGGAGGCAAAGGAAGAATACTCATTAGAAGCCTATAATGCGCTCCAGGAAGTTCACGGGATTGGACCTGCTAAAGCCCGGGACTTGATTACGAAGCATGGGATTAAGACGATTGAGGCCTTGCGGACAGCAGCGGCGGCGAATCTGGATTTACTGACGCATGCACAGAGTGTTGGTTTAACTTACATTGATGATTTGAAGAAGCGGATACCACGAGCAGAAATGGAAAAGCATGAGGCTTATGTGCGGAAGATGCTACCAAAGGAGTTTGAAATGGTAGTTGTTGGATCGTATCGTCGGGGATTACCCACTTCCGGGGATTTTGATGTGATGATTACTAGCCGGACCTTGAGTGAATTAGTTGCGGCTTCACACTTCCAGCAGTTCATAGATTTGTTGGCTGAGGAGGGATATCTTCGGGGAGAATTTGCTCGGGGAGAACACAAGTTCATGGGGGTTTGTCGTCTTCCGCGCCATCAGACACATCGCCATGTAGACTTATTATTATGTAAGCCTGAAGAGTATTGGTATACAATTCTGTATTTTACTGGATCAGATGTTTTTAATGTTAGTATGCGTCGGCATGCTTTGACTAAGGGGTATTCCCTTTCTGAGCATGGCCTCAAGCGTGTACGTGATGGGGTTCCAGTACCTCCAGCAATGAATTCTGAGAAGGATATTTTTGATTTTTTGGGATTGGCGTATGTAGAGCCGACGTCGCGGATAAATCCGCTGGCCTAAAATAGGGATGAGTGATTTAAACTTAAGTTTTAGTGCGGCACATCGTAGTAACTACAATAACAATAACAATAATAAAAATAACAAAAATAATATTAATATTACTCCTCTAAATGCGGGAGAAAGAGGAGCGTCTCCATCATCTCTTCCCGCTTCACCTTCAATTCCAATTCCTGAAAGAAAATATACAGCAGAAGAAGAATTAGTAATAGATAAATTTGTAGACTATGTAAGAATTCAGAATGTAAATGACAAACCAAAACTAACAACTGCTGAAAAAGGAATTCTACGAGGAGTTTATTGGTCGCGGCAATTTACAGATAAAGTGCTACGCAGACTCAAGTATCTGGGTATGCGTAAAGAAAGTGCTAATCTTGCGAAGAATTATGAAAATATACTAAGGAAGACCCGTGCTAGAAGTCGTAGACAAAGAAGAAAGACCCGCAAAGCATAGAGATGTCCGTTGATAAAGCTGAAATTCTAGAATCCGATTCCATTAAATGGGATTCTAGTATTGAAACACTTCTAGCAGGATGGTGCGACCAGGCTAAATGCTACGAATGGATGCATTCTGAGGCACATACAATTTTTGACCGTAAATCTCGAAATTTAATGATTGCGATTAATGTCAGCGTAGCAATAAGTGGTTTATCTAACATAATTGCTGGAGGCTATTCAGTGGATGGATTCCAAATCTCCTGGATTTTTGGATCTCTAACAATTATGACATCGCTTATGAATATGCTTCAAGATAAATTGGCATGGACGCAGTCGGCAGAAACACATAAACGAATGTCTGCAGTATGGGGTTTAATACGCAGGAAACTAGAGGAAGAATTGGTTCTTCCGCCCACATCAAGAAAAGACTGTTCCACATTTATGCGATATGTTCGTAGTGATATTAATACCGCATCTTCTGATTCTGCGTCTAAAATACCGAAGGCGATTCGTGATGCCTGCTTCGCAAAATTCAAGGATATTCCTGAGTTTGATATACCCGATATCTGCGGTCAAGTTGAGCATACCCGAATTTATGTTCCACTGTTGGCCAAGTAAAGCCGAACATCTTCGTTCAGCCTGAGCCGGGGGATTTCCTTGAGCCTGAACCAACCGATGCCTGATTGCTCAAGGCGATTAAGGGTAGGAGTTTCATCGGTGCGCAAGACGGCTATCCAATACGGTCTATCGCGTAAAATAATTGGCCCTTCTGTGATTTTATAATGAATAACCTCTAGATATCCTGCTTCCTCCTTGAGTTCTCTGGTCGCGGTTTCAAGAGGGTCAATATCCCATGTTTCTGCGTGGCCTTTTGTGAATCCCCATTTTCCAGTGAAGCGGCTCTGAACGAGAAGAATTCTGGACCGGGTAGCATCATACAGAATAATTCCAGCGCGTTCTTCTGAGGCCATCCTAAATTACAGGGGGGAGTAAATTATTTTCTATACCCAGAATATAAATGTCGGCAATGCGTGTAAAGACTCAGACTGAGCGTGGAACCCAGTTCTTCACAAACATCGCTACCATTGTGGTAGCGGACAGATTTGATGCCAATGGCACTGCGTTGTCTGGTGGCTCTGCCGATACGGCTAGACACGGCACATCCACAACAGTGGGCGGTGTTTTGGTCCGTGACATGGGCAAGGTTCTCCGCGTCCCTGTTAATTCTCTCTCCTCAACGGTCGCGGGCACAAAGTACCGCGTTCTCCGTAAGGTTCAGTTAGTTGATGCAGCATCCATGAGCTTGGCCTCAACAGTTGGCGGCAACTCCAACACTGATGGTGTAAGTGAGTTGGCCAGTGCCACAACAGGTCTCCTTCCGGGTGGTACGTTCTATATCCAGGTCGGTGGAACTGCGGCGGATGGCTCTGTCTACACCTCCCGCTGGGCCAGCCTAAATCTCCTCAACTAAACAGTTTAGTCGGTTTTTTCAATATTCATTTCCTGAATTCAGAATTCAAGAAATGAACGCATCTAAGTAGAATGCCAAGCACAAAACCTTTTCCTATTAATGCTAAAAGAGTGCGTAAATCCCCCTTTAAAAACATTGCGAAAACGCTGAAGGCTAAGAGGAATTTTCAGAAAGGCAAATCTATCGGATTTACGAAGCGTTCTTCCCTGAAAAGCATGGGACTAATTCCGCGGTCGTCTGGTCTTTATGAACTGGGGTCAAAATATGATATTTAGTAGGTTTTAGAGCTTTCCCACAAATTAGACAAAACCAATACATATTTAATAGAAAAAGACTGTAAAGTGATGCCATTGTGATAAGACTTTGAAATGGCCTTCTTGTAAGTATAACCCAGTAAAAATCCCAAATACGATATTTTGTAAATGTTAATGCAAAAAGAAATTGATTTGCTTTAACGATATATGTATGTGCTGAAATGTGTTTATCCTTTATTAAATTATTAAGGGCTAAAAATATTGTACTTATTTCTACATTTACAATTGTCCGAGCTTCTAGCAGGTATTCTGCTGGCGGTAAAGTAATAATTGATGCTATAAAACAAATAACAATATAATGGTGAAGCAGAATATCAAATTCTTCTGAATAGAAAAGATCGGCGGTCACATAAGTAAAAATGATTGTATAAATGAGTTCATATTGCTCGTAGCAAGAAAGGCCAAGCGCAGATGTACAAACAATAAGTGAAGAAATATTTTTGAAAAATTTGTAGGACATTACCTGTTTGTATTTAAGTGATTTACTTTAGGTTTATAGAATAAGAATGCCGGAACCAAAGCCTCAACCAAAAGTTTGTGTTGAATTTGAGAAGACCTTACAGAAATGTATATTTGAACATGATGATGAAACCTGCCACACTATATTTAAAAATATTCATTTGAGCTTGTATAATGTGTGTGTAAAATATAAGAAGGAAATATCCTTAAAGTAAAGTAGGGATGGGGGATAGAATACGACTTTGGCGGATGTACGATAGAAAAGAACTAGAGGAGGAAGCAAAAAAAAAGCACAAAGAAGAAATAGAATGGCGAAAACAAAAGGAATATATACAGAAATTACATGAACAAAGAAGTAAACATGGTAGCAGTTCTTTAGATGAAATACAGGATAGATTTGCTAGAGGTGAAAATATTAGTGCACTAATCCGAGAAACTCTGCTAAGAAGAGAAGGAGATTTACCTGCTAGCCCTATGACTCTTTTACAAAATACTGATCCCGCAACTGTATGTTATATGAATTCTGTTTTACAGTGTATTGCTCATCTACCTGGGTTTATTGGCTGCGAAAATTGGCCATTAAAAGTAATTGATGAAAGAAATCCTGTAGATGTTAAAGAAGGAGAAACAGTTGATGCTTTTTTTGAACTAATTGAAGCAATGCGTTTACCTCTTCCACAGGCACAGGCACAAAGACGTGCCCTTATGACAAAGCAAGCCAATTTTTATACAAGTATATACGAAGTAACGAAAGGTAATGCTTTAGGTGACATATTTTTTCCACTAAGCCAAAGTGATGCTGATTCTTTTCGTGTTACTCTTTTTAACATAATAGCAAAACAAGTTACGGCTCCTAAAAAAGCAGTAAGAACTCTTGATGAGCCCGGTGGACATTCTATGCTAGCACCACTTTATGGATATTGTAAATTAAATAACGAAATTCAAGAAGTAAGAACTATTGATACCATGTTTGAGGTTCAAGCGCCACCTATTTCACGCGATGCGCAGGGTGGATTTAGTCAATGGATAAATGATCCTGCTGAATCCAAAAAATTTCGTGTAATTCCAGATACATTAATATTAAAAGCAGCATTATTTGGATTTGATGGTAAATACACAGAAGCAATTCCTATTGTGCCCATGTTTGATATCGCAGATTTTCATCCAGCAGGATGGCAGCCAAAAAATGTGGGATCTACACGTTATAGATTATATGGAATCGTATGCCATCATGGGGAGACAATTGATGCGGGTCATTATACAGCCCTTTGTTTACGTGATGGAGAATGGTGGCATATTGACGATGACCCTCCTTCAGCTGACCGTATTGACTTGCCGGCAAATCTTCCTTCTAAGAATTTACGAGCAAATCCATATATTTTCTTTTATGTTCGCGATGGAACAGGGCCCTATGATATTAATGAGGACGATAGTTTTGTAATGCGTCCTTTACCTATGCCTGCTGCTCCTGTTGGGGCCACAGGTCTTACTGCGGAACAACTAGCAGAATATCCACGTTTTGCAGTCGCAGCTGCTAAACTAGCAGCCTTAAAAGCAGAGCCTAAACCAAAAAGAAATAGGGTTACACGAAAGAAACAACGGTCTAAACATTAACGGGCCAGTTCGCAATCATACTATCAATCTGCTCCATAACTACATCATACATCATGCTGATATTTTCTGTCTTGTACATTACAGCGGGGACTGCAGGAAAATTGAACTGAATATGACTGAACGGCTCATCGTCATTTGATAGAAGCGTCAGCATATTCTTGAGATACTTATAGACATCATTTGCAGTTAGCGAAACCGTCTGCTTAACACCCTCCGGCTTGTTGGTATAAGTCACATTGAAATACTGCCCGTCGCGGGTAATACTAAGATGGTCATCCTTGCTAGGGGCATCCTCAGCAGTCTTGAAATTACGGATCATAATCATTGAGAACTTTGCAGGGGAAGACATCTGAACAGGAATATGTTTATTAAATACACAAATTCCAGCGTCAAATTTTTGCCCTCAGCAATAAAAAAGCGGCCTAAATAAGGGAAGTATGGATACTAAATTATATGTATTCTTATTTGCTGTTACACTCGTTCAAATCTGGTGGATAGCAGTGTGGGGAATTACTGATATTCTAATACGGATTCTAGCAGGTAAACATCGTCATGTTGAATTCCTAATCTATGTCTTCTTCATTGTTCTTGTTATATCATTTTTACAGTCTAATCCTCAATATATGATTCATCTCTAAATAATTGCTTGATAATAATTCATATATTCGGGAAAATTGGCCATATGGATATTATCTTGAAGACCTGGCATTAGGATTCCTACACATGGTTTGTGAAATGCAATGGCATATTGAAGAGGCGCTGATAAATTGCCAATTAGAAGTACACAACTATTTATTATACTTATAAGAGATTCTAGTGTGGGGCATATATGTAGGGGCAAATTTGTTCCAGATAATTCGCTAAAAAAAGCATATTCCTCAATATCTGTAGTAACAAATAAAATTTTATCTGCTGGAAATTGTTTGAGTAATTCTTTATAATTAATTTGTTTATTTTCTCTGCGGGCTGAATAACAGATTATAATTTTATCTTTAAAAGCGGGGTCTTCTTTCCATGTTAACCACTTATGTTTTCCCCATGGGATATTATAAGTAGATTGAAAAATTTCGGCCCATGATTTCTGATAAAGAAGGGGTGATTCTCTCCATTTAGTAAGATCAACGTCATAAACTTGTCCTGTATGAATTTTATATTCATATATATATTCCTGTGCTTTTATAATATCTTTAGTATCCTTGTGAAGTTGTTCAAGTCCAAATCTGAATGCATGACCACGATTTGATACATAAAGAAATCCTTTACGACCAGTTGATTTATAAACTTCTTGAATGACAGAAAGTTGATTAATTAAATCTCCGAGAAGCCCACCTGCTAGATATGTAACGGGGGCATCCATTCTAGACTGTAAAGTATTATTTTTCTTTATACTAAACGAACTCTGCTTAAAAAATTAATAATAAAAAGGTATAATGGGCGATTTTGCCGAAAATCATGAACTTTTTACCTTTTTAATTTTAGCAGGAACAAATCCAGAATTTAAAGTATTTTTAGAAGTGGGAACCGGTTCAGGTATGGGGACAACTCGTGCTCTAATCAATGGTATTCTACAGCGAACTGAGCAGAATGCCCGGCTTTATTCATTAGATACCAATGAGCCGGCTATTCATAAGGCGCGATATCAATATATCAATAATCGTAAATGGCTGAGTACTTCATTTGCTCAATTTATCTGGGGTCGGCTTAATAAAACCGAGTTTCTTCTCCGTGAAGACTTAGCTGAATTTCCCAATCCTGCAGCAATACGACCTATTTATGATTTGATGTATGATCGTGAACATCATTTGTGGTTAAAAGCACCTTTCGTAGCTATAAATGAAAAATATGATGTGATTGTGCTGGATGGTGGCGACTTTTCTAGCATAGGAGATTTTTCCAACCTTAAGGATATGAATCCAAAAATGTGGGTGTTAGTGGACGTTAATCTTTGTAAAAATAGAGGGGCTTTTGCTGAACTCTCGGCTTCTAGCAAATATGATTTGGTGCGGAAGTTTGAAGATGGACGAGGTTCGGCTGTATTCAAACGTAAAGATATAAATCTTTTACAAACAATCAATGTTGATTATACTAAGATTCTGCAGTGCCCTACGGATTTTTGGCTTCTTTAGATACCTTAGACGCAGCTTCAAGCCGATCTAGTGCTGCTAGACGCGCTGCACGGCGTTCGGCGGGAGTTTGAGGATTATATCCGCCTACAGTCTTTTCTGCCTCCTTGGCCTCCGCTTCCTGCTTTTCCTTTGCTTCTGCTTCCTGCTTTGCTTTGTGGAGAGCATCCTCTAGAATAGACTCCTCTAGTGCGTGTCGAATCTGCTCATTTTCATCATCGGCTTCTGCTTCTGCTTCTTCCACTTGCAGACGTAGAATCTTGGTCTCCAAACGAGGATACACAGCTCCTTTGATATCATCCATGTCATATCCCACAATAAAGGAAAGCGCGGCATCAGTGTCCTCTAGTGGAGGAGAATCTCCCGTATCAAGAGCCTTCTGTAGACTCTGCTGGATACGCTGAACTTCTGCTACATTTGATGGGCTTGGTTGGCTAATCTCATGACTGATGATATCATCAAGACCGGTAATGAGATGAAGTGTCTGTCGTGCTGCGGGTTTTAGGTAGGGAAGTTGTTCTAGCACTTGATTAAATAGTTCATCACCTGCTGTCTGCTGGCTTTCCTCCTTTGCCTCTTGGAGACCATATCCTTCAAGACTGGCCTTTAGTGCTTCTTCTAGCATACGATTATTCTGATTGTCAATGTGCTGGATTTGCGCAGCAGGAAGAGCAGGATGAAACACATTCGCATTTACTACTGGAAGAGGAAGGCCAGTTGGCATATCTTCATCCGGGTGCTCAAATTCATAACGAGTACGACGACGAGGAGGCATTTTTCTTGGGTTTTATTTGGCTACGCTGCGGGGTCAATTTTTAGGTTCCTACAAAGTCTTTGTCTTATTTCTTTTCATATGTAGAGTGATGGCAACTCCAGCACAACTATTTATTAAGAAAATTATACTTGGTATAATTAATTTTGTTAAAAAAAATTGGTTTGTCCTAATTCTGCTGAGTCTATCACTTATTTTGTTTTGTGCTTTAGTTAAAGATAATATTGAGGAACCTTTTAATACTTCTACGGGTTCAATTCCTCCCGATCCAACAAATCCAACAATGACAGAGGGACAACTCTATGGCATTATTCCGTTTGAAGCGTCTGTAAATTTGTTTAATAAACAGGAAATCCTTACTCAATTTAATAATATTGATAATGCGCCTGAGCCAAAGAAAGAATTTACAATGACAACAACATCATTTAATTTTACTCCTTCTCAAGCAGCAGAAAACACTGAAGCAACACTTAATTCATTTACTAATACTTCAATGATAAATTCTATGGCAACAAGATTAGGCGGAGTTGCTGCTGCTACCGCTGCTTTTAATTCAATTACGGGTAATCTAGCCAATGGTGCTAATACTGCGGGAATTGTTCAAGGAACAGTTACTTCTGCTGCTGCTGCGACGGCTTTTCAACTGGCACAAGAAGAAGCAACTGCTGCTGCTGAAGATAAAGCCAAGGAAATAGCAACAGATCGTGCAAAACAGATTGGTACAAAGGTTAAAGGTGCTATTACTGCTGCTGGAAATGCCACTGCGGCTGCTACTGCGGCTGCTGTTGCTTCTGCTAAGAACTTTTTTCGTGTTGTTTCTCCCGCAACAGCAACAAAAGTTAGTGAAAAAGTTACAAGCAAAGTTGCGACTAAAGTTGGTCCTCAAGTTATGAGAAGACTCCTTACGAAAATTGGTACGAAAATAGGAATGATTCTTACTGGCAGAATTGTTATAATGCAAGTTATAGCGGCGTCTCTTGCTTCAACAGTTGTTGGTGTTTTACCTGCTGCTATTATACAAGCCATCTCAACTATTTGTATGGCAATCAACGCTACTGTGTCTGTTGCAATGGCCGGTGCTCTAATGGGTAATCCTCCAACTTGCCCTGCTGGATATCAACGTTTGGATGAAAATATACCTCAAAATATTAATGATGGTTTGGCTCTTGTTCCAATTGTTGGAGACGTATTAGGTATGATTGGCCCAAATATATGTGCTTCTAACTCATGCCCTCCAGGTACGCAAGAAGATGCTGGTTTATGCTATCCCCCATGTGACCAAGGGTATAATGGTGCAGGGCCAGTATGCTGGTCGGGTACTAAAAATATCGGTGTTGGTGTTTTAAAGAGTTGTCCTTCGGGATGGACTGATATTGGATTAATTTGTAGTGGCCCCGGTCTTGCGGCCATCGGTAAATTTAACAATGATTCACGTTTAGTATGTCCTTCAAATAAACCTAACGCAATTGATGGATTATGTTATGCGAATTGTGATTTTACTCCTGCTTATGATGTAACAACTAAGTTACCTAGATACATAAGGGGGCCAAATACAGTAAAAATTAATGCTGCCTCTAATCAACTACAAGCCATAAGGAATTTAATGACCCAACCAACAGTTACTTTAAGCGATCTATGGACAGTTTATTGGGCAACGCATGGATATGATGGAATGAGCGGCGCGAGCGGCCAGAACTATTGGTGGAACCAAGTAGACAGTCCAACTGGAACTCTTGCTCAGTACAACTCACTCATGCTGCTAGACGGAGGCCAAAAAATTGCTCCTACTATGATACTTACACCTACTCAAAAAGCATTCTTCAATAGTAATCTCAACGCATTTTTGACTAGATACAATGATGCTAAAGCAGAGAAACCGGCAGCCAATGCCGCTTATATTCAAAATCCAAAAGTTCCAATACCCCCATTTACCGAGTTAGCTCCAATCCAGCCGCCACAATATAGTGGTACGATGCAAGTGTGTACTGGTAGTGTTAATCAATGGGTGCCTGGTACTCCTGCTATTCCAGCAGTGCCTGGTAGGCCGGCTATTCCAGCAGTACCGGCACGAGCAGCAGTACCCGGAACTCCTTATCGGGCACAAAGGACTGAACAATTAAGTTTCGGGCAGTACCTAATTCGAGCTGGTACAATGCCTAATCCTCTTGGCAATGGTCTTACTGATGATCCTACAAATACAACTGGGTTAATGGTTAAACTGATTAAAAATGGCGTATTATGGCAGCAGGGTTGGGTTCCACCTGGCAAGGCTGCTATTCCTCCTTACTATAGTTTACTTAACACCTCCAGTAATCCAAATGGGTATGTGATTACAGTTAATGGTACAAAATCTCATCCAGCAATATTTCCTACTCCAGCAGTACCAGCAGTACCAGCAGTACCAGCAGTTCCAGCAGTTCCAGCAATTCCAGCAATACCCGCTGATCCAACAAAAGGAGGAAAATATGTTAATACACAAGTCTGTCAAACAGTTCCAAAACCTAATCCTCTTTATAACGAAAAGCAACATCAAACGGATTACGCAGCATGGTTGGCAAGAAAAAATAATACCCCTCCCCCTGCGTCAACTCCCGAATCTACGATTCCAACATGGGACCAGGTCACAAATGTCCCTGCTGAGTATCCCGCAGCGCACGTACCTGGTATGCCTTACCTGTGTGGTGGAAGACGTGGTCTTTCCTATGGTCGTGGTGCTGGAAAACCAAAACTTAACCTTGTCTCTGCAATACCATCTACTCCTCTACCGCCGCCACCTCCAGCACAGACAGCCGATGCTTTCGCTAATAGTTCAAACTTCAAGTGTAATAGTAATTATAAATTACCTTCTGCTCTTCAGCAAATGTGTAGTTTTTATTATATTGCGGCACGTGCTCATGCTGCGAATGAAGCAACTGGAACAACAGCAACTTTTACTTACATTAGATCAATTACAAAAATCATAGCAAGCAGTGAAAGATCATGTGACGTGATTTGTCAAATGGCAACTAAGAATATAGTAAATATTGTACAGACATCTACACAATCTACAAATCAACTTTCAGGTGTAGCGGCTGTTATTGTTCCAGGAAATACAGATAGACGCTTTTATTTTGCTAGAGTAGCGGCCTTATGTAATCTAGCACCTAATACTAATACACCTTCAAAACTCTCCTATAAAACGGTTGCGTGTACAAATGTTGGGGGATTTGCTCAGGATGCCATCAATATACCAACCAGTGACAGCAGTTATAATATTAGTTTTACATTTGTTAATCCCACAATTTAAAACATTTCTAAATATTTGATATTTATTGATGTTTCTTGTATTGTTCAAACTGTTGATACTGCGCGGATTTCTAACGCGGACTTCCTGCGTTCAGCAATAGTTACTTGTCTTACAATTTCATCGGATTTTGCGGGTCTCTTTCTAAAAAAGATGAAACCGCAGCATCCGCAAAGAACTACAAATCCAAAGATGGCGGAAAAGCCAATGGCAGCGGCTTGACCTTGACCAATTGATGTGTCACTAGTTGTTACGTAGATTACTGTAATATTGGTTGAGGGAAGTGCTGTAAATGTACCGGTTGCTGTAGACGAGGATGTAGATGTTGCCGTGGATGTTGATGTAGGTGTTGTAATTGATGATACTGTCGCTCCAGCAGATGCTGACGCTAAGGATGTGGCTGTGGCTGATGCCGATGCCGATGCTGAAGAAGAAGATGTAGAGGTCGCAGAAGCAGATGCCGAAGAAGAGGATGTGGCAGATGATGTAGAGGAAGAAGAGGATGTGGCAGATGATGTGGCAGATGATGTGGCAGATGATGTTGCTGTGCTAGAAGCAGAAGCAGTAGCTGATGTATTTGCTTGAGAACCAACAACAATTAAAGGGCAGCAGAACTGGTCTGTTGTGGAATAGAGACCTGAAGCAAAGATACATCCGTAACTAGCTCCGCGTAAATTACAATTAGGACCATTGATAATTTCCCAACTTGATGCTGTTGTTGAGCAGAATTGTTGAGCATTTGCTTGAATAAAACTACAGTCAGGGTTGCCTTGATTCGCAGGGCAGCCAGATGCGGTGTGCGTTAATTGTGCGAAATCGGAGCAGCCATATTCCGCAGTTGCTGTTGAAAGAGCAGCCAGCAAGATGGCTATTTTTCCAAGCATTTTCTATTTAGTATACTTTAAAAAATCACTGTAGACCTTCATGGCATTTCGCATTCCAGCAGTCTGATACTTGTGGTATTTTGCTCTAAAAAACATGGTTCTAGCAGTTTGCCGTTGTTGTTTGCGTGTTTCTTTGCGTAGGCGTCGGATAGTATTGCGTGCTTTCTTCGCAGTTCCATATCCGGCTTTTATTTTTGACGGCTTTATTGGATTATTGAATATACCCGTGTCTCTCAGAGAGCCGAGCGTACCCATCTATTATACTATTATCTTCTTGTGCGTGTTTTTCTCATCTTACGACCCCTTTTTAATGTTCTAGCCTTACCATTCTTCTTTTGCTCCTCATAGGCATGTAAAAGTTTCTGAATTTCTGCTAGTCTTCTTTGCGCATTTCCATAGATTCGTAAGCGTTCCATCACATGGTCGGTTTCAGATATAGCAGTTTCTAATTGGATTCGTTTCTTATCGGGGTTTCTAGCAAGAATCATTTGAACAATATCAAGACATGCTCGTTGGGCTGCTTCAGGAAGGATTCCGCGATTGTAAAAACTTTGGGTATAGATATCTGCTCCTTTCTCCATAAGGGCCCTAAAGACTACAGGTCGTTCTTCGCGAACAGAATGATATAACGCAGTTTCATTATTAATATCTTTCTTCTCAATCTCAGCACCGCGATTTATGAGTTCAAGAGAAACATCATCTGCTTTGTTTGCAATCGCAGCAAAAAGAGGGATTTCATTTCCAAATCCATTTACATTTGCGCTGGCTTCTAGCAGAAGTTTCACTGCTGGAAGTTGCTTATGTTGTGCTGCTATATACAAGGGTGAATAACCTGTATTATCGCCCATATTGACGGTTGCGCCATTTTCAAGGAGAACTTTCATGACTTCTGTATGACCATTTTGAGAGGCCCAGTACAATGGTGTTCGTTTGACTTTATCTAGTTCATTTACTGAAGCACCTTCTGCAATAAGTTTTGTAACTTCTGCTAGATTTCCGGCTTCTGCTGCTTTTGCTAATGGATTAAGACCATAATCCCATTGTCGTTTGCTCATCTAAAATACTAAGAGAAAATCTATATTACATTTGTAAATGTTCGCAGGCTTCGTAATTGTTCTTGGTGATTTCCAAGCAATGTGTGTACTGAGTTTTCTTATCTTCGGCTTTTGATTGATTGTTGCTGCTGAAAAGCCGGCCAATAAACGCATGAGCAAGGCCACTGCCACCGCCAAAGGCCATTCCATCAATGATAGATGATGCTAGTGTGGGTTTCTGAGGTTGCTGTGGCTGGATTGCTGGAGGACTCGGTTTAGGTACAATAAGATCCTTCATTGGTTTTGTGTTTCTAGGCATTCCTACTATCTAATATTTACGAATGTTTTATATTAGGCTCATATAAGTGAATAAATTATAGAATATAAAATAAGAGATGCCCATCATACCTACAACAAGTTCCTCGGATCTTACTTACAGAAATCAAAGGCGGATGGTATATGCACATCGTCTCTTAAAAGAGCAATCTTTTGCACAAGTCTCCAAACTCTTTACGGATTCACGAAGCACATTTGGAATTTAATAGCCAATTTCAACTATATTTTAGATCTTCACATTCCTAAATATCCGATATTTACGAATGTTGTATATGAATTTTATTACCACAAAACCCAAACTAAAACTCGGAGGTTTCTAGTTGGAGTACGCGAGGCCGCCCATGCCGGACATGACACGGAGAACGTTGTAGTTCACGGCGTAGACGCGGACCTTGGCGGAGTAGACACTGGAGACAGTGTTGTTGGTCAAGGTGAGGTGGAGGGTCGCATTGTCAATGCGGGAGAAGTTGCAGCTGCCTGAAGGCTGGTGGTCCTCCGGCTTGAGGGCGAAGGAGTAGACGTTGATACCAACGGCGGGGACGTTGGTGTGGTGCTGGTAAGGCTGGACCAAGTTGAAGTACTTGCCCTCACGCTCTGAGAACCGGTCGTGGCCGTTGAGCTGGATCTTGGCAACGGCGACCGGGTTGTAGCCGGCAAGGCCCTCAACGCGGGTGAGGGAGTAACCGGAGTCAAGGACTGACCGGTCCCACCAGTCGGAGTAGTTGAAAGGCTGCATGCCCTTCCACGGGTTGATGGTGGCATCGTCGCAGGCGACGAAGGAGTCGCGCTGGACAACCCACACAAGTTCCTTGGTGGGGTGGTTGAAGTTGAGCTTGATCTTGTTGTTGGAGGAGGTCACAGACTCATCGCCCGTGAACTGGAGTTGCTCGATGAGGTACTCGTGGGAGACCTGGGCGAAGCGGCGACGCTCGTCCGTGTCGAGGTAGATGTAGTCAACATAGAGGGAGGCGGAGACGAGGCCGGATGATGAAACACGGTCGCGGATGGCGTGGAGAGCCGCTGAGCCAGTGACCTGATCCCAGCAGAGATACTTGATCTCGTTGAACTCGAGGTTGATCTTGACCTCGTGGTACTGGAGAGCGATCAAGGGGAGCGCAAGGCCGGGGTTGCGGCAGAACCAGAACTGGAGGGGGATGTAGAGGGTGTACTCCGGGGCGCAGTTGGCGACCTCGGCAAGGGAGTTGGGCTCACCGCCGGCGCACGCATCGTCGCATGTCTCGCCGCCCTGAACGAGCAAGTTCACGAGTTCGGGAACGTTGCCAACCATCTCAGCATAGCCGGCCTGCTTGCCAGCCTCCTGGGTGAGCTCGTTCCAGATCTGGAGCCAGTCGCCGTAGTGCTTGTCAATGCGCTGGCCGCCAATCTCGAGCTCAACAGAGTTGATGAGGTTGTGGCCGACGTAGTTGAGCCAGCGGAACTGGGCGCCTGAGCCGTCCGTGGAGGCAAGCTGAACCCGAGGCAAGGTGGCCTGGAGGTAGATGCGGTGGATCAAGTCGCCGTTACGGCTGATCGTGCACGTAACACGCTTGCCGAAGTTGGCAGTGCCGTTGAAGGTCTGCTCAATGGACTCCATCGCGAAGTTGGTGTGGCGACGGTACACCACCTTGAAGAACGTGATCTGAGGGTTTCCCGTCAGGTAGATATCCTGCGCGCCATAGGCTACAAGCTGCATTAAACCACCACCTCCCATTTGTTATATTTATCACAAAGAAAATAATTTGGCGAAATCGGGGAATTTTGGGGCCAGCACCGGGGTCATTGATGAAATCAAAAACCCCGAGACCGGGGCATCTGGCGGAGCCAAAAACCCGAGGGTGGTCAATTTCATTGACTGTACCGGGGGAACTCTTCCTGTGAAATCCCGCGGAAATAGAATTCCGAAGATGACATAAGGAAGATTGAAAGATAGGATATAGTTAATGTCTGAAAATAAACCTTTACACATGGTTCTTCATACCATGGATGCTCCTGCTCAAGAAGTGACTGACATGCCCACTACCCTAGAGGCATTCCACTCTGAGAAAATGCGTACTATGAATGAAAAACGAGCACAAATTACTGGACTAGAAAAGAAGATTACCGAAAAGGAGGCCCAAATAGATGCCTTTACCGGGGCTCTTCATGCCGATGAATACAAAGTGCTCGTTGAAGATTTACAAGATTTAGAACAACAGGTGGTTCGCCTCCAGAAAGATGACGAACGACTTGATTATTTTTTACAAGTTGGAAATATTCTATTTAATTATTATGATTCACAGGAAAAAATCGCTTCAGGGCACCATGTTTCTAGCAAGAAACCTGCTAGTAAGTTGCGAACTCCTCAAAATAGCGTTTTGAATTATTTCAGTGCAGGTGCTGCTGAGGCAGCCGATGATGCTGAGCCGTTACTTTCGCAGCCTTTGTCAGTGGCAACGGAGAAGGAGCAAAAGAAGATTATTCGTGCCCGGGATATAGAGGATTCTAATGGACTTCAGCGTGACAAGGCATTAGAGCGTTATTTAAGTATTATTGAACCAACTGCAATTCGTGGTGGAATCCTACCGGGTTCTGGCATAGAACCCGATTTTGGTGCGTGCCCTCATTGCGAAACGGAGATGGTCTTTTATCATAATGAAGCAACTCTGGGCTGCCCGGGGTGTGGCTATCAGGACTTTATTTTGGTGGATTCCGAGAAGCCTTCCTATAAAGATCCGCCGCGTGAAATCTCATACTTTGCCTATAAGAAGATTAACCATTTCAATGAGTGGTTGGCTCAGTTCCAAGCAAAGGAAAGTACAGAGATTCCAGCAGATGTATATGAGAATATACTTGCGGAAATCAAGAAGGAGCGTATTACTGACCCGCGTACACTCAAGCCCCAAAAACTCCGGGAGGTCTTGAAGAAACTCCATCTGAACAAATTCTACGAGCATATCCCCCATATCTTACACCGGATGAATGCGTTCTGTGCGCCCACCATGTCACGGGAGATGGAGGACAAACTACGCTACATGTTCAAGGAAATTCAACCGTCGTTCATTCGGCATTGTCCGCGTGGTCGCTCCAATTTCTTGTCTTATTCGTATGTCTTATACAAGTTTTGTCAACTGCTGGAACTGGATGATTTTTTACCGTGTTTTCCTTTGCTAAAAAGTCATGAGAAACTCTATATGCAAGATAACATCTGGCAGAAGATTTGCGTTGACTTGGGCTGGGAGTTCATCCGAACAATTTAACTGCTGAAAGTAGATGAACGCATTCAAATATGGAATTGGAGAACCGGGTCGTGCGATTGCTGGTGAATTTACACCGCAGTCGCGACCTATGTTTAGAAATGCTTTGACTAGAGTATTACCGCAGCAAAAATCTGCTTTTGTAAAAGAGTATTTCTCAATAAAGAATCCGGAAAGTGCTGAAATATATGCTAAAATTTTTGTGAATGCTTTACCAAAGGTAGTTTATGCGCCGCGGCCGGTGCGTTATTTAACAATGAAACAAAAATCCAATTTGAAATCTATCCCTGAAAATAAGCAATTGCGAAAGAGAACACGCAAACAAAGAAGTCGTAAAAATAGGAGATAAATGGACCCAGTCCATATTTTAACTTTAACTTTTACTCTTGGTTATATTTTACAATGTATATTTTCTTGTCATATATATCATAATATGAATCCTGTATATGATAGACTTGAAACATTAGAGCAAGTTACTTGGTCGCAACGGACTTCTTCTCCAAATCCAGTATATACAAGAACAAGAGATCAACGCACAGAAGATCCTGAATAAACGAAGGCTTAAATAAATGTCCGATTCATTAGAATAATGATGCGGACAATTGTGGCAATTGATCCTGGTATTAAGAATTTGGGAATCTGTGTTGCGGAAGTAGCGGCCGACCTCAGTGGGAACCAGCAGATATCCGATATCTTACTTTGGGAAAATTTTAATTTAGTTTCGGATTCTTCTGCTCAGTTATCCACAAGATGCGCCGTTCAATCCTGTAAAGGACCTGCTTCGTGGTCTTATAAGGGAGAATCCCTTCTCTGTAAGAAATGTGGCAAGAAAGGCTTCAAGGGCTTTACTGCGATAGACACCGAGAAGATTAAGACTGTTGCAACAATCCGTGAATTTGCGACCGAACTGGGATGGACTGATGCGAAAAAGAAGACAAAAGCGGCTCTGCTAGAAGAAGTAGCCAAATTCTATTTGATGCCGTACAAGGCGGCTAAAGTGAAGAGTATGAGTCCGTCGGATGTATTTGGAAAAATTCGTGTTTTTGTTGAATCCCGCATTCCTATTCTCAAGAAGGCTTCCGTTGTACGAATTGAAAATCAAAAAAGTATTGCTCCGCTTTTGCGCGATATTCAGATGCAGATTTATTCCTTAATGCGATACATCTTGGAGAAAGATGGATGGACTGGCACCTTTGAGTTTGTTCATCCGGGTGCAAAGAATAAGGGCGACGCGATTTCTGCTGGTTCGGATAAATACAAGGAAAGGAAAGATGCGACATTAGGCAGAATTGAGAAGAAATTGTCAGCATGGTCTACAGCAAAACCAGCAGTTGCTGCTCCTTGGCTTTTGCTTTTTAATGGCGTTTCTAAAAAGTATGATTTGGCGGATACTTTACAAATGTGTTTAGGATAAACCTAAACACCTACCGTGCTCATTTCATTCGCGGATGACTTTAGGCTGAGCCCAAAGTCCTTCCTTACTCCCTTTGGTCGTAGATGTGCCTCGGCTAAACATCTACTTTGTTCCCTTTGGTATTACCTTGTACTGAAATTTTGTAAAACAAGTATAATCCGAAGAAGTTCTTTGCTATAATATCTAAGATATTATAACTAATATTTTTCTGGACTACAGGTGTTATGAAAGCAACTCCATAGAGACCCCAAATTACAAAGAGTATACCGAAAAGTTGTTTACCAATTATTGATTTATCCGCAAATTCTTTATAGAGGACGTAAAATGAACGAGCAAAACACGCTGTTCCTAGGGCAAGTGCTATAGACCGGTCAAGTACTCCTGTTTCTCCGAGGAAGCCAAAGGCTAACATGCAAAAATTAAAGAAGAATATTTCTAGCAGAGGCCATTTATTATCTAGAGTAAATTCCAGCAGATTATTTTTCACAATATTCTTTTCCTTCTGCTCCTCATAGAAAAAATAGGCTGCCATTGAGAAAAGCATTGTTGGTGTGGAGAATACCCAATCATTATATCTGCTTGTTGCCAACGTTTCAAGATTAAAATGTAGTACAAAGAAAATATAGAATCCGAATTCTATGATTTGTACAATTAATTCAAGACCTAGGATATCTTGCAGGATTTGATCGCTTTCATCTAATTCTATGGTAAGTCCAATAGCGCTTAAAATTCCAGTAATTAGTTGAATAAAGAGGGAAATTTCAGTTGTTCTCTTAACAAGAAGTGTGTCTGCTACACCCATGCCTCTAGTTTTTGTAATAGATTTTATCTTATTTTGGAGAGTGCGTCTACGAAGTTAGCCGAAGGCTACTGAGGACAACTGGCGGGCACGAAGTCCCTGCGTAAAGAAAAGCCAAATAGTCTAGAAATAAGAAACAGAAGATGTCGGTAAGTTTCGGCGGTTCTAGACCTGGACCCGAAGAATTGATTCAATTTGCAAAGAAGGCTAATGAAATTGAGATTGGCGGTATCAGCGATCTAGCAGATGATATGGGAATGTCTCTGCTGACAAACACGAACAAAATCAACATTGGTACCCGGCAGGAAAGTTCATCTGGCCCCACAATTACAATTGATGGTGGAGGTGGAGGTGGAGGTGGCTTCAGTGAAAATCTGGAGTTTGTAAATCTGGATAACATGGAAACGGTCAGTGGTGGTGGAGAGAAAGTGGAAATTCCTAACTTCGGCAACAATGATGCTTTCCGCACGCCTATACAGCAGCCTATCAGTTTTGATATTAATTCGGGAACGGTTTCTACAAAGCCCGCCTTGCCTCAAATGACTCCCGAGGAAGAGAATCGGGAGAAGAACTCCTATTTGACCCGCATGATGCGCCTTTCATCCAAAGGCATGGGCGGCCAGCGCATGACAATGGCTAACTCCCTGGACGAAATCAAGGCTGAGTATGGTCGTGTTGTGGATTCCCGCAATCTTGAAGCATCGCTCAAGTTCCAGCGCAATATGCTCATGACCTTTGCGACTGGCGCTGAATTTTTGAACAATCGGTTCAATCCCTTTGATGTCAATCTTGAGGGCTGGTCTGAGTCCGTTCACGAGAACGCTGAGGATTATGACGAGATTTTTGAGGAGTTGTATGACAAATATAAGGATGCTGGAAAGATGCCGCCCGAAGTACGTCTTGTTATGACACTCGGTGCCTCTGCTGCGATGTTCCACGTTACAAATACGTATTTCAAGTCCAAGATGCCGGGCATGGATGATATCCTGCGAAATAATCCGGACCTCATGAAGCAATTTGCGACAGCGGCGGCCAATCAGGCCGGACCGGGCTTTGGTAATTTCGTAGGTGCTGCTATGAATGCTGGGGCGCAGAGACCCGCAGGACAGCAGCAGCAACAACAAACGCCTCAAATGAACAGTATGCCGTTTAATCAGAGTAGCCGAGCGCCTCCTCAGCGGACCGAAGAAGAGCGACCGGCGCAAGGACAACGCAGAGAAATGCGTGGCCCCACTGGCGTAGATGATATTCTTCAAGCATTTGAGAATGAGCGCATGATGCAGTCTCAGCCTCCCGCGCCCCCCATTAATATGAATGATGCTCCCATTTTTTCTCCTAATGAATCTGGTTCCCCGCAGACAATCAACATGAATATTCTGCGCGAAGGTGTTGGTTCAGAGGGCGACCCTCTGCGCGAAGTAAGTAATATCTTGGATGAGATGCAGAGTGTAGCAACTTCAGCAAGCAATTTTGACGAGGTTAAGAAGCGTCGCAGCCGTAAGACAGCATCGTCCACAGTTTCGGGAGGAACATTAACGCTCAACGTGTAATTTAGCAATATTATCCAAATAATTGGCTTCTTCTGTTACGATACTCGTATCAGGAACTGCTAGAGGACCGCGCATGAAAAGTGGAAGCATTTGTAGTTGGCCATTGGGCGCTTGAACTGAACTTTTATCTTTAGATTTGTCTTGACTTTGTGTTACAGCAGGAACTACGCGCAAGAGACAGAACGGACTTGCCTCATAAATAATTACATAAAATACAAGCATAAATATAACTGTTAGCCAAAATGCGGTTACAACATTGCGTGTTGCAACGAAGCATAAGCAAAAGATGATTATCGGACGTATCCATAGAGACCCCATTAGTTTTTCCTGTTCAGGCGTTAAATTCATCGCGATATGTTTTCCGCCCAAGTTCAAGATAACATAGCAAATACCTGCTAACCATGGATTTGAACTTAAATATCCAATTGTCTGTGTTATAGGATCAACGGCCACTGAAACAGCAGTGGCTGCGACAGCAGTTGATGCTCCTACAGCCAAAGTTTGTACTGGAGAAGGAACATTTAAATCGCCTCCTTTCTGCTTGCGCATTCCCTACCTTTTAGTAGTAAATTAAAACTAAGCACTCAACAGATTTACATCATAAAACCACAAGATAATAAGTAGGAAAGTAAGCATACCTACAACGGGATTCCAGTCCATTCCTAGCAGAATTAATAAATAGGCCGAAAAGCGGAAAAAAGGTTGCCGGGCTAGATAACGGAGTTCCTTATTATAAGGTGTTTCAAATGATAAACTGAATACAAGTACAGCAAAAATTAATGCTAATACAGTACCTCCGAGAGTTACAGTATCCGTATCTAACATCCCTACTATAGTCTAAGAATTAGGGGCCTGCGTGACCACCATTCGGTCAAAAATTGCTTTAGGCCGCTCATCCAATATTTTTTCAACTCCCCACCGTGTTTTACTTGTAACTTCATCCTTAGTAATTTGATTATCAAAGTATTCCCGCTTATTCTTCTTATGTTCTTCTGCTAGCAAAGCAAACATTAGAATAAAAACGGCTGTGCCCATAATGGGCTGAGTTGTAAATAGTACAAGTCCTCCTGAAAAAAGACCAATTACTCCAAGCCAGGAAGTTAATACTTTACGGATATTCCGAGGAAGACCATCCGGCCTTGAAGCAATAATTAATACTATAACTGATAATAACCAATTCATTGGCAACGGTATTAAAGTTTCCAATAACATCTCCTATATTAAGCCTGACATTTTAGAGGGTTGCTCCAGTTACTATAGAGTGTATCTGGATCCAAATCTCGTTTAAGACCGATGGCAGGACATGTCTTATTCTTGTAACATTCATCATCAATTTCCAAAAATGTATCCCGAATATTTTTCAAAACTATTCCGCCATCACCTGTTACATCTGCTGCTATATATCTTAAAAGTGTTGTATATGCTAATGATGCTTCTGTGCATGTAACTGGTTTATCTTTTTTCGTAATTGTTAATTGGACATTTGGATCAAGCGCAAATCCTTCTTTAATTGTGGAATTTGCTAGAAAGAGAAAGATAATTGTAAAAAAAGCGGATAGAAGAATTATGTCAAGAGACATTTTGTTTGATAAACAGAAAATAATGTTATACGATAGGGAAGCCAATGAGCTACGCATCTTTAGACGAAGCATTTCCTTCTATGAGTGAAGGTGCCACATCGGGTCAAATACCCACAAAGAAATCAAAGAAAAGCAAGAAAGGGTCAAGGCCCGAACCTCTTATTGTAGAACCCGATAGACCAGCAGAAAGACCTCCCGTGGATGTTCCGGTCCTAGGAGGAACAACTGCTGAAAATTCACGAACATCTAGCCAGAGTAACTATTTAGTTGCTGCACCTGACCCTGCTGAAGACTATTTCCCGTATCCTCTGGGAGCCGACAATGATACTAATGCTTTTATGCTTCAACCGGACTGGGCCGCCCAATTTGCTCTGAATAAGGGTATAAAACGAAATTCTGAGACTCCTATCGCTCCATCAGTAACACCCGTTGACGGATATTCAACTCTCTGGCGAAATGTTCCTGACCCGAAATATGGTTCTGCCAGTGATTCAGGCAGATCATCAAAGGATACTACAAATGCGATAGGCATTGAAGATGATCTCCGTGAAAAGATTGATAAAATCCTTGACCGCCTGGACACGCATGAATACAAGGTACAAGGTGAACGGGACGCTTTCTCGGAAATTCTGTTATTTATTCTTCTCGGTGTAGCAATTATTTTGCTCCTTGATTTGTTTTTTAGGAGTCAGCAGTATGCTCTAGCACACATGTTGACATCTTCAATTGGTCCCTACAGGAAATCACAGACAGGAGGGGGTAGAAGCAGAGGTGGGGGAAATAATCTTGCTTTGATGATGCGCAGACTACGAGCATCGGGATTTATTTAGATAAAATGAACATTCTTGGTTGTGGATTCATCACTAGGACTTTGAGAAACATACTGTGACATTCCTCCCGTAAGAGTCTTGTAATCGGAAGTTTTCCGCAGATTAGACTTTTTCTTTTCAAAACTGACTATTTCGGTGGATTGTTGTTTTTCAAGTTGTTTTTTAATTCCTTCTTCAGTGATTTGAATAAGTGATTTAGTATACGGCGATTCATTTATGCGATAATTTCGGGCTTGCTCTTTCCAGGAAATATACAATGCATTTGGATGAGTATAATTTACATAAAACCCCGATGAACGCAAATTGTATGCCAAATAGATAATACATTCTTTCATGTCAAATCGGGGAACTCCAGGTATGAATTCGGGGACGAGATAAATGAGTTGTTGCGTATTTCCTGGCAGGCGATTTGTTCCTTGAATTTTCTGATGTACGCGACTAAGGATTGTATTGTAGATTTCACATCGTATGTGGTCTTTTTTGTTTTGTTCAACAAACAAAGATGATGCTTCTAGACGCGGTGGGTTTTGACCACTCATTCCTGATTGAATAACAGAAGTGATTATGAAAAGGATCCCGCGATGCGTCGTTCTGAGCGGTGGCGGAACACGATGTATAAGTTTTGTTGGAGGTCTATTACATCTTAAAAGAATCGGTGCTTTACAGGCTGTGCGAAAATGGTATTGTTGTTCAGCGGGTGCTTTGATTGCAGTGCTTTTTTCAATTGGAATGCCCGAGAAAGAAATACTTCGGTTTGTTCATGAATTTGATTTTACACAGAGTCGAGATTTTAATGCGGAAGATATTATGTCAATCGGAGAAACAATGGGCCTTGATAAAGGATTCGCATTACGGAAAATGATTGTTAGATTATTGGAGAATATTCGCAAAGATTCTAGCAGATGGACTTTGCGCGAATTCAAGGAAGCAACAGGAAATGATGTTCAGTACTTTATAAGCAATGTATCACTAAGTGTACCTTTTTTTGCTTCAGCGGCAACTCATCCGGATTTATTTGTGCTAGATGCTATTTATGCCACAATGGCGATTCCCTTTTATTTTTGCCCGTATAAGGATTTACTTACAGGGCATTATTGGTGTGATGGAATGTTGGGTGGGAATTTTCCTTGGTATCATGTGCCTGATACCGATAAACGCGACGCTATTGGACTATACTTTCCCTCTAGATCTGTTGTATCAAAACCGGAATTCTTTGATTATCTAAATTCAATTATTTCATTTAGAAATAATTATGAACAGCGGAAAATTGTCAATGAATGGTCAGATAATATCATCTCAATTCCCACATCCGAATTTCCATCTATCGCCCTTGATTTGAGCAAGGAGGATAGGGAACATTTATACCGGGTTGGGCTAGAAGAAGTGAAAATATGGTGGTCTACAAAAGGTACGCGCCTATTTATTGAACTTTCGCTGCAAGAAAGTCTTGGAACCCCTGTGTTGAACGCGGGCCCTCGTATTCGGTCGTATTCCCAGCCGCATCTAGCAGAACAACCGTTGGATATCCGGAAATCTTTACTTTTTCCTTATAAGGGTTCTCATCCGTCTCGGGGTTTATTACCTGTAAGTCAACAGCGTGTCCGGCGATGGTCTGTGTAGGACCGAGAGCCTGGAATTCAGGCTTAGCCTTAACGCAATGAGGACACCAATCTACGCCAAACATGATAAATTTGTAGTCTCCTGCTCCTGCTCCAGCAGTGGTCGGGGCATCCGCGAAGTTCTCGTGGGTAAGAAGAGTTACTAGGGGCTGCTCGACAAATTGTTTAAAAATTGTTACGCCCACAAAAAGGACGACCGCAACAGCCAACGCATAATAAAGATAATCCATTCTAAAAGAGGATACGGTTTAAATATTTAAAAGAAACCCGCAATAGATGATTCAGGGATGTCATTCACACTTTTTTACAAAAATAAATGTCATACAATATCCTTTTCTTGGACAGATTCTATTTGGCAAAAAGAGGATGTTTATGAATGCGGTTATTTATATTTACGACTGCTGGAACTAGGCTTTCAAGAAGAAGCGGCTGAGCAATGGACACGTGCTTTTATGTTTAAAAAAATGTATTGCGGATTAGTGTATTCAGCAGAGGCCGAGGCTAAGATGGAAACTCTTAAAAAAACCCTCCGATTTGTTTAAGTGTAATAGCACGGCGTTTTTTGAGTATTTCGCGTCGTCGTGTTTTAGTAGAACGGCATGTTCCTTTACCTTTCGGACAAGTACTACTAAATGTACGGGCTTCCTTGCAGTAGTCCTTAAAATTATTTGTTTCTAATTCCATATGTTTACAGATTTTATAAAGCCAGGCAAGAACAGCAGTTCTTCCTTTATGAATGGGGACTGGTCCTGCTTTAGTTGCGGCTTCAGACCATTGTTCCCGCCACTCAGGAAAAGGAAGTGCATTTGGGATAGAGTTCCACCAGCGCCTAAGATGCCGAGGGTCTAATTTACTTGTCACAAAAGCAACACTTTTAAAGAAATCAAATCCTAGAACATGCGTCTTAGAGGACAAAGCAGACATATAATGTTCTTTCACTTCACTGAAAGGCGGATTGGGTTTATGAAGATGACCCTGCTTTCGGAGTTTATTATTAACATCATTGTGAATTTCGTAGGACCAACGAGCAAGTTCAGTTTTAGGCACGGGCCGATGTGTATAGTATTCTGCTAGAGATGACCGGCAGAAACGACAGGGTAAAACATGAGGAAGTTCTTCTAAGAATGTATAGACATCGGGGTTCCGATGATCAGAAAAAGTAATTAAATGTATGAGTCGCCACGCACTTGGACCCCAAAAACGAGTATCCATCCCTAATGGTTGAACTGAAATTTCTACATTTATACTGTTTTAAACAGCGTGAATGTGAAATGCGAAATATAAATGCGTATTTAACGGTGGGGGCCAATACCAAAGATGCTGCTAAAGTTGTTCGTGCGACTGATTTCCGTCATGCCGAAACCATCGCCCATGAAGTGGATGGTGTTAACACGGCCCGGGCCAAGGGAGGAAATGTTATTAAAAATGCCCGATGAGACGAGGGCCGTGGCGCGGAAACCTGTACCAAAGTTGATTGAACTACCGAACGTAGCATTGCTCAACATAATGTAAGCATGCGTACCGATTGTTGATGAGTTACGAGCATTTATAACCATGTCTCCAGTGGGGTTAACGAAGTAGAAGAGCTGACCCTCCGCAACATTAATGGTTGACGCAGTAGGAAAGCCAGTTGTTGCAACAGCCGCACCTGTAGTGGAGAAACGTCTATCAGAATACACCTGCTTGCCAGCGATAACATTACCTTGTGTTAAAATCGCAAGACCCTCATTCACAAGGCCCGTAGAAGAAAGATTGGAGTCAAACCCGGCGTTTCTTCCGTCACCCAAATTATCCGTGAAATACGGCTTATCTGAGTTAAACATCGCAAAGATAGGGGAGTTAGGGTTGATAAACCCAGACAAGAAAGTCTGGGGGTCAAATACACCAATCATAGCATAGGAAACATTAGGGTGTGCATCAGGGTAGAGACGCTTACCATTATCACGGAGAACGCGGCCAGCAGGGCAGGTCGCCGCTGTCGCACCAGAAACCTGTGTGAATGCACCCGTGGTTAGACCATTGGCATCTGTGGAGGTTGTGTATGTGAAAAAGTCATTCACAAATGACTCAGTCGCAATGTACTGCCGACGAGGAGTAGCAACATTACCATAACTAGCACCCAAGGACATTTCTATATGTAAAGAATAAAATTATTAGAAACCGAAGTTGGCCGTGGATGCCAACATGGGACGCACTGAACCGGCATCGGCAAATGAACTCTTACAACTTACCTGCGGTTCGGGGCATCGCTCAGGCTGGACTGTAGGGCAAGGTTGGCAAGGACGAGGTTCAGGGCATTTAACAACGGGGCAACGAGGGCGGGGGCAAGGCGGGCATTCGCCAATCTTACAGGGTTTACTGCAGGAAGCTATACAGGGCGGGCACTTCGGTACAGATGACTTCAATACATACTTAGACATATCCGGATAAGGCGGGCACTCAGTTTTTAGCATATACTTAGAAAGGTCAGGCAGAGGAGGGCAAGGAGGCACGGTGGATTTTAAAACATACTTAGACATATCCGGAACAGGAGGGCACATGGGTGCTACTTGAGCGGGTGCTTGTGCTTGTGTCGGTGCGTGCGTAGAACCACAATCACAAGGTCTCTTCCCATTACATTTATAGCAGAATGCTGAATCATTCGCCGCAAAATTTTCTCTTACTACTGAACTTGAACTTGTAAATTTTCCTAGAAATAACCCCAGGGCAAAAGTGCCAAGCACTAAAAAGATTATTTTAATGGTAAACTTCATATCCTATCATAATGTGGGAAAATTAGAAATCTTGACAAGGATTCTAATTTTCTACAAATCTATAATTTTATTTTGACTATTCGGAATATGCTTGATATCTAGGAGCAACTAGCGGAGGGCCGCCATAGAATGTTTCAATTTTGGAAGGAGGGCCTTGAATATCAGTGAATGCCTCCTTGCGTTCAGAAGTATCGGCGATCCAAGCATAGACAAAGACAACAATCATGATAAGCGTTCCAATTACAGGAAAATCCTCAGTTGTTACATTCATAGATGAGTTCATTCTATCGTATGTATCTAATTTTAACTTAATTTTTCGTAGGACATCCGAACATTTGGGGATATGAGCCGCCCCAGGTATCTTCAAGACGATTACATATCATTAAATATGCCCCCTTGTAACCATAATCTGGGCCAACGTTTCCAATATTTGTACATCCAATATTTCCCATATCAAGGCCGGATTTTGTAACATTAGCGCAGAGATTGACTAACTTATCCTTATAATCGGGTGCTGTTAAATCATTAAACGCATAAGAGGAATAAGCCGATGATGCCCGTTTCAGGTAGGAATTAGTACCAGTTCCAGGGCGAATGTTATCGTCTCCACCCTCTGCTGCTTTCTTAAGTTGGTCTTGGTCAGGCATATATCCGGGTTTTGATTCACTTGACATACCTCCTGTTGGTGAAAATTTGGATTTGAATACATCCATCTGCTCGTAGTTTGAAGGTCCAAGTTGACCTTGTATAGCAGTCAGCGCTTGAAGGATATTTTCCGCATCACGAGATGAGATTTTCTTTGTTTCTAGCATATTTGTAATTTTATCAACGCGTTTAGCCATTTGTTCACGCGCATATAAGTCACCATCAAAATGTAGACTGATTGAGCCCTTGAGGTACTTGGCCATTTCTAGCAGATTCTGCGGGCTTGTCTGTGTCATAGTTGGTTGCGATGCTCCTGCGTCAGGAACTGCTGGCATGCTGATTAAATTAGGTAGTTGTTTCTCTAGCTTGCTGCTTTGTTTTAGGAAGTTTCTTGCATCACCCACTCGGATAGGAATCTGATCGGGAGTTGTTTTTCCTTGCTGGATTGATTGCTTAATTTCATTCAAATCAAGAATGAGTCTATCTATATTTTGAATACGTGCGACAATAACGGGCTCAGTTGTATTTAGGGATTTAAGTTGCTCAGTAATAGTTTTTACTGATGCAATAAGTGATTGAAGATCTGAGGGGTCCACCATATCAGAATCTTTCTTTCCGGGCGCAAAACCGGCGCTATTTGTGGTGGAATTAACATAGTCTGACATAGGATTTCCATTCATTTGAAATTGTCCAGAAAGCGCTTGGTTACCTTGGCCGCCGGGATACGCAGTAGCAGTTGTTGTATTCATTGCTCCAGCAGAACCAGCACTACCAGCACCAGCACCAGCACCAGCACCAGCACCAGAACCAGCACCAGCACTTGAACCAGCACCAGAACCAGCACTTGAACCAGCACCAGCACCAGCACCAGCACCAGCACCAGCACCAGCACCAGAACCAGCACCAGCACCAGAACCAGCACCAGCACTAGATGATGTAACTCCAGAAATCTTATTTTGTATATATGTTCTCATAGCCGATGTACCTTGTAAAAGATTAGGTAAGTTAGATACTAAATATTGATTGGCATATGTGTATTCCTTTATTTTATTGGCTGTTTGCGCAGATGTATAGGGGAATGTAGCCGGAGCCATAGCATATTGATCAATCTTCGAAACATCTGAGTAAAGAGTGTTAAAATATGAAATATCATCAGGAGATAATTTATTTAAGACAGCATTCTTGCCACCAAGTGAACTTACACCCATTGAGAATACAACAATGGCATCAATATATACTTGTAAATCATTTTGTGAAGGGGTACTTACAGTAGGATTTGATGTAGTTGAACCAGGAGTCTGCGATGAACTATTTGGATTTGTGGCAGTTGTATTTGATGTAGATGTACTCGGTGCTGCTCCACCAGTACCCGCACCTGCTGTTGTTCCTGTAGTAACTGTATTTCCAGATGAATCTGTAGTAGCACCAGCACCAGCACCAGAACCAGCACCAGAACCAGCAGAACCAGCACCAGCACCAGAACCAGCACCAGAACCAGCACCAGCACCAGAACCAGCACCAGAACCAGCACCAGAACCAGCACCAGAACCAGCACCAGAACCAGCACCAGCAGCAGAACCAGCACCAGCATCAGCGCCAGCACCAGCACCAGCAGCACCAGCACCAGCGCCAGTGTTAAAAAACTCGTACGATTTTTCATGTTCATTTAGAAAAACTATAGCGCATGCAACAAAAAGTGCAACTCCAATTAAGAAATAGACAGCCTTCATCCTGTCAAAAGTAGCGAAAATGCTACGGCAAAAACACTTATTTTCAACAGTCTAACTGTAAAAAATTAGTTTAAATAAAAAAATGCTTAAACCTTACAGTTCCAGCAGGGAATTTCGTTGCGTTTTATCCAAATAGAAGGATCAGGAGATGGACATGCTGCTGTAACTTGACGAGGTCTGTAGTTTATTTGTTGGGTGTCTATAGTTTTCTTTTGTATTTCCCGACGTTTATCCTTTATACGTTGCTTACGTTCCATCTTTTCTCGTTGTTCTTCAGCCGCTTTCAGGATTTCATTATAACTGGGTGAATTATCATAAGATTTAGATAACCCACAGGACTGTATAGGTTGATTAGCAAGTTGGCTTTGAACTTGTGAATTAATTAATCCTTGAACATCACTCAATGTAACAGTAGGTTTCTCAGAAGCCGCAGCCATAATAGCCTTGGCTTGTTTTGTCATTTTCTTATTTACAGCAATCTCTGCTGCGTCAGCCTCAGCAGTTTCCGGTTTCTTTGGCTTTTCTAGATCAGAACCAGGAGGCATTGACTGTTTCAAATCTGGACGAAGACCTCTTTCAAAAAATCCACTATCAACTAAACCTAATTGATTTCGTCGTTGATGAATTTCATATCTTAACTGTTCTCGTTCTTCTGATGTCATACTTCTGTACTTTGCTATTAGTGTTTGTAAGTCAAGAGGAGTTTGCGTTTGTCCTGCTGATGTTACAAATGGTTCCAATGGATTTAATGCATAAAATACAAGTGTAATTACTCCAATTGCTAAAATAGCCATTGTAAACGGCTTCATTCCCTAATTAGTTTATCTAAAAGAATATACGATAGAACAATTATTACAGGACCAATAACTATAGCAGAGTAAAGTTGTAATAGATTGTCTTTAGCATAGATATAATCAGGTTGGGGATTAAATTGAGGAATTGTATATGATGATGGACTAAATACACGTGTTACACGGTCAGTGCTGTAGCGTGAATCTTCATATCCAGCCTCTACCTTCTTACGCATTAACTGTGCTGCGAATGTAGATGCGGGGTCAAAATTCAAAGTAGATTCAGATGGAACAAAAATCTTACTGATATTTTCCTTACTATAGCGATTATCACCGCCATAGCCACTACCTTCTAATGCTTTCCTTCTTAACTGTGCCGCAAAAGTAGACGCTTGATCGTAGTCCAAAAATGTATCATTGACTATAGTCAATGAAAATAGAAGATAGAACGCGGTTAAACCGAGTACTAATATCAATTTAGATATACGCATTTCCTATTTATTACATGCTATTTTCATCCTCATCCTCGTCCTCCTCTTCCATTTCCGCATTTGGTAAATACTTACCTACACCAAGAGCCTTCTCAATTTCAGCATCAGACATAGGATGTGTTGGACCATTTACAAGCAGTGTTTGAGCCTTATAGGATGTAAATGTTTCAGGCATTAACAATCCATAAAGAAGACCAAAGAGAATAGCGAACGCAATTATAAATCGGACAGCGGGTTTTAGAGACATCCCTACTTATGCCTGTTTTTTTGCGTTTTTCTTGCTTTTCTTGCCCTCCTTGTCTTTCGTGGCCTTGGTATTATTGTGCTTGATGACTTTTTTAGTCTCTGTAACTCTTCAGGTGTTTGTGGTATTACTTTTGTTGGAAGTTGATTTTGTTGCAAAGGACCATCTTGTCTTACAGGTCCACCTAGAAATGATGCGATTATACTAGCAGGAAGGTTTTCAGGATTTAGATGCTTCATGTTCGGCTTAACTTCAGGCGGCCGTTCAGTGCCATTTTCAAGACCCAGATTATAACGTCTAGCAGCAGAATACGCATCACTGTTTCCTTGTTTCATTATATTTAGAAAGCGACCTAGATCGCGGGATTGAATTGCTTTATCTAATTCATCAAGATTTAGAGTTAAATCATTGTGTCGTCTTGGTTTCTCTCGTCCACGAATTTCTAGGGCAGTTTGAGGAATACCCTCAGGCAAAAGTGTACCAAATAAATCGTCTGAATCAGTTTTAGTTTTATTTCGAATCATTAAAGGCATTGGATTACGATAAATATCAAGTTCCCATATTTTATCAGGACGAACTGTATTAGGAGGAGGTGGAACTCTTACTGTAATGCCTCCATCGCCTCTAAATCTAAATCTATCAGACTCAGCAACACCTGCTGCTAAACCTGCTGGATACCATAGATGAGGAAAATGAGTTAATTTACGAGCTTCTCCATACCACATATTTCTAATACCTCTTGCTCTACCAGCAATCTTTATTCGCTCATGTTGGTCACGCATAATTTGTTTTAATTCAGCCAAAGACCGTAGAGGTGGGTCAAAGAGTGTAAAAATGAAATTTTTTAATTCAAGAAAACTTTGTGAAAGTTCTGCGACATGAATATCTTTATTACTGGCTCCTTGGTAAACAGGGCCGAACGCCATTGGAGGAGCATCAGTAGCAAAACGACCCAGATTAGCAGTTCCTTTTTCAGTGATTGTTGCTTTTCCTACTTGTTGCGGTCCTATAGGTATCTGAGGAGGAGACCAGGTTAAAGGGGTCTCGTATTTTTCATTCATTACTTTTGCTAGAAAAGCCATATCCGGATGTATTATAGCCTGTTCAAATAAATCTAAGTTAAGACCTCTTCTTCCTCTTACACTACGTAAAATGTACGTCGACTCATATTCTTTTTCTATCATATCAAGTTCCTCAGGACGAAGATTAGGATCTGGACGAAATTGAAGATATAGATCGCCTACTTTATTTATCCCCATTGATGTATCATCTTTAGGAAATACAAGAGTATTAGAATGATTGTAACCAAGATCACTCTCATCAAAAAAACGAAAACTCCAAACATGCTTTGGCTTAAGTTCAAACTCTAATCCACGATTCCATTTGTGTGTGCCGACAATTCGCGCAGTATTATCTCTTCTAACTTCTGGCTTAAGATTGGGTAATACATATGCCATATCCTGTGTGGCATTTCTAATGAATTCTTTAATTTGTTGATTAGAAGTCAGCCGAGGTTCAAACATATTATATATACGAGCGAGTAGTATGACCACATGGCGAACTTTTTCTAAAATACGTCTATTTTTAGGTGTATTTCGTCTATCTCGTAAAACGCCAAAATGGGCCATTCCTACTTATGTCTATTTTTTTGTGTTTTTCTTGCCTTTCTTTTAGATCTTCGGGATCTTTCGGTTCCTGCTTTAGCAGGTCCATAGCGAAAAGGAGGTAAATGACCACCTAAAAATTTAGCTAATGTATCACCAATGGGACTTTGTTCTGGTAGATACTGGGGACCTCCTGTTGGCTGAGGCAACGGACCTTCCCATAAACCGAGTTCTGCTCCTCGCGCTGCATGTGCTGAATTATTCATGTGGTCCATAACATATCTCAACCTTCCTATGTTTCGGTGCTGGAGAATTTTTTCCATTTGATCAAAACTAATGAATCTTCCTTGTGCTTTTCTTTCAAACGCATTATGTGCTGGTTGGCCTGGCAAATATTTGGCATATAACTGACCATTGGGGTGTAATTCAAGTTTCCACTTATGACATACTGTAGGTGGAGGACATTCATATTGTGCTGGAGGTGCTCTTGAACTTCCGCCAGTATATGAACGACCTGTGTTTATCCATTCACCTTGAATTGTTGGGTGGTGATTCATACGAACAATTATTTCATTTCTTTCAATTGGTGCTGCACCTACAGCAAGACGTATAATACCCGCAATACCTCCAGCACCTCCAGCACCTCCAGCACCTCTAGGACCATATAAATCATTTTGAGGATCTTTATTGATTATGCCAAATCTACCAGGTGCGCCAACAAGATTAGGTGGCGACCTTTCCCTTTCAAAAGCATTCCAGGGATGGTCTATAATATCTTGCTGGAGACCACGAATGACAGCTTTCAAATCATCATTTGTTCGTAAGGGAGGATTAAACCAGTTAAAAACAGTATTTTTAAACTCAGTGTAACCTTCTGCTATTGGGCCAAGTCTCGTAAATATTTCTCTTTGATTTCCACCACCGGCTGCTCCACCTGCTCCATTAGAAGTCATTCCTTAAAATTGAACAATATTTTACTCTTATAAAACCTAAGATGCTTTCTTACAAATACAAGGAGGATGATGTGCTAGAAGTTGGAATTGATGAAGCAGGGCGCGGTTCTCTCTTTGGTCGCCTGTATACCGGAGCGGTCATTCTTCCCTTTGACAAAGATGACATCTTTGACCACGGAGCAGAACTTCACCGTATTAATGACAGCAAGAAATTGACAAAGCGGAAGCGCGATATTCTATATGATTATGTCAAAGAAGTAGCATTAGACTGGGCTACAGGATATGCTGAACCAGTAGAAATTGATGAAATGAATATTCTACAGGCTGATTTGATGGCAATGCGTCGAGCTTCTAGCAAACTTGTATTTTCAGCAGGACGCTATTTGATTGATGGAGATACGGCTGTGAACTTCTCCAAGGCGGGCTCCGTTGTAGAAGAATACTGTATTCCTCAAGGTGACGCAAAGTATTTGAGCATTGCTGCGGCATCTATTATGGCAAAGGTGGAGCATGACCGCTGGATTCAAGAGGTTTGTGCTGCTGACCCAGAACTTGACACCAAGTATGGCTTATTGTCAAATATGGGATATGGAACTGCTACACATATGCGGGGCTTGAAGGAGTATGGAGCTTCGGCTCTCCATCGGCGATCTTTCAAGCCGGTCAAGGATGTACTTGGATGGCTAGGTTCTTAGAACCAGACCTGTTTAAAACCAGTTCTGACGGTTGCGGTTCTGCTGCTGGCGGTTGCGGTTCTGCCTCTTCTGCGTCTGGCGGTTGCGGTTCTGCTGCTTCTTCTGGCTTACACCGCGCTTTCCCTTCTGCATCTTCTTCATTGACTTCTTGGCACCACCACGCATCATTAACTTGCCGTTCATTTATATTAAGGACAGCGAAATAAATTTGAACGCGGGTTATTTTTTAACAAAAGTCAGATAAAAAATGCGAATCCTCTTTGTTGACACAGAAACGAATGGCCTACCGCGGAGTCGCTGGGCGAATGAATCCGATTGGAAGCAATGGCCGGAGATTCTCCAGATTGGCTGGGAAATCTGGCAGTTTGAGGAAGGAGATGAGCCCAAACTCGTAAAATCAGAAGATTATCTTCTCAAGCAGGATCCAAAGATTGTGTGGTCAAAGGAGGCCGAGGGGTTTCATAAGATTCCTCTTAGCATGTGCCAGGCACAGGGCCATGAGTGGACTCCTGTTCTCAAGACGTTTCAGGATGATCTAGCTACATGTGATGCGATCGTGGCCCATAACCTTGACTTTGATCGCAAGATTATTCGCGCAGGCGTATGGCGCGCTAATCTCGTACCATGGACTGAGGGAGTTGTCCTTGAAATGTGTACTATGCGGGGAGCACAGGGCTTCTTTAACTTTGGCCCAGACCGCAACGGCAATCCCAAGGCACCGACGCTGAAGCAACTCCACGATGCTTGTATTCCTGGGACTTATGATTGTTCTGGCGTTGGTCCTTGGCACAACGCAACACATGACTTACATTGTGCCGCCCTCTGTTTCTGGGTTATGTGCCGGGATGAACGCTTCAAGCTGATTCTCAATAAGTGTGCTCAGATTACCGGGCGCTCAATGACAGCTGTAGATGAAAACATTTTCCACTCAATCAAGGCCTATACTGGAGTGTAACCAGGCGGATTCCTCTGCTCGTTTCTTTAAAGCGTAGGGTCCTTGCATAAAATGACCCGTTTCCTCATCTATACGACAAGCAACCTTAGCCCATCCTTTTTTGCGAAGATGCGTTGTCCATTTCAAGGGCTCCCAATACAAAACTTCAGTATCATGGATGCCTCCAGAAGCTAGAATGGGAACGCCGGGGCCTTCCCTCAAAGTTAGCAAGGGGTCTAAAGAAGCTGCAGCCCGAAAACCATCATAGTCCGAGCAGTTAAAGAATTCATCTACTTCCAGCCGTAGCACAGGAATCACATCATTCACACATCCTTTTACAACGTCAACAAAGGGAACTTCAGCACACGCTGCTCCACAGAGGAGACGAGGTCGCGACACTTTTTGAACCGCGTTCGCGATATGAAAACCTCCAGCAGATCGCCCATATAAGATTGTTCGCTGAGGTTTTATGTTGAATAACCCTTGAATTTGTGGAACTGCTGAAATGTAATCTAATAAGCCCACTAGCCGATTGTTGCCACGAGCAGAATCCCATCCTTCTAGGCCATTATCTCCACCACCACGAACGCCTATAAACGAAACAGCATATCCTGCTAGAATGAAGGCGTAGAATCGGGGAATTAAATGTGCCGGTGTAGGAATTCCGTAGTGGCCATAGACATAGGCTATCAAAGCCACAGGCTGTTTGCCTTTTTGAAAAATAGTAGTCGCAGGAATATGATGACCTTCTCTGTTGAGAATGCTATAGTCGGCTTCTAGACCCAGATCGGGGGCTTTATCAAGTTTTGTGGAAAAATCCGCCGTTATTGTTATTTGCTGGGCTCTTCGTAGTGGCGAAAACCAGAGAAATTTTTGCGGAGCTAGCAGAAGTAGTTTTCCAGCAGAATTGGGTCTGAAAAGAACTTTTTCTTGGCCGTCACGAACCCATGATAATTGAATGATTTGATGGGTTATTGTTTGGCAGAAGAAACCGTTGTCTCCGAGATAGATATCATTGATTTTGCGATTATCAGGGACTCGCCAGACTTCTTGTGTGGACCGGACATTATAAACGGCAACATCACTCCACCAGAAAGGATAGGAAAATCCTAGTAGCGATGGCTTACCGAGTACTTTCTTGCTGTGTTTTGTTGTGAAGTCATATGTGTAAATATTCTTAAAACGCCGACCTTCTTGGAAATACCATAACTTTGTGCCTACGATTTGACTTGCGCGAACCACTTGGTTTTTTGAACGGCTTTTAACGAGCGATATTCTTTCTCCCTGCTCTGTGATTTCTTCCAAGGTGTAAAAGCGCTGAACTTCTTTTGATGTTTGGACTATAATTTTACCTTTACTGGTTATCATAGACCCCACGTTCTCAACGGACCATGCCACGCTTAAATCACTTTGCCTATACGCTGTTAGTTTCTTGCGTTCACTTCCTTGCCATTTGATATCTTCAATGACCAAAAGCAAGTCTTGAAATAGAGAATATTCATAGATACATGGCCATACACGTTTCTTATACGTCAAGTGCTTGAGGTCATGGTCAAGATAGCGGATTTCAAGACCTTCTGATTCATAATGGGGTTTTTTCAAAAGGGTCTCTTCAGCTTCTTGTAATAATAAAAGCCATCTGTCAACACTCGGCCCAAGTTTTTTTACGCTACGTTGCCACCGCTCTGCTTCTGCGCTAATGGCTTTCTGCGTATCAGGATGATCTAAATGTTCCATATAGGCTAGTTCATCGGTGTATTGAATAAATGGAAGTGTAACAATTTCCATTTCCTTTTACCCTACTTTAGTTGCTTAAACTATTTTTGCTAGGCTATCTTAGGTGACAGATGTCAGTTTTACCAGTAGTAACAAATCCATATATTATACAGCATATTGAGCACACACAACAGGAGAAAGAAATTAGGTTAGCAAGTCATCTGCTAGAAGTAGAATGTGTCTACGCCACGGGTAGGTTAATACAGGATGAGGTCTTTGATACTGTCCGTATCTTTTGTGCTGAGCATCGGATTGCTTTTAGTTTGCGTCCCTTTAACAGTGAGGCATTTGAACAGGATAGGGAATATATAACAAAGTTACCCGCTTTTCATATTTATTATAAGGATGAATATGAAAAGTCGTTTTATCCCGGCGATAATCCCGCGACTCGAATACAGCAAGTTCTACATGAAATGAAGGCATATGATAAACCAAAAAAAAGTGCATGGCGATGGCCTTCATTTTCCCGATTTACATGGAAACTACCAAAACGATCAAGAATAGCATCTTCAGATGGGGTTTAAGCAAATATTATTAATTAATTATAATGGTACATATTTTTGATACTAGAGAAATTATGGTCAGTTCACTTATTCCATCTAATAGTGTAATTTGTGAAATTGGAGTCTTTAAAGGAGATTTTTCTAAATTTTTGAATAGTTTAAACCCTCAAATACTTATTCTGATTGATTATTTTCAAGGAATGGCGAAATCCGGAGATCAAGATGGTAATAACGTACAATCGGCAAATTTAAATGACGAATATATAAAAATAAAAGAATGGGCTACCAATCACAGTAATATTACGGTTGTAAAGGGTGACAGTTCCTCAACATTGTCTTCTTATCCAAATCAATTTTTTGATATGATTTATTTAGATGGAAATCATTCGTATGAAGGTGTTAGAAAAGACTTAGAACAGGCAATTCTCAAAGTTAAAAAGGGTGGATGGATAATGGGTCATGATTATGAAATGAATATGGCTAAGGCTAAAATAAGATGGAGTTTTGGCGTAAGTAGAGCAGTTGATGAATTTTGTCAAAAATATAAACAAACTATATTTGCAAAAGGAAATGACGGATGTGTTTCATTTGCGATTCAAATAGTGTAGTTATAAAGTATATGACCTAAACTATCAATCATTACAGTGTACGTTTTAATATAAATGTTCCACCTTTATCGCCTGTTTTAAATATTACGGAGAACCCGTTTTGTACAGCATGTGCTAGAACACGGTCGTTTTTCATACCAACAATATCATCCAGAACTAAATATGTGGGCTTAAATTTTAGAACGGTCATATAGTCTTGAAATCCACAATATTCGCCACCGTCTAGAATAGCAAGGTCAATTTGGCCTTGAAGATTTAGAAGCGGGGATTCATTAAACATTTTTACGTCGGACACATACCATTGATTAAAATGAGGATTGTCTGCTGTAAATTGCGGATGTGCTTTAATTTCAGCTTCAGTCATCATTGATTCCGCTATACGTCCCTTGTAAAAATGAACCATTTCTTTTCCAGGTCTATTAGTCCATGCTTTTAATCCTTTTTCAAAGAATTCTGAATTTGCTTCAATCGCAATGATATTGACCGGTTTATACTCAATACGAGCTATACATCCAAGGACACAGCAGAGTGTTGTTCCTAGTCCATTCCAAGAACCAACGTCTAAAATATTTACAATTGTTGTATCTTGTTCAATAAGTGTTGTTAAAGCTTTTCCAGCAGTTGTATACATATTAATTTGACCGTGCTCCATTTGCTAGATTACTTGAAGATGGCTTAAAATGGCGGGTCTAAATGATTTTAGTCCGAGATGGTAAAAAAGGATCTGAAAGTTTTAATTATCTGTATGAAGACGGAAGTGAAGTATGGTTTGTCACGTGATGCTGAGATTTTGGAGACAGCATTGAAGGAGCGTGCCATGAAAACGGGGGAAGTTAATTTGATGGTCCATCATGTAGATCCGCGCACAGCACAATGGGGATGGGCAGATGTTGCTTTTCATATTGAGGTTCCTTGCCGTCTAGCAGTTCCCTTTGCTCGTAAGCATTATTTTCTTGTAAATCCTGAGTGGTTTTATAAGGATGAGTGGGCTTGGACCCGCACAGTAGAGAATGCCACATTTATTCAGCGATATTCTAAGGCGCTCAAACCCGAAGACGGTTTTCCTTCTCAACAGGTCTTTACGTGGTTATGGCGTGCTCCTGCTTCTTTTGTGCCTCCCATGAAGAAGATTCGCCAGCGTCAGTTTGTGTGTTTTCTCGGTGGATCTAAGCATAAATTGGCAGCTGCGCAAGAAATCTGCCCGCTTTGGCCCGCTAATGCTCCACTTCTCAAAATCTGGGGCTCGGAGGATGTTATTGCCAAGCTGAAGCCTGTATGCGAAAGTCGGCCAAATATTAAGTTAAGCGCAGAGCACGTTAGCAATGAAGATGTTCTCAAGACACTGAGTGACAGTGATTTCTGCTTGTTGCCGTCTCAAGCAGAAGGATTTGGCTATGCGCTGTGTGACGCAATGGTGACTGGATGTTTGCCACTGTGGTCGGATGTTCCCGCATATTGTGCTCTGCTAGATGATGTAATGGGGTCCAATGGGCAACTTATTGGCGCTGAATCAACGGATTCCTGCGAATTTGTGATGAAGCCGAGGGTTTTGAAGACCCGCTCGTTTGAGACTGCTTTGAGACTTCTGCTAGAAATGCCGATGGATGATATTTTTGCCACACGCACTCGTCTTATGACGGCGGTCAACGATCGTTTACCGATTTTTCGCCAGCATGCGACCCTTTTATGGAATACAATGCTCCGCGACTTAGAGAAGATTCCTGCTACACCGGCTTATGGGGCGACGCCTCAACTTCCGGCTGTTGTTGAAGACAAGCTTCCTCGTGTTGGAGTCGTTACGCTAACATGGAATCGGCCTCATTGGATGAAGTTGGCTTATAAAAATATTCTAGCACAGAATTATCCTCATGATCGTTTAGTCTGGTGCGTCGTGGATGATGGTTCTTTTGATAAGCGTGTGGACCACTCTGTTACCAAGTTTGCCGAGCAGAATCCCGGTTTAGCAGTAGAATATGTCAGTTTGGGGAAGAAGACGCATATTGGTGGAAAACGCAATCGGGCTGTTAAGCGAATCTTAGAAAAGTTTCCGGATACTGCTTATTTCTGTATGATGGATGATGATGATGTCTATTTTCCGCCATCTGTTCGCGACCGTGTGTCTTGGTTGGCTTCTTCTAGGAAAGGGGCTTGCTATTCCAGCATTCTGCCCCTATACGATTTAACAACGTATACAAGTTCTATTAATGTGCCTCCTTTAACTTTGAGCCCAGCAAAACGCTGTAGTGAAGCTTCAATGGCTTTCACGACGGAGTTTTTCAAGGAACGTGAATTTCCCAGCACAGTTAGCATGGCTGAAGGTGAAGGATTTTTGGCAGGGAGGGATGGAAATACTGTGGAGATTCCACCTCAGGGTGTCATTGTGTCATTGCTACATGCGCAAAATACCAGCAGTCGTGGTTTTACGGGAGCGAAGGATAATAAGGAACAGCAGAATGGATGCCACTACGGATTTAGCGATGAGTTTTTCTTGTTCTTACACGGCCTCGGGCAGACATCCGTGATCGAGGCTGCTGCTGCCGCCGCGTCCGCCGCCGAAGCGAAGGCGAAGGCATTGTGGCTTGAGAAGCAGAAGGCAGAGCAGGAACTAAAAAATTCTTTAATGCAGCCTGTACAGTCGGCGGAAGGGTCGGTGGCCGAGACACCAGTGTCCGAAGTTCCAGCAGACTCTTCCCAGCCGGCATCTTGAACATTTTTTCTTTCGGATAGTTACTAATAAATTCAACAAAACGGATTTTATTATCTGCTGAAGCAGCTGCTGTTTTCTTAAGCGTTGCTAGAAACTCGTCATTTAATAACGCTGTAATACGTGTGTCACCCACTATCGGTTTTATAATTTCACTGGGTGTAGCACCATGTTTATCAAGTATTAATGCTGGATTTTCAAAGTGTGATAAGGCTGATAAAAGAGGGTCTACAATATTTGCTTTCTCTTTCAGTGTTACTTTTGCCACTTTCTTAAGAACTGGCGACAATTCAGCCGCGAATTTTCCTGTCTCTAGCAAAACGAGTGGATCTAATAATTTTGCCGATTGCTTCAAATCTAGAATTTGGTCTTTGGGAAACTTATGTATCCATGTTTTGAACCCACTCTTATCATTTGATTTAACAAACCCTTCAAGTTGTTTTAAGAAATCTTCTTGAAAGTATACCCTTATGCCGTTAGGCTGTTGAAGATTGAGAATAGGTCCAAAGGCTTCTTGCATTGTTATGTGTGCTTCGTCTAGTAGCTTATCGGGCGCATCAACATATTCCAGTAGATTAATAAATTTCTGCCAAATGGGTCTTGCGGAATCAGGTAATGTCGTTTTAACTTTTTCTTTGTTATCAATAATGCGTCGTAACATCTCATACATTTTAATGACAACCGGTTTTCCGCATTTAGCGTCAATTGTGGAGGGTTGAGCCATAACTGGAACAGTAATAAGCGCGGCAATAAGAATTGAGGCTGCTTTTCTTAAGGGCCATATTAACTGAAGTTGAATACTTGTCACTATTGCTGGAGGCAAAAGATAGATATACCAAGGGTCGCCCTGTGTGATTTTTTGAATAGCCATTTGAACGGGCGTAAAACATAAAATGGGAGAGTCACTGAACAAACTACGAATTTTATAGAAATCAGCAACTTCCAAACGTCCAAACCCAGAAATCGGTATACCTGTAACAATATATAAAAGATCACGGCCTTTTGCTATCCTCTCTTGGTTAGGCATAACAAAAGTAACGAGCCAAAACATGAATGCTCGACCAATATCACGGGGTGTATTTAGTGCAATTTCCATGATTTTATTCTTGGTTTCGGGACTAATCAGTGTAAGAGTATTCAGAACCATTTTCCACTTCATGCTGGACCAAAAGCCGGATTTGATTGAGCCGTATAATGTAAGAATGGCGTGTTTCCAATCACCACGAGCTAACTCTATACATGCCATTATGGTTGATAAAAATGGTGAAATCCAGTTAAAAAAGAAATCGGGCAACAAGGTTAGCAACATGCGAATTATTTCAAATAGAAGAACAACAGCAGAAAACACTAACTGAGTTGGAATAGGCATTGTGGGTGAAATCATGGGTTTAAAACGGTCAACTGCGAAAACACCGAGTTTCCGGGAAAGCATATCCGCAACACGGTCAAGAAAATTAACTGTAGAAAAACCGACTCCGATAAACTGGTCTGTGTTATCTTCCCAGTGAACAAGTGGTTCGGATGCTCCGATGTAGCGCTGTGGAGGCATCACATGTAAGTCTTTCCAAATATCCTGTGTTTCTATAATAATGTCTTCGACCCATGGATATTTTTCAATGATTTTTGCAAAAAAACTTTGACTACCTCCCCTTTGTCTGGTGTACCTTTGTTTGGTCGCGGGCTTGTACTTTTCCTGCGGTGCGTTCTCAGACCAGTCAATAGAAGCATACATTTCAGTGTATTGTTTGGCCTCTTCCGATGTTAAATCAAGTTCTACTGCTAGAACCTTGGCTGCTGTCTCAAGAGGGAAATTATTTCGTGTAATCAATTCATTCAAGTGCGCATAGCCAAGAAGTATTTTTTGTAAACCATCAAAGAAAGTACTTGGCTCTTTCTTAAGATATTCTTCGGAGACCTTAAGGTTTTCCAGCAGTTGTTCTCGTGATGGCGTTTCCATCCCCTATTTTAAGACCCTGTAAATAATTTAAAGCAGTGAATGGAAGACTGCGTTGTCTGCGGAGAACCTGTCTCGGGTGAATACAAATGCTGGCATGGACATGAATATCATAGGCCCTGCTTGAAGTCTAGCACTCCTCTTAAAAGATGTCTTGTGTGTGATTTTGCTGTAATGTTGCCAAGAGTGGCCAAGGCAACCCGTGCTGTTGGTCCTAAGAAATTAAGAGCTGTTCATTGTAAAGGAAAAACTAAAGCAGGGAAGCGATGCCACAAGAGAACTCTTAATGGAAAATATTGTCATTTACATATGTCTTCTGTTATTGAACCCGAAGAAGGAGCCGATTTAGAGACTGCGGAAATAATACAACTATAACTTCGTCACCCTAGAAAGAATGAATGGGTCGCCTCCTCTTCATCCAATGGAATATGCCGTTGGCGCATATGCTCCAGTAGACTTTATGGATTTGAATGCGGGTTCCGGAAGTGGGTCAGAATCCAGTCGTCTATTGACAAATTTAGGAGCTACACGAAATATCCAGCAAAGAGGTATGAATGAAATTCAAGGTGCTGTAGTTACCGATGAGCGTGATTGGATTCGTGCTTGGAGAAAGAAAGTAAAGGAAACAATAACTCGGTTTAATGATTCATTTTTTGATTTTCTTATTCGTGATGGAGAAGGAAAAGACCAGGAAACTGTTACGAAGATGAAAAATCTAATAGGAAGGATGTCTAATATTCCCGCATCAGGGCGCTCGTATTTCCCTGAACTAGGATGGGATATCAGTATGAATGCCGTTGTAGATGAGTTGGAAACAGATTTAGATATCAAGTTAGACGAATTCAAGGAATCGCAGAAGAAGTTGACGCGAGTTTATTCAGATACACTGAAGGAACTCTTTTTAATTGATTCCCGTCTACAAGAAAAAATCACAAAATTAAATCAGATTGTGGATAAAGTTCAAGGTGTGCTTCAGTTGGAAGTAAATAAAGAGCTGGCTGAGATGGCTGACCCTATGGCAAATTATTTAGAAGCCTGTCTAAAAAATAATGATTTTAGTAGCGATTTTGTCTTATTTATGATAACCTATAAGCGGTGGATAGCGCTGTATGACATTATACAGTTGAATCGTGTGTCATCCGCAACAACGGCACCGCAATGTTGTATTTGCGCGGCAGCCGATGTGACACACGCAATGATTCCATGCGGTCACACATTCTGCTCGGGGTGTATTAATAAGCAAATGAGCCTCTGCTATATCTGCCGAACCAGTGTTCGTGACCGTCTAAAATTACACTTCCCTTGATTCTTTGACCCGAGGTTCAAGGCTTTCATGCTGGAACATAATCGGTTTTAACTTTTCAATCTTCTCTTTTTTTTCGGGATAGGCCTTGGCAAGTTGCTTCAGAATGTATTCTCTTCGTTTTGCTATAAGCCGAATGAAGAGTTGTCTAGTGTACTCATCTTGGATTTCCATTAGTGTTTGTTGCTTTTTTACTAGAAAATGCTTGGAATCAATTTTAATTGCGGTCAACAGATAATAATTTAAGGAGATAATAGAGTAATGAGTCAGAACGAATATACCATACAACACATGACTGATACAATACAACAGGCTCAATCTAATGAAATAGAGGATGTTCCCGAGATCAGTGTCTTACCAAATTATCTAAAAGAATGGTTGACGCTAGAAGATGACTTAAAGGTTTTAAACGCGGCTGTTAGAGAGAAGAAGAAGCGTATGGGAATCTTACAGGGACTTATCACAAAGACCATGAAAGGACACAAGATTGCGCGCGTAAATATCAAGAGCGGTGCGATTCTATATCAAAACAAGCAGACAAAAGAGTCTATGGGAAAAAAGTTCATTATTTCTAAGTTGACAGAGTATTTTAAAGGAGATATTATAAAGGCTACGGAAATTTACAATTACTTGGAGGAGAAGCGGGGTAAGAAGACAAAGGAGAATATAAAATTAGAGCGGGATTAGTAGAATGACAGTCAGTGCATTTAGCCCTCTTGTTGACTCTGTTGTAAAAATGAACTTCCGGGAAGATTTTGCCACAATGGCAATGGAGCAAGGACCTATCGTAGGATATTCGTTAACCTTCTTCTTGCTTTTACTCGGCATTCTAGCAATTGATATCGCCATAATCTATTGGCTTTGGAATAATGTGGTTGTAAATCTCATTACATTCGCACGACCCATGAAGAGTATTTGGATGGCAGCCGGTGTTTTGTTATTATTGCTTATACTTCGTTAGAACATTAGACACTTAGGAAGGTTGAAGTAGCTCGTAAGCCTTCAAGAGTGGGCGGTTCATAGTGCGCAGGGTCGCGAACTCCATCCGGAATATCCAGTTGGGGTTGGTCGGCCAGACACTTATTTAACATGAGGGTTTTAAGGTTCTGAACGCGCGCCTTAAGGTTATCACGAACTGCTTGCGTGGGTGCCGGGAAATAGTCATTTAGACCATCAATAAGTTGATTACCTCTGATCAGATACCGGTCAGTGGCAAGTTCAATATCACGCTGTCTTATCAACTTCTTATGGCACCGGCCTACAAGAACAGCAGCGGGTTCAATATCTTGTTCGGTTGAGTACGGAACACTAACACTGTTGAAGACCCGACCAATTCCCTGTGTAATATCCGCGCCTATAGCATCTATCTTGTTTACGAGAACATCTAATTCGCGCTTCTTGACATTGTATTCAGATGCAGTTTGGTATGAGCACTGGGGGAAATCAGTCGCATTCTGGGAAGATGAAAAATTCTCATAGAGGAACCGCTTGGGCATGAGAGCCCCAAGGGATAGAACTATAAAAAGAAGTATTAATAATGAAATTTCATACATCATTCTATACTATGTTTCTATATTTACCGAGCCTTGGTCTTTCCGGTGCGCGCCCTCGGAGCAGGAACATTGGCAGGAGGGAGTGGGGCACCTTCTGTGACCTCGGGAAGAGCGGGAAGAGTAGCCACAGTACCTGTAATAGTCAGCCATTCACGCTCCATAGTATCAAAGAGACCGAGCAAGTAACGGATGACGGCTACAATAGCACGACGCGCAGTCATTTCGGCTTCCTCTTCAGCTCCAATCTCAATTGTTAACTCCTTCTTGAGTGGATGACCCATCTTGTAACCAGCATAGGTCAGGCGGGGCGCCGCGCTTCCTTCAGCCGCAATGTGACGTTCAACAAGGAAAGTCTGTAGAAGATTGCCCAGCGTGTGGTCTTCGGTGTTATCAAAGATAATCTCAACGCCTTTGCGATAACCCAGTGTTGGCTGAATGCGAACATTGGCAGGAATCTTCATATCAAGTGTTTCATACGCCTGAAGCATCTTCTTAGTTTCACGGA